AAAATACTCATACAGAAACTCCTGTAACTCCTAGTGAAAATACTCATACAGAAACTCCTGTAACTCCTAGTGAAAATACAGGGAAAAAAGAAGATGAACCTGCTAAACCAGAAACTGGTAAAGAAGAAAAACCTTCTGAAGACAAAAAAGAAGAAGATAATGAAACTATTGACGACGATTTCATGAAAGATATTTATGAAAAAGCTCGTGATGGTGAAACAGAAAAACCTTCTACTGGCGAAAAACATGAAGAAACTTCTGCAACGCCTAAAGACGAAACTCATACAGAACAACCTGTAGCTCCTGTTGCACCAGCCGAAGGCACTCATACAGAAGCTCCAGCAGAAGGAACGCATGCTGAAGAACATCATGAAACAGTAACTACAGCTCCAGAACATCATGAAGAAACTCAACCAGTAGCCCCTGTAGTACCATCTGAAGGTACACATGAAGCTAATCCTGTAGAAGGTGAACATCATGAAAACACAACTCCAGTTGAATCTCATGAAGTAACTCCAGCTCAACCTTCTGCAACTGAAGAAACTCATACAGAAGTTCCTGTAACTAATGAAGAAACTCATGAAAATACATCAGCTGTACCAGCAACAGATAAAGAAGTTCATACAGAAACTCCAACAGTCAATGTAGAAGAAAATCATGAGACAACTCCTGTAGCTGAAACTGCAGAACAACCTGTACGTGAAGATTCTGAAAGCCATTTATAATATTTTATTGATATAAAAGGATTATACTTATGACAGTCTTAAATAAGGCTGTCCTAATCAACTATGATAGGCTCAGTCAAATGATTGAGTCTAACACAGTTGATGAAGAGATAGTATATTTTTTATCTGATAAAGATGTTATCAAGGCAATCAAAAATATTCAAATTCCGTCTATTAAAGGATTGGTTAAAACTACTGAAGTGGAAACCACTTATGCTAAGAAATTTGAATAATATATTATTTTCTTAAAGGAGACAATAATGAGCATTTCCACACAACAACTTAAAAGAATTCTTGGTTCCTTTTCTACAACTGTTGCCAAGGACGTTAGTGGCATTAAAACAGAATATGCTACTAAAAAAGATGTAGAAGGTTTCGCAAAACTTTCTGATTTAAATAATACTTATATTAAAAAAGGCGATATTCACACAGAAGATTATGTGACAAATGTTATTTTTAGAGATGCTTATCAAAATCGTCTTGTTAAAAAAACTGATTTGCCTGCATTTGATACTATTGCAACTAAACAAGAAATTAGTGATGCAGTAGCAGCTGTACACGTTCCATCTATTGAAGGTCTTGCAAAAGAATCTGAAGTAGAAGCTAAATTAGCTGACTATGCAAAAACTACTGAAGTTGCTGCAACATATGCAACTAAAGAAGCTGTTAATGCAATTAACAGTTTGGATGCAGATACTATTGCTACATTGAAAAATTTATCTGAACATTCTGATTTAACAGCTATCGCTAATAAAGTTGATAATGTATATACTAAAGCAGAAACTAATGATAAGTTAGCTACTAAAGCTGATGTAACAGCTATCCCTGATGTTTCTGGCTTAGCTACTAAACAAGAAGTTGCAGCTGCTGTTGCTGGCATTACTATTCCTAGTATTGAAGGTTTAGCTAAAACTACAGATATCGAAGCAGCTTATGCTAAGAAAACTGAATTACCAGACGTATCTGGTTTGGCTACTAAAGCTGAAGTTGAGGCACTTAAAACTGACTTTGTTACAGAAGAAACTTTAACTCAAAATATCAATCAATTCTCTATAAACATTGATGGTAAAATCAATGAAGCTAAAGGTGAAGTAGAAGCTAAAGTTGCAGCAGTTGATGGTAAATTAGCTGACTACGCTAAGAAAACAGAGCTTCCTTCTGTTGAAGGTTTAGCTAAGGCAACTGAAATTGAATCTACTTATGCTAAGAAAACAGAACTACCTGACGTGTCTCGTTTAGTTACTAAAACTGAACTTAGCGACGCGACTGTTAATTTAGCTACTAAGTCAGAAATTGGTATTATTGAGGGAAGATTAACTGAGTTTCTTCCAAAATTAGGAGCTGCTAGTTTATTCGCACAAAGAGCTGAACTTAATGATTATTTGAGAAAAGATGACGTATCTAATGTATCTGTAACTAAAGCAGCTTATGATGCAAAAGTTCAAGAATTAGAATCTGAAATTTCTACTCTCAAAGCTAAATTGGCTGCTGTTGCTTCTGGTACTACAGAACAACGTCCTACTGAAAACCTTGTAGTTGGTCAACAATACTTCGACACAACTCTTGGTGTTCCTGTATACTGGAATGGTACTGAATGGCATAACCCATTCGCTAATATCACTACTATTGAAGTAGAGCCACATTAATATATAATCTCAATATAGAAAGGAATTATAAATGGCAATATTGCAAAAAGCTATTTTAATTAATTATGATAAACTTAAAAATATGATTGAGTCCAATACGGTTGATGAGGACACTACATACTTTTTATCTGGCAAAGAAATAATTAGTATAATAAAAAATATTGAAATTCCTTCTATTGAAGGTTTGGCCAAAACTACTGATGTAGAAAATAAATTAAAAGATTATATTCATATTGATAAAATCGTTGCAACTGATGTAACAAAAACACCTGATTTTATTGGACAAGTTGCAGTATCTGATGGTCAAATTTATATCGCTGAATCAACAGAAGGTCCTGGTGCTTGGCGTATCGTACTATTACAACCTAACGACCACTTATAATATTGATATAGAAAGGCTTATATATAATGGCAGATATTAACAAAATTATTTTTACTACTAAAGAAGCATATGAGCAAAAAAAATTAGCTGGTACATTAGAAGAAGGCGTTGTATATGCTATCGATGCAGCACAAGCTGCTGATAAAAAAGAAGTACAAAATACAATAAATACTAGTTTTAATGAATTTGGTTTTAATTTAGGAATTAATAAAGAAGCAGCTAAATTTTATAATAAATCTGTATCTTTAGTTGATATGGTTAAAGATATTGTTATCGAAAAAATGACAGATGATTTAAGTAATTCATATCCATGCTTTAACAATGGTACTAGACGAATTCTAGTATCTGGTGCAGTAGCTCCAAGCAATAATGTTTTTATTAAAGCCATCCAAGATGAAACAGACCATGGCTATTGTCATTACGAATATGGTAAACGACCTAAAGATGGTCTTGTTACTGTTATTATTCCAGATAGTATTAATTTAGAATCAGATTTTGATTTTAAAGTTTCTAGTTTATTTGGTGCATCAGAACAAACATTTCCTGTTAAACACTCTTTTGAATCAACAGCTATTGAAAAATTACAAAAACTTGTTTCTGAAGTTAATTTTGAAGAAGTTGCTGTAAAGCAAGAATATGGCCCAACAGGACAATATGATCTTGATAATGGTTTAATTAAATTATTCCCAAACAGAGAAGCTTTGAGTGATAATATTTATAGTACTCTTATTGGTTATGGTACAAAATATTGTGTACTTAAATCAAAAGAGGATACTAAAAAACTTGTAGAAAGTTCTTTAGTTGCCTCTGACACTTCAAAAGTATTATTCTTAACACCTGATTTCAGCGAATATGTTGACTTAGGTACTGGCGAATGGATAGCATTCCCTGAATCTGAAAAAGAAAAAGTTAAAAAACTTTCTGACAGATATACTGCTAAGATTAACGAAGCTTAATTATTTAAATTAGTATTCACTAATTTCCCTTAACCGTTTTTAAAAATACAACATTCAATTAGCTAGGAGGACTTTATGTCAAAAATAAATATAGAGGACGTAAAGTCCTCTTTATCTAATAAAAAAAAGCCTAAAGAAATATTAAATAATATTATTGCCAAACAAGTCAAACAAAAAGACCCTAAAGTATATGGACCTAATGGTCGTAAATACTCAGAAAATGATATTTCATTTTTAGTAAAAAATGGATATACGAGAGAAGCAGCTATCAATACTTTATCTAAAAATGAAAAATATACAGACCCTTCTGTTAAAGATGCTATTAAACAAGCCATCGGAACCGAATTAGAAAAATCAGTACTACGTACAAGCTATGTACAAAAAGCATCAGAACAATTAGAAAAAGCAGCTAAATCTTTACATAAAAAAGACCCTTTAACATATGGTCCAAATGGCAAAACATATTCTAAAAATGATATGCAATATTTAATGGATAAAGGGTATAGTAAAGAACAAGCCGCTGAATTATTATCTAAAAACGAGAAATATACAAAAGAATTAGATTATCAACATCTTAAAGATTATTCTGTTAAAAATTTAGCTAGACAAGTTGTTCAAGACCAACTTGATGTAGCTATGTTAAAAAGCCTTGAAAAATGCAAAACTAAATATGGTATTTTGGGTAATATAATTTTGAATGAAGATTGTATTTTAGAAATGAAAGCTATTATTCGCGGACATAAAACAGCAGAAATTAAAAATCCTAAATTAATGCAAGAAATCCGTAATGAAGCAGAAACTAAATTACAAGACTTAGTAAATAATCAAATAACGAAAATACTTGGACTTGCAGACAAAGGTGAATATGCTCTGAATAAAAGTTTAGAGCCCATCGATAAGATATACGATAAAATAGATAAATTTGTAGTAAACGGAAGCAATAAAATTACTACAATCATTAAAGATGAAAAATCTCTAGGGAATTATATTACAAGTACACTAGAGAGTTTAGAATATAAACAATTACGTCTCGAAAGCACTATCAATAAAATTAATACGATAGCTGGTACAATTGGTTTAGATATTAATATTAATGATTCTCTAAAACCTGTAGTTGAAAATATTAATAAAAAAATCACTACTAAATTAACGACTAAGTTAATGCCACAAATCACAAAACATATTAAAGAATTTGAAAAAGTGCAAAAGAAAATTGAAGAAGCTCGTAAACGAGTGAATGCATATCGAGATAATTTTGTTAAAGAACAAAAACAAAGACTAACCAATTATGTAAATAAAGAAGCATCGAAGGCTATCAGTAGCTTGAAGGGAAGTCTTAAAAAATTATTTTAATATAAAGTCCGTCATGAACGACGGGCTTTTTTATTTTATGAGGAATATATAATGATAGATTTCGCACTCAATAATGCTGGAGATATTATATTAGAACATAAAGAAACATATGATATTTTTAAATTAAGTTTTGTTGACTCTGGTTATCCAGTATTTAAAACTAACTTTCATGTGTTAAATAATCCGCCAGCTAAAAAAGATAAACGTTCATTTAGATTACGTTTTACAACTAATCAAAATGAATCTGCTTATAAAAAAATAAAAACGATTCATAAAGATGATGAAATTAGACAACGAATTATGTTAAAATTAAGAACAGAGCTTAATGATATATTTCATCATCAAGACTTTGGTTCTAATATCAATATACAAAGACATAAAATAATCACAGATGCTAATTTAGAATTATTAGCTTCTATGGCTCAAGATACCATTCAAAATATAACAAACGATACATATCGAGTAGAAGCTAAACAGGTAAAACGAAACAATAATTTCGTTACAGAAAACATTAATTTATATATTTACAGAAATGAAGAGTTATTCTTTGTTTTTGAATTATAAGAAAGGTAGACTATGAAAACAGCACACGAAATATTTCAGTCAATCAAAAATATTTTTAAAAAGAAATCTGGTCAAGAATTTGATAATGGGTCTACCATTGGATTATATACAGATGCCATTGCTCATACATTAGAAGATGTATATGCAGAAATTGAAAATAATAAAACGCCACATGTTTGGTCTTTTTTACATGATGAAACATTAGATAGTACTGGTGAATGGGTAAATTTACCAAGAGCAACTGGAGAATCAGATAGCCAATATAAATATCGTTTAATGAGCTGGATGTTAATTAATGAAGCGGCTAATACAAAAGCCATTCAATTAACATTATTAAATCCAACTAAAGGTTCTAATTATTCTTACTTCGCTAAAACACGTGGGGCAGGAACAGGAACCTGCTACGTCATTCCTAAAATGTATGAAGAACCATACATTAGTGATGCATTACAAGAAGCCAAAACGAAAATAGAATCTATTTGTTCTGCTGGCACTTATGTAGAATATATTGTTCCAACAATCAGAAATGTTATATTAGAAATTTTTATGCATTCTGATGATGGAGATATTGATGCCATTAAGAAAAATGTCGCAGCACAAATTAAAAAATATATTGATGGATTAGCTCCTGGTGATTATTTAGAAATTGGTAAAATTAATAAATTCGGTATTGAAACACCAGATGTAAATTATTTTAATGTCATCTCTTTATTCGTTGACAATGATGAAACAGATAGAATTAAAGTATTGCAAAATATTGATAGCAAATTTATTTTTGATTCTATTAAATGGATAGATGAAATTAATTAAGAAAGGATACTATGGATACTCCAAGACAATTCTTTAAAAAAATATTAAGAGATATTCCTTCTTGGACCGATACAAAAAAAAGACCAGACACTTCTACGTCTGGTCAATATTTGCAATCTATTGCAAGTGAACAAGATTCTATTATTAAAGAATTTGAAGAATTCAAAAAATCATTCTTTCTTGTTAATTATATCGGAAAAGAAAATGATTATTTTTCTGTAGGCTTAGTAGCTCATATTGGTAACATAGATATTAAAGATTTATTAATTCATAATATTAAAGTCACTGTTACTACTAACCAAAAAGATTTTCTAATAAATCACACATTAGCATTATACGAAAATGGTTATTTAATTATTCATCCCGATGCCACTACAAATGATTTCATTACGTATTCTATTAAAGGCAATGAATATACTGCTAAATTACGCCGAGAACAAACATGGAATATCTTCGATGAATTTGCTATGTTCTCCTCTCTTGAACGATATGAAAATGAGTCGAACGCAGATTTATTAAATCGCTGCTTGCAATCTTTTAAATTAAAAACTAATAGCACTAAACAAGGATTAAAGAATGCAATTATTAATACGCTAATTAATTTCTATTCTATTAGTTCTTCCAATATTAAAATAGAATCCCCTGATGGTCATAATATGTATCTTATGAAAAATGGAGAAATAGTATATGATACTATGTCTTCCATTAATAAAGATATTATGAGAACTAAAGTTTGGGATATTACATACTGGAATAATTTCTTTAAAGAATTAGAATACTTAGCTAATACATGGGATGCTACTCCTTCTGCTTATCAACAAGGTACAGGTCAACGACTAGATGCTAAAGTAGCATTAAATTCTGATTTGGGTAGTACTGATAAAACAGATATAGAAATTAAAGGGTATTCTTTCTCTCCTTTATTAGTAGAAAATTATATTGCTCGGCAACAATTAAAAACAAATATTCCGTTGCAATTAAAACGATACTCTAACGAGTTAATTCCTAAAAAAGCTAATTATCAAATTACAGCAACAGAAGTTAAAAAAATTAATCCAGAAACAGTATTCCTAAAAGAATATAAAACTTTTACTGGTACAAATACATATTATGTTGCTGATTTAGCAATGAATACAGATAACTTAGATGTATCTCCTAAATATGATTTGCAACCTAATGTTGAATACAAATTAAAATTGAAGCCTCATACTCGTTACGATAATATGATTATTTATAATATCGAACGAGAAACAAATACTAATCAAAAAATAAATCTATTAAAACCTAAAAAACAATTTGTTTTAAAAGATAATTATTTAGTTAACTCTAATATTTTTGCTCACATTACAAAACGAGAACAATTAAAAAATTATACTGACATAGATAATACAGCAGACGGCTTAACGATTAATAAAACTTCTACATATGGTGAAATGACATTAGATGTAGAAGGAGCTGAAGGTAAAGAACTTCGTATTAATTCGTATTGTGAATCTATTGATTACACGACTGATAGTTCTATCGTCAAATTAAATGGCTTTAAAATCAATGACAAAAATGAATTATATTCTAATGACACTGATTCACAATCTAATATTGTTATTGAATTAGATTGTAACAATTTAGAATTCACTTTTAATGAAGCTAGTAATTTACAAGAACAAGGTTCTATTATTGTTAATATAGAAGCTAACGGTAAAGTAGATACAGTTAATTCTGGATTATGGTCTAGTGCTAGAAAATTTATTTTATCTTACAATGATTTAACCCATGTAAAAGTTACGATTACTAAAGCTGGTTTATATCCAGTTAGTGTAAAACAAATTAAAGCAGCACGATATAAAATTAATACTTGGTTAGATAAAGGCTCTTTAATTAAAACTGGCGATGCCGTTTTATTGCCTACTTCTGGCTTAACAAATAATCAATTGCATATTTCTATGACAGCACATAGTTCTTATGCTCCTGTGATTGAATATATTCATATTGGTGAAAGTACTGATGATTCTATATATGTAACAGATAGCTTTACTCCACAAGTAGCAGAACGAGTTATCGTAGATTCTAACTGCGACATTGATTTATATAAAATAGAAAATAATCAAGAAGTTTTGATTAAACAAAATTATGTACCGAAACAAATTATTACAAATAATACGGGTACAAAACAAAGCTTCCCATTAGATTTATCAATGATAGAAACATTAGCTTCTTCTTCTGTTCCATTAGATAAAACAACTTATAATGGCAAAACTGCTTATTATGTTACGCTATCTCCAAATCAATCAATCCAGACTATTCAAATTACTGGTCAAGGCAAAGAAACAGTACAGTCAAGAAATCTAAAAACTATTTTGGGTTTAACTGGCACAGAAGAATTATTTATTTCCTCTAATATTAATGGATTTATTATTAAAACAGAAAACAGTAAACAATATAAAGAAATTATTAATCGAAGCCAAACATCAACTAAAGCCAATGGTTTTTATTATACTGGTATTACAGATGATATGATTATCAATTATATTATTGATAGTAAAAATAATATCATCTCTAACACAAATGAGTTTAATAAAAATTTTGAAACCACTTTTATTACACTTCGTTCCAACACAGACTATATTGCTTATAATGAAGCTAACATCGTAGAAGAATTAACTCGTGTTAATTTAATAGATAATTTCTCACCTTTTATTCCTGAAAACAAATTAATGTTATATACAATCCAACAAGCTCGATTTAAAGATACTCCTGCGAAAGATATAACAGTTAAATTTGAAGTACAAGGGAAAACAAAAAAAGAAGAGCAGGTATGGTGTCTAGGAAGACAACAAAATAATATTTTAATTCGATGCAAAATATCTGCTGGCGAACAAAATACAACTAAGTTTTCTATTAATAATTTGAATTTAACATTTACTATTTCTAATAAAATGCCATTAAATAAAATTTATGATATCAATGGCAATAAAGAAGAGCTAAGTACTTTTATTATCACACCGCCAGATAATATGGATATTAATTATGCTATCACTACAGCATTTACAGATATTGTAGTCAAAAACGATATGTTTAATAAATTACGACATTCTAATGTCGAATCTATTTTGTATATTCGTGATACATCTACAGGTAAAATTATCTCTAACGAAAAATATAATTTATTAGGAAAACAAGGTATTGTCGAATGGTATGATAAAGCTCTAATCGGTAAAACAGTTACTATTTCTTATAACTATAATTTACCAATTAGTTTAACCTATAAAAATCTAAAAGATTTATATAGCAAAATTAATTATTCAACAGATGCTTATCAATTAATAGACAAAAAAATTATTCTAAAAGATATTAGAGACGGCGAAACAAAAACTATTGTCTTCGGGAATAAAGTGCCCGATAAAATCATTGCTCAATGCTCTAATCCTAATTTTCAAGTATTAATACAAGACAATGTTATTACTGTTAAGAAATTAAATACCGATAATTCTATTATGGTTCACCCAGGATATTATTATCGAAAAGAAAAAGAATATTATTTATTCGAACATCTGTTCGAACAAGCTGAAAAGAAATATAAAAATATTATCTTGCATGACGTAGAAGAAATTGATAACCGATTCCATACTATTGAGGCAACCAACAATTTTGTATATCACACCAATATGGGTATTGCCGATACTATGAATACTATCTGTAAAATAGATTATAAAAAGCATGCTCATAAAATAGATGGCATTTCTGCTCTTAATACGATTTCTGCTTGTGATTCTTACCAATTATGGGATGCATTTAATATGAATGTATTTATTAAAAACACAACATATGGTTTGGGTATTCATTTTGATTCCGCTCAAACAAATGGATACGCTTTATTAAATATTACGAAAGCATATAAAGATAATCAAATCATTAGTATTGCTTGTGACAATACATTAACTATGTACATAGCAGAAGAAATTCAAACAGAAGCTGGTCGTTTTGGTAAATCTATTTTTGTAAAAAACATTGCTAAATTTAATAAGCAAGGAAATATCCAAACACATATTATTTCTAATTCAATAGAAAATCGAAAATATTATTTACTTGTAACTGGTACTGGAACAATTGATGACATTATTATAAAAGAAAATATTAATAATAATGATGTACATACAAAATTAATTAATAAATTAGGCTTCTCTATTAACGAACGCAATAGTAAAGAAACAAAATATACATTTGATTTTGATATGTTCAACAATGAAACCTATCATTTAGATATTGATAGAGACGGTATATTATCTATTGGTTCTAATGTAGATTGGGGTATTACAAAAATACCGACAATTACCAATGACTTTACGAAGTATAAATTAAAAAATGCTAATTTAATTAAAAATACTATCGTAGCAAAAAATAACGCGTCGATTACTTCTGGTCGTTATCAAATCCCAGATTACAAAAACGTAATTGGTGTGTATATTAAAATTAATGATGTATTAGTTGATACACTTAAAAACTTTGATATTACATTAGTGACAGCAGATGATGCTACTACTAAAATGGTATCGACATTAGCGACACAAAATAAAACTAATTTATTAGAGTATTCAGGAACTGTATCTGAATATATTCAATTCACAGTCGATATGGATACTGACAAAGTAATAAATAATATAGAAGTTTATGTACAATATTCTGAAAAATCAAGATATCCTTTATCTATTAAAAACTATAAAAATGGATATATGACATCTAAAATATATGACACGACACAAATCGGAACATATACAATTTCAAATATTGATTCTACATTAAACTCAAATTATACTAATTATTATGTGCGTGGATATCGTCAAGATGAAATGAATGGCGTGTTTACGCAATGGTATCCAATTAATTTACATGGAGATAATCATATCTTTGAAGGATATCAATATTTCCAATTTAGAATAGAAATTACTAATGACACTGTAGAAGGTGAAGTTAATTCAATTGAATTAGAGGTACTTTAATTGTTAATTTTTGACCCAAATAGTAGAGTCGAAAAAATAACTGAAGGTCTCAGATTTTATGAACAAGATATATTAGGTTGCCGCTATATATTTAGCGGTGACCTAAAAATCTACACAACGGTTACATATAATAAATCTGGCTTCGGATTTTTTATTGGCGATGGACAATCAGTAGAGACAAGCACAAAAGCTTTGTTATTTAAAATTGGTTATAATGATTTTTCTATTATGGAAAAACAATATGACAATTTTAATATACTATTCCAAAATGCCCATTCATTAAAACCAAAGCATCAAGATGTTCAGCTAATTTTTACTATTAAGAAAAAAAGAGTTACCTTAGAATATGTATTATCTAATACTAGAAATATAACTATTGGAGAATTTGATTTACCATATATGTTTGCTAATTATGTATTGGGCTTCTATTCTAATGCAACTAATATACTAAAAGAAACAAATATTCAACAAAAAACTCCTGACAAATGGGATTATGAATTAGATAATTCTCGTGGCGGCAGAATACAATTTAAAGATAAAACGTTTGTATTTGAAAATGGCGACCACGATTTTGAATTAGAACAATCAAGAATTCCTTTGCAGGCTGGAACTTACTATCTTAAATATAAAACAGAAGAAGTAAACCATAAAAATGATATAGAAGCTTTTGTATTTACTTATGATTCATTGCATCCAGATGATGAAGAAACAACAGAAGATGAACCTAAAAATTTATTAAACGCTAATAATTCTTTTACATTAAAAGAAGATACTATGGTTAGTCTTAAATTCAGAGGTGAATCTGGTAAAGTTTCGAATATTACAATCACTTCTATTGAAGATGGAAATTTCATTCCGACAACTACAAAACAATATAAAACAGATGGTTCTTGGATAGATATTGACTTAAATAAAGTTAAAAAAGTTACTTGGGATATGGTGATTCATCATGTACCAACGTATACCGACCCTACAAAAGAAGCTCCATATAGTATTGTTTCTAAACAAGAAAGAAATACAATTCAAGATTTATTTATTAATACACAAAAAGAATATATCTTTGAATATACTGTTTCTAATAAAACACTGATTATTAAAGACAAAGAAACAAATAAAAAGGTTACGACAAAAATTATCCAACCAGAAAATGGAATGTTACCAATCGCATTTAATATTATTTCTGATATCTATTCTATTGATTTAGAAATGGAAGACGGAAAAATAAAAAATATTTTTGCCGACACTCATTTTACTGTATATGTGAATGGCTCGGTAACAAGTCCTATTATTATTACAGATAAAGATAAAAAAGACAGCTTTGATATTTCAGCTAGTTATCGTGAATATGTAACGGAACATATTAAATATAAATTATTTAAGAATAACCAACAAATTGTAATCCCAGGCAATTTACCAGAACATGCATATGGCATTAAATTATATGGTGTTAATTCAATAGATAATACTATTGATATATCAAAAGAAACAATACAAGATATTGTTAAAAACTATACTGAAATTGATACTACACAATACCAAAGACATAATAATATTATTTCTCTTTCTAAAAATAGTTATGATTATTTTATTTTAGAATACACAGACGTATCTGATTACTCTTATGTATTTACTAACTGGGAACGTGAAATTATCCCAGCAGATGAATCTGCCTTTTCTTTAGAAAAAAATATATTAGAAAATAGTCAAATATTAATGTATGGTATTAAAAAAGATTCGTTCGTCAATAAAGAATATATTTATAGAACACCAAAAGGTATGGTTAATTCTATTGGCTTATATGCAGATGATTATGAAAAAATAGGTAGTTCTAATTATTCAATTAATTATGATACATCAACTATTACAATGACAGAAGATATGAGCTCTGTATATGACGAATTAATTATTGAATATAAAAAGAAAGATAGTTACGCTATTAATTATAATAAAATAACTGATATGTATGAAATCGATATTTCAACAAATCAACTAGATGTATTAGTACATTATGACAGTCATGAAGATGGTCATATTAATTCTTATATTAATACGTCTATTTATCCAAATGGAAATCAATACGTTATTTTACGGGAGGCAAAGGAATGAAAATTCACATCGGAACAGATAAAATAGAACAAACACAAGATGTGCAATATAAAGATATTCCTTTAGCCTTTATTGATACATTTGATTCTAGTTATAAAGTTCACTTTAATATTAAAAAAGAATTTGCTAGAAATACATCTAAACAATTAAAAGCTTACGATATTATAGAAAATCCATCAGCATTCTTTTTTGATTCTAATAAAAACTTATTAAAAAATACAGAAATAAAAAGACTAGGAAGTTCTTATATATATGAACCAAGAAACGTAACTGAATTTTCTCCCATTATGTTTTCTGTCAATGCTGTAGTCAAAAAGAACATGAAGTTCTCAGATACAGAAAAATATAATTTAAAAGTTACTGTAGCAGATTCTACACAAGAACTTCCATTAGCCAATCAATTAATTAAAATATTCGGCGATGGCTATCATCGTAATTTATGTCCATCAAATATTACGGTTAATGAAGGTACATTAATCCCACAATATCTATTAAAATATCAACCATCAGAATCTGATTTTATGTTTGTTAGATGCAATAACGTTAGTCATCTACCAAATCAAATGAATTTCCAAGAAGTATTAAATACATATTGTAATATCTGGTGCTTCGTTAAAAATCATACACAATATATTTATGAAGCAAATAAAGATACTGATTTCGATACCCAAGAAGGACATCTAAATAATTTCTATCGCAATACAGATAGAAAGAAAAAGCCAAGTCATTATTTTAAAATCGTTCAAACAAATCCAGGTGATGATTCTTTACTAGATTTGGGTTATAAACTAGAACAAGTATATGAAGATGTGTTAATTTATAGTAAGCCAAATACTGGCTATCTAATTGTAGCTCCAGATTCTTTTGCAGATAATATAGTAGATAATTATAAAATTATTTATGACGTTATGATGTATGTATTCTTGCAATCATATTATAAAACAACTAATAAATTGACATGGATTACAAATGACCCAGTAGATTATATTGCACAAACTGAACAAAAAATTAGTGCTTATCATAATACAGTTAATCTTTCTGAATTATTAAAAAATGATAATTATGCTATCGGTAATAATTATAATTTAATTAGCGTTAATCCATCAGATGCCAATATATCTTTTGTCGGTATGTCTAATGCAGGTGATTTGTATTTTAGAAAACAACCTGGTTATATGATAGACCCTATTAAGCAAGATGGATATATATCATACTTAACAACAAGACATACAGTTCTCCTCTACAAACAAGAAGATATTAATTATACCGAAACACAATTAAATCTTTCTTATTTTAATCGAGAAGAAAAAGTATATATTGATATAGACCCTATTTATAGTTCTGAACAAGAAATATATATACCATATAAACAATCATTAGAAATCCCAGATGTTACGAAAACATATTATTTGTGTACTAAACGTGGACATGTCGATAAAATTAATTTACTAAATCTTATTGATATTAATGAATATAGTATGGATAAGCATGGAATTATTTTATGCGAATTATATACTGAAGTAACTAAAGCTCCTAAAGTAATTGACATTCGTATTTTTGGCGGTGGCTTACCAGACAATGCAAAAGACGATTTTAACATGATTGATATCGGTAATATGTATGGTAGACCATATAGAATAGGGTCAACATTAATTATTAAGTTACCTAAAGCTTTACAGCAATATGAATCATTATTGTTAAAAGAATTAGATAAACATATAGCTTCTGGAGAAATCCCTGTATTAATTTTTGAATAGGAATGACTATGGAAAAAAAATTAAAAATACTAGACTTTGGTCCAGGAATAAAAGCATCTGACATTAATCATAACTTTAATACTGTAAAAGGCTGGATTGATAGAGAGCGTCTCCGATTAGGAGGCGCTGGTATCGTTGAAGGATTTGATATTACAGCCGATACAAAAACTTTTAAGGTAAATGTTACTGAAGGTACTTTTATTAATAAACAAGGACAAGAGCAAATTGTTCCTGCTCGTACATTTAATGCAGGAACAATTAGTGTCAGACAAATTACAGAAACCATTACATGCCCAAAAGAAGGATATTTAACATTACAATATAGACCATATTCTTCTACAAATCAAAAACATATTGAATACGATAATACTATTCAGGATAGTGTAAGACCTACAGAGCAAGATATAAAATTAAATGAAGCAGAAACAAATTTGCATGTACCAATTATTAAAATCTCTGATAACAAAGTATATATTAATGTTGGTGATTGGATTGGTCAGCAAATTAAAGTTACCTATTATAAAGCCGAAGATAGAATTGATTCTATTATCTTGACGCAAGATGGCGATTATAAATATGAAAAATCCGTTATCTCTACTTCCCCATCTCATATTCAACTTCCAGATTATGCTCCAGATTATTTAATCGGACAAATCTATTGGCATGTAGATGGTGACATTACTGCTATTATTTATACGAATCATAGAACGTATAGAAAATTATTCGTAGATAAAGATGGCATGCTTTGGATTAATGGCGAGCCATATAAAAAACCAAAATTCATTTATTTCATTGAACCAGAACAACCAGAAGAAAATGATATCTGGTATGATGAAAAAAATAATGAATTACTAATTTGGAAAGCAACAAATGGTGTATTCGGCTGGGTTAAAATTAATGACCATTCTACGATGGCTATTAATAATTCATATATGTTTAATCCAGAAGATACTGCACACTATCCAACAGATGACCAAACCTTCTTGTTCCCTGCCGACAGAATGGATATGAATTATGTACCTGGGACAGATTCTTTATTAATCTTAATTGATAACATCGTTATTATGAAAGACCAATATGAAGAAGTTGTATCGAATGATACGCCAGACAAACCATATCTAGCTAAAGGTATTGGTTTTAAATTGGTAGAACCATTAGATAGAAGTACCCCAGTACAAGCTATCGTACACCATCAAGTAGCATCTGCTAATACGAATGAAACATTCCAAAGAGCCGCTGTCTTTGTAAACAGCAATCATATCTATTATTCTGCTGACCACACTAATAAAGTATTTGAAACAGAAGAAAAATATCAAGTCGGTGAAAATCAACTAGAAGTTTGGGTTGATGGCAAACGATTAGTATATGACGTAGACTTTAAAGAAATGAAAAATAACACAGAAACTGTCGATAAAAACGATATGACTGTTCGTGATGTTATGTCTAATTTCTTTAAAATATTAATTCCATTAAAGCCTAATCAATGTATCGAATATAAAATTTCAAAACACATCTGGAACTATGACCAATTATCTTTGGTTATGAAAGATACTTTTAATACGATTAAAGCTGTTCAAGAAGATAATAAATTATTAAGAGAAGAACTTAATACATTTAAACGAAATCAAACAGATACAAATACAAGTATTTCTAATCGTATTAATACAGTAGAACAAGCTATCCCTGATACATCTAATGTATTAACTACTAATTCCGTTATTGATATTAATCAAATGTCTAAACGAATTACAGATAGAATGGTTACTGAAAATCCTGAAGAATCGTTAGTATTTACAGCTCAAAAAACAAATACTATTTCTGATTATGGACTTAACGATTTTATTAGTATTTTCTATGTATCAGAAAATGATAATCGTGTATTAATCAAAGATGCAGATTATACTATTAATACTGATTCAGTAGCAGCACCCAATGCAAATATTATTCTAAAAGATTATCTTGTAAAAACAGGTGCTACTATTTATATTAATAGATTAAAAATTGGAGGTCGTCGTGAATAATACATTAGAATGGTATGCTAAAGTAGATGCCTCTGACACATATGAGCCAACTAATGAAATGTACGCTGGTACATTAAATAAAGCGAATAACATTACTCTATTTTTAGAATTATGGAATAATCGCTTTGGTGATATAACAGTTCCAGATTTTTCTGATTTTAATATTAATTTATTTTTTGAATATGAAGAAGATAAGGTTTTATTAGATAAATGTAAAATCTATGTGAATAATAAAGAAGTAGAAATCCAAAAAGTAGATAACTATGGTATTATTTCAATGGAAGGTATTGTACTTTCTGGAGAAAAAAACAATGGTTTAGAAAAAGATAGTGCTTCTAATTTCTGTACGATTAAATTTGAATTATTATCAACAGAAAATAAAAAGTTTAAACCAGCAGACCTTAAAAATTTATATTTCGAAATTGCTAAACTTTAAAGCTAAAATGAAGTTTACGCAGCGTAATATGATAGATGAATGTTGTATTGTTTTTTTAAAATAAGTAAGGAAAAAAATGAGTGAAGTAATCGTCTCAGTTTTGGATTTCATAATAAAATCAAATGTGCAAAATCCGGTTGAGATGGTACTCATGTTTACTATCATCGGTTACGCATTATATTATTTTGTTAAAATCAAACCTGATAAAGACAAAAAAAATTTCGATGCAGCCAAAAGACGAGATGCTCTTGAAGAACGTCGTCTTAGTGAAGCACATCGCCTTAACAATGAATTACATAATGATATTGTTAAACAAGGTGAATTGCTTAAAAGTATACAAAACGTGTTAACGAGTGTTGACAAAACATTAGATGACATACATGATACTTTGATTACTCATGACGAACGAAGCAAGACCATCGATAGTGAAAATAAACGATACCACGACACTATGTCTAAAAAAACAGACTTTGACAAAATAGAAACAAAAATTGAAAATATTCAACATGACATTGCTGTTATTAAAGCATTAATTAACAATAACAGATAAGATTGCGGAGACGAAAGTCTCCGTTTTTTTATTTTATTTTGCTATTCAACTATGGTAATATATACATTGAACAAACTCACGTTTGTTAACAAAAAGCTTTTTATTAACAAATTTTTTTAGGAAGGATATTTTAATATGCCTCAAGCTCCTCAACAACCAAGAGGAATACATAAAGTAGGCGAATCGATTGCACAACATAATCGCACGATGATTGTGACAGAAGAAAATGCAAGTCGGTTAGATTGGTCTCGTATTCCTTATGGTACTATTAAAGTAAATCCTCAAAGCGGCATTATGTCTGTGAAACTAAAAGGCGCGTTAGTTACTAAAGACGGACAATTATTAGAAAATGCTTATATTGATGGAGATAAGGTTTATCATAATAATGGTAAGCCATATTATAAAATTAACTATAAAACAGGTCTTGAAACAAAAGAAGTATGGGCATCTACTGATATGTCCTATTCTTCTGAAACATCTTGGGTACCTGCTGGCATTAAAAATGATGGCACATTAAGTATTGCTCGTGATACTATGATTATCACAGAAGTCTTTACTATTAAAAAAACATCAGAACAAAGTGCTAATGGTGAAGTAACAGTATATACAAATACAGAAGGCGAAACTCGTCGAGTTGTTAAAAAAGCAGGCAAACATATATTTGAATTAGAACATGGTGAATATATCCCTAGACGTTCTTATTTAGAAGTATATATTGACGATGTATTACGTCGTGATGCTAAATCAGGCGGCGTAGAAGAAATTGACACTCGTCATTTTGCACTCGATGAAGAATTAATTCCTGGTCAAGAAATTACAGTTCGCTATATGCGTGTATTCCGTATTGGCAATCCATACCCTCGTATATTCATGGGTTGTTGTGCACCAGAAGCTTCCGAAAATGGTGACTTATGGATTGAAGATATTGAAGTAGCTGATATTGATGACAATCATTTAGGTACTGGTGAAGAACCATTACCTACTATTGAATGGTCTCAAATTGTTGGTCGTCCTAACTCTTTACGTGGTTATGGCATTATTGATAATGTAGAATATAAAAACCATGCTCATCACGTAAGTGATATCATTGATTTCCCAGCCGCATTACCTGCATCTGGTGGTAATTCTGATTACGTAAAAGGCCATACAACTGGTGAAAAACCTGGCGATATTCCTGTGTTAAATAGTGCTGGTAAATTACCTGGTTATTTAATTGATGATAGTTTCTCTCCAAAAGTTACAAATATTAATGGATTATCTATTGGTCCAAATCCACCTGTCCCTGCTGAACAAAATAGTTTATGGTTCGATACAAATGAACGCATGATTAAATTCAGACAAGGCAACGACTGGATTGCTTTCAATGGTGTTTGGAAATAAAGGAAGGAATTAATATATGGCTAAGAGTCAAAAAATTAAATTAGAGCATTTAGACCAAACATTAATTGATTGGATAGAACATGCCCTTCATTCAGGTATGATTCGATTTGCAGATTTAGATGCAGATTTACAAAATGCAATTACTAATGCAAATCATGGAACAAGTTCTTATAATGACACACCTGTTAGAAATGAATTACAAAATTTAAATAATAAAAAATTAAGTAAAGACGAAGCTCGTTCTGATTATCATCGAAAAGACACTCCTCTTACGATTGATGATATGAATGAAAATATCAAAGAATTACTTCGTTCTGTACAAGGTGTTAACACTGCATTTAAACGTGGCTTCCGTTTATCAGATACACCTATTACAATGACTGATTTAGATGGTAGTGTACAAAACTTAATTAACAATAATGAACAACGACTAAATCGTTTAGAAGCTGTTAAATCTACTATCGACAATGCTATTGTTGCTTTAACTAATACATCTGGCGATGCTAATAACTCTTTAGTAGCTTTGGGTACAAGTGTTAATAATTTAAAAAGCGAATTATCTACACTAAAAACTAATTTACAAACTGCTTCTGATTCTGTTACTACTCATACAAGTAAAATTAATACATTAGAACAAACAACAGCAACACTAAAAAGTAGATTAGACGCATCTGGTAACTCAGTAGAATTAGTAAACGGTCGTATTCCATCTCGTTTCTTGCCAGAAAGTATTCCTACTAAAGTAGATATGCTGGGTCTTGAAAACCGTATTAACGGCATTATTAATAAGTCAAATCCGATTAATGGTCTTAATGGTATGATGGGTTTCATTAGTAATTCTGATATTAATCGTACAGGTGAATTACGTGGCGGTAATTTATTTATTGCTGGTGTATTCGCCACTACATTAGAAGAATTAACTGATTTTAAATCTAAAAAAATGCCAGTTATTATTTCTATTTTTGATGACAAGATTTATGTAACAACTTCTTTTATTAGAGATAATTTAATTTCTGTTACTAATGCAGAAGGCAAAACTAAATTATATGGCAATTATGCTATTTATTCTTTAATAGAAATTACAAATGAATTAGCAGATGGACAAGTTCATTCTACCAATCCAGACCCAGACTTAGCTGAGGAAGAAGATGAAACTAATTTCTTCACTTTTGATTATACATCTGGTGGACCAGTTACAACGCATTGGGGATTAAATCAAAAATTCTTCCTCGATATTAAAACTGGTTATATTTTATTTAACGATAATGGTGCGTTTATTAATTTAATTACAGGTGATGTAAATTACAAAACGCTTAAAGCGACTCCTACTATTCATACTATTGTAGAAGCAACCAAAGCAAAAGCTAATGGCATGGCTTTATTTACATCTAATGCATATAGTGCTAGTAATCGACCTATAGAAGTTCCTGTAGCAAATAATGAAGTTAAATTTATCGAAACAGAAATTGCATTAGGTGCAACATATACTTACGAAAGCCTCGGCACAAAATATATCGCAGCAGAAGTATTGGTACAAGATGATGTGACTACATCTCCTACGTATAAAAAGTATTTAGAAAATGACGCTGCTATTACTAAAGCCATTTACAAAAACGCAGCGAATAAACAATGCATAGACATCATTAATAAAACAACCGATAAAATTAAAGTATTAATTCAAATTTATTCTGAGGTATAAGCATGAGTATTTTAAAATGGAAAAAAGATAATAAATGGATAAGTATTTATGCTGATGCAATTAAGAATAGATTAATGCGAACAGCTAACTTATCTGATTTAACAAATAAAACAGCGGCTCTTAATAATCTTGGTTTAACTGGTGATGTTGAAACACATCATCATGACTCAAGATATTTGCCTATGTTTGAAAAGCTTGAAAATAAAGTTAAAGAAAAATTCAAGGCTCTTAAATTTAAAGTTGGTGGCGACGTTAATGAAGTTAACGCGACACAATTAGAAGATGGTACATACTCTTTTAATTTAACTAATATCAAAGCTACTTCTATTAATATTGAAGAAGGCAAAGAAAATAAAATGCCTGCTTTATTTATTAATAATACAAAAGAAAAAGCAGTAAAATACGTACCAGATATTTTATATAATGCCTCTTCTAAAACATTAACAATTCCTAATTTAAAAGTAGGTACAATTGCCGCCGAAGAAATTAGTGGTCAACGAATCTATGGTTCTTATTGGTCTGACTATGCAGAATTTTTCCATAAAGGCGAAGAAACAGAACCAGGTGACTTAATCATGTTAAAACCAAATTCAGACAAAGAAGAATATATTGCTTATGATGGAGAATCATGTGTTCCTATTATTGGCGTTCATTCTGATGAGTTTGGACATGTAATTGGCGGTGAAGAACCAATTGACGGAGAAGACTTTTTAGAGTATAATCTAAAGAGGAATATCCCCGTTGCATTGGCAGGTAGAGTACATGTTAACTTCGTAGGCAAAGCTGTTCGAAATAATTATGTAGTACCTTCTAATGTAAAAGGATGTGCTAGATTATATAATGCAGCTAAAGATAACCCATTGCAAGTCATTGGTATCTTAGTTGAAGATGATGATAAAACAGATAAACGTAGATTAAGGATTAAATTAAAATAAATGGATTTAATTATCAAGCCTACAATGGCTTGCCAGTTTAAATGTACATTTTGTTCATCTAATAATATATCTAAAGAACATACCTTATTTGATTTAAATATGTTACGTCCCTATCTTGAAAAATACAATATAGGAACTGTAATTATTAACGGCGGTGACCCATTAATGGTCCCGCCGTCTTATTATTTTGAGCTAGATAAACTATTAGATGAATATGGTCATACAGATGTATATGTATGTTTAACAACTAACCTCTGGGATTATTATGAACATCCAGATAAGTGGCGACCATTGTTTAAGAAACGCAGATTTAGAATTATGAATTCTTTTCAGTATGGTAATCAACGATTAAAACCAGATGGTACACCATATACAGAAGAAGACATGATTAAAATCATGGACATGTATGAAAAAGACAGAGGCGAACGTTTTTCGTTTTTAACTGTTATTACAGAAGAAAATGAAGATACTGTTGTTAAAACAGTAGAGCTCGCTAAACGTCTCGGAACTATTTGCAGAATTAATCCAGCTGTTCAATCAGGTAGAAGTAAACACTATTATCCTCATTGGAAAATGATGCAACATTATATTAATATATATAAAGCTGGCTTAATGGATTTTGAATTTAATACAAAGCAAGTAATTATTAACATATTAAAGGGTAAAAGTTCTGTATGTCCATGGAATAGAGATTGTCTTCATGGTATACGAGCTTTTAATCCAGAAGGATTAGTCCATCCATGTGGTTCTTTTGGTGATAATCATTATGCATCTGATAAAACATATGAATTATCAGAATATGATGAACAAGAAATTGCTAAAGATTATCCATATATTAAATCAGAATGTATTACATGCGATAATTTTTTGCTATGTAATTCATGTTATAAAAATATTCATGACATTAAAGTTAATGGAGATGAAGAAGAGCATTGCTCACATATGAAGCAAATTATATCTTCTTTCAAGGAGGAAGCACAATGCCAGCACTCAAAGATTTAAATACTCTATTAGTAGTTACCAATTCTTGTAATATGGATTGTCCATTTTGCTACCAAGAACATACAGATGATAGAATGACTAGCGAAACAGCCATTGCATCTGTTAAAAAATATCATGACAGAATTCATAGATTAATTTTTTTCGGTGGCGAACCATTGTTAAATAGCAAAGTCATTCTTGATGTAATGAATGAATTTCCAGACTTAGAATATGCTATTATGACAAATATGACAGTGCCTCTTGATGTAGAACGTCGTGAAGTATTAAAACGCTGTAACTATATTACGACATCTTATAGTGTTGATAGATTTTCTAACAATCATTTATTTAAACGATACCTCGAACAATTAGCTTGGTTACGTAGTATTAAAAAAGACTACGAATTATTGTTAACGATTACTAAAGACCAATTAGAAATTCCTCCAGAAGAATTAGCTATATTAATTTCAATTATTGGTCCGTCTAATGTAATTTTTGATAGACTCTTTGATTATAAGGGTATTTCGATTACAAAAGACCAACAATACTATAATGATGTAGATGCTTATATTGGTGAATTAACTAAATATATGCCACTACGCATTAATGAATTTTATAAAAAAGCAAAAGAAACACAAACAGAACATCATGCTGTATACTGCGGTTCTTGTTTAAAACATTTAATTATTTTGCCAGACGGTAATACTGGTAATTTATGTGAACGTCAAAAATTCGCCACTCGCTTTAAAAAATGTTTAACTTGTGATATTACAGAGTATTGTGGTGGCGACTGTTTAATGTATCAAGATATTTGTGCATTTCCTAAAGAATCATTTAAGAAAGTAATTGCTGGAGAATACGATGAAAAAAAATAAAGAACAAGTTGTTATCTCTTTACCATTAATAGGAGAACAGGTAGACAAATATTATATGAAAATTCAAAATTATGATTTTCATATAATTGTTAAAGATTCTATGACATTAACTCCTAAACAATTCATTAATTATATTGCTAATATTAATATGCAAAATTGTCATTTAATTCTTGATGATGCTCCTGATGAATATGTTACGGAATTAATTAAAGAATATATCAAAACGAATCGACAAATATCTATTCCGATTCTTAATCAAATTATTATTAATGCGTTAGAAGATACTATTATGCATACAAAAAATCCAGTCAATAAAGATTTCGTAGAAGATAATTATGAATTATTAAATGAGGTTATCAACGTTCTATATAATTTAAAATTTGCTACAGACATTATGATTGCTGGTGATGAATATGATAATGATATTTTAAAATTAGAAGAAGCAACTTCTGAACAAGTTGGTACAAATATTATTTCTCTTCGCCACGAAGAAGAATTTTGGAATTTATTTATTCTATTAGAATTTGCTAGAACTAAATTAGCATTCTATAAAATGTTTACAGAAACATCTATTAAAGGATATTCTATGATTTATTTTATAGTAAACGAAAAAAATCCAATAGGTGTAGCCGTTCGTAATATGCAAGAGGACTTCAAAGATGTTCATTAATATAATGCATAAAACATTTATCACTGAATATCCATCAAAATTTTCTTACATCACTCCAGAGTTTTTTGAATTACATGAAGAAGAAGATTGGCATAATGGATTAAAAATTAATGTTGACTTCGAAGAATATCTTAAAAATTTATCAGATACAGGAACAAGACAATATAAAGTATATCCTATTAAAGACTTTAATGTATTTATGAAAGCCTATTGTCATCTTCTTGGATTAACCTATCAAGAATATAGAGAAATTATTAACTACAATATTTTTTCTTTGCATCATGCAGAAGATATGTATGGCTTCCCAGATACAATTATATCTCCTATGTCAGAAGATGAATATGGAATAGCTCCAGACTATTCTTCAGTAGATAGACGTCCCTCTTGGTTCCCAGCTGAATTTGCAATTAATTGCATAGATGAAAAATGGGCACGAGATAAATTTCATTATTTTAGAGTCTGTGATATCGTCACTGAAATTAAAAAATATCAACGTAAAGAATATGAAGAATTCGGTATTATTTCTGATAGCTTTAATTTTTTAAAGGCAGATAATATGACAGCTCAACAATTATTTAATACAAACTGTTATCATAAAGTATATACTACGTTTAAACAACGTGGATATAACACAGATTTGTTTGATATGTCTATCGAAGAATATATTAATAATCCAGATTGCACATTTGGATATAACGAATTAAATTATTATAAGTTTAATACAAGGTTAGCACGCATGTTGCAACAAAGAGGTTATCGTATCATATATGACTAAAAAACAAGTGATGTATCTAAAAGTAACGGAAAATTGCAATATGAAATGTCCCTTTTGTTATGTACCTAAAAAACCTATATACATGACAGAAGATATTGCATACCAAGCTATTGATACATATAACCCAGATTATATTATTTTTCATGGTGGTGAGCCATTATTAAATCCAGACCTTATACTTAAAGTTATGGAAAAATATCCGAATAAAGAATATTCTATGACTTCAAATATGGTAATAGGTATAGGTGAACAGCAATCTAAAGTACTCGAAAAATTAGGACCAGGAAATGTTGCCACTTCTTATAGTGTCGATAGATTTTATAATCCTAAAGACTTTAAAACTTTTAAACGACAAGTAAAATTACTAAAAGATTATACGCTCGTTATTACATTATCTGTTGAACAAATGAAACAAAAACCAGCAGAATTAATGAAAATTATTGAAGAATTAAATCCAGCTTATGTAGATATAGAGCGTGTGTCTATTCCTGATATTCAAGATGATGAACTAACTATTTATTCTTGGGCAGATAAATATCTAACAGATATGTTTGCATTATTGCCTAAAGAAAAAAATGTATTATATCAAAGAATGAAAGAAGCTATTATATATAATATAAATGTATATAATACAGAATGTTCAAAATCTTTAATCACGATTAATGCAGATGGGTCTACTATTGCTTGTCCTAATTCTTGCACTAGCGTAAATAAAGAAAAAAGAAATCCAGAATGTTTTACTTGTGATTTGTTTGAGTACTGCGGTGGCGATTGCGAAACTTTCTATGGGGCATGTAAATTCCCCAAACAAACTTTTAATAAAGTAAAGAACGGAGAATTTTAAATGGCTTTTGCAGCAAATTATCCCACTCGTATTAATGAAGTATTAGATTTTGTTAATACTGAAATTACAAATAAAATTAAAGGCAAAGTTGTTTGGCATTCAGATAACGTGCCTTTTGGTGATTTAAAAAACAGTGACCAATTAAATCAATTTGAACGTGATATTCGTAGAGCTTTTGGTATTAATTCTAACTTACCACAATTATCTTCTGCAATAGATATTAGACCTGGCGACAAAATGGATTCAGTTGATGTATATAATAAAGTAAAACGTATTGCATATTATTGGTCATCTATTCGTCGGGTTCATGTTCGTGAAGAATTTGATGATAACGGTAAGGTAAAAGTATTAGGTGATGAAACACAATACGCTCGTCTTAACGATGAATACCGCATCAATAATTACGTAAATGATTTAGAGCATGAATTTATTGCATTACAAGGTCAACCAACTAATGCAGACCAACTTAAAAAATTATTATTAAAATTTTATGAAAGATGGGAACAGTTACCTCAAGTAGAATTAACCACAAAATTATGTCATTCTAGTTGTCATGCTTCTTGCCATCATAGATAATATATGGAAATATTAATTAAAACTACTAATGCGTGCAATTTATCTTGCACGCATTGTTTAGACGCAGCTAATAAAAATGGAAAAGCGATTTTATATCCATTTGAATTACTAGAAACATGGTTACCTAAACATGCGAATGTTGCTTTTTTCGGAGGCGAACCTTTACTTGGTGACTTAGATGCTATGTATCAACTCACTAAAAAAAGGCAAGATTGCTTTTGGAGAATTACGACTAATCTGGTAAAACCATTAACAGTATTAGATATTGCTGTATTGCGACAAATGGATATCATTACAACCAGCTTTGATATTGGCGTGCGTTTTGGTTCTATTAAACAATTATTAACTTGGATGCGAAATGTAAAACGCATTGCTAAATATACGACTGCTACTCGCAGACTTAATATTTGTATGACTAAAGAATTATTAGCTAAGCCTAACATAGAAAAGAAGTTATTAAGACTATTAGAGATGTTATATTTTGATGAAGTATTCTTTTCTAAAATTATAGATAATGGCGAGGATGCATCTAATCATCAACCTTCTAGTCAACGGCAAGAAGAATTTATGGAAATGTTCTATAAGTTATCTAAACATTCTATCGTTAATTGCTGTGTAGAAAATATAATAAACACACAATACATAGAAGAATATAAAGATACACCTGATTGTTCTTCTACCTCATTGACAATACATCCATCTGGTAATATCACAACCTGTAGTCAATTCTGTGAATATAACGGCTTTGCCAATATTATAACAGATACGTATGAAAAAACTTTCAATAAAAGAAAATTGTGTAGAGTTCATGCAACTTGTTTAACCTGCGAATTTTTTGATGTATGCGAAAAGTCATGCTGGAAAGAAGATTGGTCTAAAGGATGTCCATATTATAAACAATTTGCCCATAAAATTAGAACTCAAGAACTATAAGAGAGCATAGACAATGCTCTCTTTTTTTCATATAATAATATGTATTGGAGGGTACATTACGTGAATAACATAAACAATAGAATTAATCAATTAGAACAATATTTGGTTAAACATGATTATAAATTAAATGATATTAATTCGTTAGCACAAATTAATATTTCGTTATCAAGACATTGTGAACGAGCATGTCCATTTTGTCCTAATTCAAATACAGAAAAAATTAAACAAACTAATATAGAAAAAGGTACGATTATTTCTTTAGATATCATTGATAGAATTTTACAAGAATGTAAAGAACATAATTTTGATGGCACTTTTTCTTTCAGTGGCTTTGGAGAGCCAACATATCATCCAGCTATTAATATTATAATTAAAAGAGCTATTGAAGCCTGTCCTACTGCTAATATTAATATTATATCTAACGGAGATAATTTTAGAGTCATTAAACAAATCGCAAAAGAATTTCCTAAAGTATCATTTACAATTTCTGAATATTCTAAAATGGAAACAGATTTTCATAATGTCATCTTTGAAGGTATTCCAAACATTAAACAAAAACAAATCTATAAAAAAGAAAATTATGATGCACTCAATAATAGAGCGGGTAATGTCAAAACAAAAAAAGATTATAGTCATATGTTAGATGCTTGCTATATCCCATTCTTTAAAATGACTATTGATGTAAATGGCGATATCTTATTATGCGATAATGATTGGTATGGAGAACATCCATGTGGCAATATATTAACTCATAGCATATGGGACATTTGGAATCATATTAATTTTTTAACGAAACGCGATATGGCATTTTGTGGACGTAGTATGATTCCATTATGTCGGAACTGCAATGCCAATGGAAAACTATATGGAAAACAATTTTTAGATTACTTTAAGGAAAGTTACATACATGACAGTTCAAGATAGAGTTCAATTAATTTCAGATAACACGAACTTAGATTTAAATACAAAAATTACAACAGCCAAAATTGAAATTACAGGTGTCTGCACTTTTAAATGTCATTTTTGCTACCAAAGAGAAATGATAGTAAAAAATGAACGGCAAACATTTATGTCAGACAAAGACTTTAATCAAGTATTGGAATATTTAAAACTATATCCAGATTTAAAAGAAGTCGGATTATTTTATATGGGTGAATCTGGGTTGCATCCTAAGCTCGCAAATTATTATAAACAACTAAAAGAACTTGGTTATTTTACGTATTTAACTACGAATGGTACTTGTCTTAAGTCTGTTAAAAAAGCAATTCCTTATATTGATTCTTTAAAAGTTTCCTTTAATTATTTACTAGACGGCTCTAATGACATTAATGAAATCACAGGCACTAATTATATTCCGATTACAAAAATTATAGATAATATAAATATATTCGCTAAAGAATGTAAAAAACATAATACAGAATTTGCTTTATCTACTGTCATTGATGAAACAAAATATAATAAAGAATCTCATAATAAAACTATGAATTATTTGTTCCCAACTATTTTTCATTACTATATTCCACTTCAAACACAGGGCGGTTATAACGACAGTGGATTAGGTGGCGTAGTTGGTGAAACAGAATCAAAAGTCAATCAAATCCCTTGCTGGTCACTATTTAAAGGATTATATATAGATGTAGATTTAAATATTAGAACTTGTTGCTATGGGCATACAGATAAACATATTCTAGGTAATATTAAAGATATGAAGGTTGTAAATAAACAAGAATTATTACGACAACATTTATCAAATCAAGTCCCTGATATATGTAAAGAATGTATTAAAAACAAATAGGATTATAATATGTCTACCATAATTAAGCATAAAATGCAGCAGATAAAAAGTTATTTGGCATCTATATCCTCTCTCAATAAAGACACATCTTTAATGCAAATTAATTTCTGTGCATCAAGAATCTGTAAACGCTTTTGCATGTTTTGTCCACAATCTAACAAACAGAAAAATAAAGAAGTGTTAGAAACAAAACCTGCATTTATGGATTATCGAATTGTTTCTCGAATAGCAGTAGAGGCATATAGAAAAAACTTTAAAGGTATTTTCGCCTTTAATGGTATGGGAGAACCAACAGAAAATGAACAGCTCCTGTATATGTGCCAAATCATTCGTATGTATTGTCCATCAGCTAAAATACAAATCGTAACGAATGGCGATAACGAAAAAGTGATTAAAGAAATTAATCGCAAAGTCAAAGGTGTATTATTTATTTTCTCTGAATATACAATTGAAGACACTAGACGAAATAAAGAAATCTATAAAGATATTAAATATAAAGAATTTAGACGTTTCTACGAAAAAGAAAATATCCAATTATTAAATTCTCGCTCTAAAAATATTAATGTCGGCACTGAAAAAATTCCATGTCAATGTTGTAGCAAACCATTTTATACTACTTCTATAGATACAGATGGCTCTCTATTAATTTGTAATAATGACTGGTATGGAACAAATCCATATGGTAAAATAAATATAGAAGAAACCAGTTCTAAATTATGGATACAATGGAAGGAGCGACTAGAAAACTTACGAATGATTATGTTATTAGATGAACGAATCGGATGTGAATATCCATGCTCTTCTTGTAATGATGCTAGTCATACATATGGAAAGCAATTCGTAAGATTTTGGAAATTAAAATATGCAAAGAAATACATATGTGAAAAAGCACGACGGTTCTTTTTCTAAACAAAATGAACCATTAACTGGTGTACAAATCATAGATAGAAAATATTACGAATATCCAGATATGAAACAAGCATATAACAAATTCAAAGAATTTATAGGACATGATAATTTTATCTTAACATCTGGTACAGAAACAGCAGTTAGAATTGCACTACAAGCTTTTAAGCCTGCATTATTTTCTGTGGAATATCCATCATGGACAATGCCATCTGTTATTGCAGAAGCATTAGAAATTAACCATGATACATTTTCTTTTGATTTTATTAACAATAAAATTATTTGCCAAGAAAAGCCAAAAGGTGATTTAATATATTGTACGCACAAACAAAATAATTTGTTTGAACATGGCAATATAAACACAAAAGCTACTAAGATTATTGATTATTGCTACACACTAGATTTAGAATCTATGTTAGAAGAAGCAGAACATAATTTTGTAGTAGGCTCATTTAGTAAAGTATATGCTCCTGGTATTCGATTAGGATTTTTAATTTATCCGAAAGAATATCATGATAAAATTCAATTACTCAGAGAACAGTATATTAACTCTCTTGCTTATTCTTATTTAATGAATATAAAAGAATGGCCCACTTTTGATGAATATCATTGGGAAGGCGAACCAATTTGGCAACATAGTACCTACTGTACTTATGATTATTTGCCAAAAGATATTTGCAATAATATTAAAGAATACAGAGTGTTTATTGTTGGTCATAAAAGTTTTTATCGCCTCGGAAGAAAAAGAAAAGAAATTTAAAAATAATCCTAGTTTTATTTGAATAAGACTAGGATTATTTTATGTTCCGTAGTAATATATATAACGAACAAACATTTCCTAGTGTTTTAACATAAAGAAAGTAGGTGTACTTTTTGGCATTACCTTACAATAGGAAGTTCAATAAAGGTAGGCAATCTGAATTATTCTATAATGAAGATTTATCTAAAAATTACGAAGCCATTCGTCATTTATTAGATACGCCAACCGAACAAGAAGGTACTCCTGTCGCTAAAGTTAATGGCGCTTTATGGTTAAATTTAAAAGAAAATGCATTAAAGCGATATCATAAAAATACTGGTGTTTGGGAAAATCTATTCTCAGAAAAATTCCAAATCACAGACCAAATTACAAATATTAATCCTAGCTCTAATCCAGTGCTTGGACAGTTATGGATTAATAATGATATTTTAATGTACTTTGATGGTTCAACGTGGAAACCAATTCGGTCATTGGTACAAGATGGCTCACAATTCGATATGTCTGCGTTCGAAAATCATAAACTAATTTCTCCATTAAATGTTATTGGCAATAGTGTAATTAAGGACTACAACGCTAACGACTTCGAAACACAACTCGAAGAAGATAAGCAAAATAAAGTCGATGTTCCAGCCGGCTCCGAATTTGATGGTGACGGTCATAAATGGGACGTTGGAAAAGTAAATAATGGCATGGACAATGGTATCTGTCATACTTGCCAAGATGGAGTATGTTCTATTGATGGTAATGTGCCAGAGACATTTGCTAGTCATATCTTTAAAAGTACCGATGAGGATTACACAAAACTCAGTCAATTTTTAGTACCTAATATTAATATTGACCGTGTATTTTTAGATAGAAAATTAGACTTTACTTATCAAACAGTATCTAATGTTTGTATTCAATATCCAAAAAGTAAAATCTATGAACAACGTCCTTCTCTTATTCACGTTAATTCTAATCGCTTACGTAACATTAAAAAGCGGTTAGTTAAAGTTGATAGAGATGGACAAAATTCAACGAAAATTAAATTCGATGAACAAAACTTTGAATTATATGGTTTTAAGGGAGACTCTCCTCTTGGTGAATTATTATTGCCAGAAAAAATTCTCGGCGATGGTGGCTACACAAAAACTAGAGATGGTGTTTTCTTAAATCATGGTTATTCACAAAACTTTGATTATGTTCTTATCGTATCTTTTGAATTTGGTTCTTTTAAAACAACTGGTCAATTAAATCATGTATGGAACGGTAAAAAAGAAACATCCTATTATGTTCCTAATTTTGCAGCTCCTCATAATGTATTTATTAATGGCTATAATTTAGAAGATGATGCCTATACAGAAGATGACCAAACAAAAATTATTACTATTCAAGATAGTACTCAAGGTATGGAATTAACTGGATTCCATTCTATTATTCGTGAATTTGGTTATGTATATGATGTAGATATCAATCAAAGAGGTCATATTAATTTATCCAGAGAATATTATAAAGACCCCCTTTTATTTATTGGTGGTCAAGTCATTACTAATCAAGATGGTTTAGTATTCGAAGATAATAAACGATATACAGTCCCTGATTGCCCTCGCAATACTGTATGGGCCGTTGCCGAATTACAAGGCGAAGAAACAGACCCTGCCTTTACGATGCGAGTTAAAAACGGCACAGGACATGTTCCATCTGATAATACGATTGTATTTGATAATGTTGATGTAAAACCAACAGATAGAATTATTGCTTTCATTGATGGCATTTTAGTTAAAGAAGAAGATATCGTCCGCAATCAAAATGCTGGCACTTTAACTATTAATGGCATTCATGAAGGTCAAACCTATACATTATTAAAAGATAGGTATAATCGATTCTTTAGTGATGCTAATGCATTACCAGCTATGATTACTGGTAAATTTAATGAAACACTAGTATATCTTAATGGCTATTTATTAAATAATGAAACTTCTATTTATCAACATGGTAAACCAGAAGATATTAAAGGCAACACTAACGAAATTAAATTCTTTATTACTGATGTTGTCAATGGCAACGTAGTTGGTGATTATTGGATTTGGATTACATCTGAAAATGAACATGGCGAAGATACATCTAAATGGATTAAATGTGACCCAACAAATACTTATTATAAACAAGTCGTTAAAGAATTAGAATGCTTCTGTCATTCTTATCAAAATGCTAGAACTTCAGTTTTATTAAATAATGATAAGTTAGCAGAATATAATATTCAATTTGATGAATTTTCCGATAGGCTAGATATCTATGCCTTTAAATATACAGCTTTTGCTGGTCAACCATTAATTATTAAAAATATATATTTAGATGGTGGCCAAAATAAATTTACTACAGACAATCGTCGTTTTAAAATTCCAGATAAGTTTGAGCCTAATTATGGCTTACTTTCTGTTTACATAGATGGCATCAGACAATATTACGTTAATGAAAACCAAGATGGATTAGGCTTTAGTTTACCATCTCCTGTCAAAGCTCCCGCCATGGTTACTTATGTAATAGAAACTCTTGATGCTCCAAGTGAGTCTTATTGCAAACGTATTATTCTCGATGAAAAACATATCGTCCCTAATACTATTAATGTCTATAAGACTTACAGGACCGATGTTCCTGATACAAATCCAGATGATAGAATTTCATTATATCCTGGTCGAGTGTCAGTTTATATAGATGGCGTAAGACAACCACAAAGCTCATTCACAATTGTTGACAACTACACAATTTCTTTTAACTCTTCACTTACAAAAGTAGTTGGCGGCAAGGATACATTCCCTTACGAAGTTATTCGTAACGAACTTGGTGAAGCGATGTATCATGTTGATGGTTCCTTACGCATAATGGAACATTCTGAAACAGATAAAATTTTAATTGAGGTTAAACAAGATTTAGATAAAGTAGAATCTTATATAGAAGTTCCTCCTACTAATGACGGTTTCTCAATTGATGTAGCTGCTAATCAATTAGACCCAGCTATCTTAGAAACAAACGATGAAATTCTGATATATCTTGACGGATTATTCCTTGGACTACGAGATAATGATTCCTCTACTTTTACATATACTAAAGATGTATATCGTGGAAAAATTACAATTAATTCTCCATACCATATTGAAGAAATTATCTCTGACCCATTAAATGATTATTTAAATGCTAATCCGCAAGCAGCAGAAGCATACAAGAAAAATAATGGTGGTAAACCTTATACCCCAAAACCTAAGAAAATTATTTTAGAATGGAGAAACGAATAAGTGGCAGAACGATTTACTAAAGTCGGTATTTCAATGCTAAATATGCATGACATTGAAGAATATTTGCACGTCAAAGGTTTTATTTATAATACTGAATCGGCAAATGACACAACTCATGTCGGCGGCGTTCCTTCTGAAAAAATTGCTATAGCTGTTTCTCCTGAAGATAGAGAAACCGTAAAAAATGCACTTAACCTAAACGGCAAGCCGGAAAGTTATTTCTTCCCGGCTGTCAAAGGTGCATTATTAAATAGTGATACAGAAGCTATGCGTAATGCATACAATGCAGCGATTGCCGCATTAAAATCTGAAGTATACGAACTTCGTGCTGAAATTGCATCCGCAGGATTAGGCAAAAACTATGCAACATACGAAGGCTTTTATGACCCATTCCGTCGTCAAATGCCTCGTCACGAAAAAGATGTAGTTGCTACATCTGTAGAAGATTCAAAAGAACCAATGACAAAAACTTCTATTATAGTATCTGAAGATGACTGGAAATTATTCAAAAAAGATGACCACATCGTTCTTCACTCTAAAGTAGAAAATAAAGTTAGACAAGTACAAGTAGTGGAAACATCTAAAGATGGTAAAACGATTATCTTTACTCCAGCAGTAGATTTCAGAGTACTTAAAGATGAGGTAGATATTTATCGCTCTTATGGTTCTGTAGTAGACGGTGCTTTTGTTATGGGTGAAATTATTGCAACACATCCAGGACAAAAAACATATCATACTTCAACTGATGATGATACACATTGGATTGTAAGAAAAATTAATTCCGTAGGTAAAGGTGTTGGTACTACATTCCGTATTCCTACTTCTTATCAAAGAAATTATCTTGGAAACATTATGATTAAAGTTAAGAAGTTTGGTCAACCAGGTCCTTTAAAATGCTACGTAATTAATGAAAAGAATTTAACTCATTTTAAAAACCCAATTCAAGCTAAAGATGATGGCTTATTAGTAGCTGAATCATATCCATTAAATGTAGATGCATCTAAAGACATGCACTTAGCTGAATTTAAAATGTTTGACCCATATGGTGAAATTGATGCGAACACTCGTAATGGTGTACAAGCATTAAATGGCCTAAATGGTTTATCTACATTTACTGCTCAAGCAAATCCATCTAATTATCCATTATTAAAAGAATATGATAATTCTGATACAAGCAATACTAAAGTTCGTTATGTAATGATTATCGAAGCATTAACACAAGCTGATGATAAAAACTATTATGATGTAACTTTTATTGCGACCAATAAAATGGCTACATTAGATGTTCATAATATGAATAAAGCATTAGAGTATACTAAACAAGGTCAAGACTCAAGACAAAATGCTTTAGTGACTAATTACGATATTGATGCCGCTGACCTTTATTATGGCATTACTTTATATGAAGCAGAAGGCGAACAATTTATTCCGCATGATACAGGTATTTATACGGCTCACTGGAGAAATGCAGATAATAAAGCCTCCTCTAAAATTAAAGTAAACTTACGTATTGGTCGTGAAGGTGTATTCTATTTAACAGATGAATATAATACAAAAGCATTTGGTGATTTCCCAGATAATGCTATCATTAATGTAAAAGGTAAAGAAGTCTTTGACGTTGATGGTTTCTATTATTCTAAAAATAAACCAATTGCTATTGGCGATAATATTCGTGAATTAGCTGATATTCAACATACAGCATTAACAGTTAAAAAAGGTTTCCACGCAGATAAATATGCTAAAGTATATCCTATTAACTATACAGTGACTGTAAAAGCTAAATTAATTGAATGGAACCCAGAAAAATGCAAAACAGAAACATTAGCTGAAGGTCGCTATGAAGTTCCATTGAGTCGCATTATTAATAATGGCTGGCAAGATGATGAAACATTATCTGACCGTATCGTCTTCGAAACAGATTTTAAAGACGAAAAAGGCAATGCTTTATATTATAATGATTTCGAAGTTGAAATCTTCTGGGAAAAATCCTGTAAAGAATCGAATGCTAAATTGATTGGTAAAATCGAAGACTTATGGATTGATACTGATGCTGACGTATTAATTGAAGATAGAAATAAACAACTCGTAACTGATTTGCCTACTCCAACAAATACTGCATTAAATATTGATGCATTAAAAGGTTTAATGGATTTAGTTAAAATGATTAATGATAGCAAGGATACTATCGATAAACTTCGTCCTGCTAAAACTGATGAAAAATTAGAAGTACCTGCTGATTATTGGTTATGGCGACATGAAGGTCCAATTACAGCTGAAGACATTCATGAATTACAAGGTCATCCAAAAGTATATGCACCATTCGTAACGGAATTGCATTCAGATGAAACAGATAGTTCTTTATTTACTAATACAGAAGTTACTCATTTATGGTTCCCTAATGAAATGCATTTGGGTAACTATGCATTAGCTAATTCTCGATTAGTAGAATTTAGAGCTCCTAAAGTCGTTGAATTCGGTCACCATGTATTTGCTAATTCTAAACAATTAAAAAATGTAGTTGAATTAGATACTCATGTAGCTCGTGACTTAACTAGCACATTCCAAAATTGTACCGCATTAACTAATGTAGGTGATTTAGTAACAGACAATTGTTTAGATTTCACTTCTATGTTTGATGGTTGTCATGAATTACAATATGTTCCTAATATGACTTCCACAGCAAAAGCTGAATCTATGGAAGCTATGTTACGTAACTGTAAAGCAATTCGAGTAATTCCTACGTTTGATTATACAAATGCTAAAAATATTAATTCATTATTCGAAGGCTGTATTAGCATCACATCAGCACCTGCTGTCAATGGACCTAAAGTTACAACTGCTAAACAATTATTTAAAAATTGTGTAGCAATGACTTTAGTTGATTCCATTAATTTACCTGTTAATAAAAACTTCGAACAAGCGTTTAAAGGTTGTTCTGTACTTGAATCAGTACCTACCATCGATTTTACTAACGTAAAAGTATCTCGTTCCATGTTTGAAAATTGTAATGGAATTGAAGCTATCGATGGTATTGCTTTATCGCAACAAGATGCAAATGCTATGTTTAAAGGATGTAATTCTCTTAAACATGTAACGAACATGTCTACTACAGGCGTATCTAATATGAGTAATTTATTTGCTAATTGCTATGCATTAATTGATGCTCAGTTAGATTTAAATGTTGTTGATAATGAAGCATACGAAGATTTCTATTTAGACGATATGTTTAAAGGCGATAAAAACCTTACTCATATATTAATTAGAAATGTTCGCTCAATTAGAGATTTATCTATTCCAGAAAATTATGATGTCATTGCTCTCGAAAATAACTATGACGTTATTTATTGGGGCGAATATAAAGACGAATATGCAAATGGCATTCGTAAAGTAGTAGCTCCTGCTGATTATTGGTTATATAATCGCCGCGGACCTATTACTCCAGAAACTAAACAAGAATTAGCTGGTCACGAAAAAGTATACGCTCCATTCGTAACTGCTGTTCACCCTGGCTCTATTCATAATGATGTAAAAGATTTATGGATTCCTAATGATGTCACATTAGCTAACTCTGCATTCCATAATACAAAACTTGAAGTAATTAACTTACCTCATATTGTTAAAATGGGTAAATCCGTATTTGATAGTTGTAAACAATTAACGACTATTACAGATTTAGATTTGTCTAATGTATATGTATTTGATGGTATGTTTGCTAACTGTACAAAACTCGTTAACTTACCACGATTAGATAATAGTAAAGCTGTATCTACAGATAATATGTTTGAAAATTGTAGTGCATTAACAGAGTTAACAATTCGAAATATCCAAGTCAATGATTTGAATCTAAAACCTGGTTATACAACTGAAAACTTACCGGATAATTACATTAAATTTAAATGGTAACAAAGTAATATATAAGGGTGAAGCTTCTTTCACCCTTATTATTTTTATAAAGAAAGGACATTCGAATGCCTGATATTATCGACCAATGCATCGAAAATAAAGACACTGAAATGTATAAGTTAATGCATGACTTATTAAGTGCTGACACACCTGACGATGCTATTAAAAAATGGAAGGAACTTCGAGACGTAATTCGTATGATGAAAGACGAAATCGAGAATGAAGAACTCCAACAAGAAGACTTTCTTACCATTTATCTACAAGAAAGGAATTAAATAGTTAATGACTAGTAAACAATCTTTAGAAAAAGTTATCGAAATTTTATCTAAAATTAAAGAAATTTTGAAATGTAGCAAACAAAAGCCAGAAATAAAACCTACTCCTACCCCTGAACCTACACCAGAACCTAAAATTTCTGATGAAGAATTTAAACAAAAAGTCCTCGCTATCATAGAAGAATACGTAGGCGAAGATGTAGATTTAGTTACTGTATATGAAGCAGCAAAACAATAATTTTATTTTTCAGAAAGGACCTTTCTTATATGACTAGAATAGAAAGACTTAAACTTTTAGCATCAGCTATTGCTGGTGATTTTAAATCACTTCGTCTTAAATTAGGTAATACAGATGAATTAGTTACCGATGATAAAACATCTGCTGTTAAAGCTATCAATGAAGTAGCTAGTTCTTCAAAAGAAATTAAAGATTCTATTGAAAAATTTAAAGCTAAAATCGGTATTAATCCAGAAATTGCAGCAGCTAATAATATTTCTGTAAACCCATTTGAATTACTTGTACCATTTATTAAAAATCAAATTTCTAATGGTCAAATATTTGACAACGAATATAATGAAATGGTATATTATATTCCTAGCCAACCTCATGTTATTAAAAGTATTTTAAATGGCAAATTATCTTCTAATGTAGGTTTTAAAATTAAACAAGGTACATTTGAAAAATTTGTACATTTTACTTCTCCTATCGAAGATAATTTTGAATTACCAGCTGAAATTGATACATCTAAAGAATATACAATTAATGAATATGATGTATTTGGCCATTATTTAAAAACATATAAAATACTTCCTTATATAGATTTTATTAGAAATCATATAACTGATTTAACAAACTCATTAACTAACTTTGATACTGGCTATTCTTTTAAAGTCGGAAAAACAATTACGATTGTTTATGATAATAATGAACAAGAAAAATTATTAAAGAAAATTGAATATCCTCAAGAATATATATATTTATATATCAATAAAAATAATCAATATCTTGACCTTGGAACTAATTCTTGGAAAAATTTATCAGAAATTTCCAATATAAATATCTCTGATGAGTATCAACAAGAGGCTGTTAAAAACATTAAAAAAATGTATTCTAATGAATTTTCATTTAATAACGTTATATTCTTAAATCAAAATAATATCGATTATAAACTAACTACAACTAGTAATTTTATGATTATTATATTATCAAAAGAATTAGAAAATACATATTCAATTAAAAACTTTTTATTAGAGTCAGAATATCCAACTAATTGCGTTTTTGTAGATGAAGCATTTACAAAATTCTACAATCCAATTTTACAACAATGGATTGTAATGCCAGAAAATATCTTTGATAATTACAATAATAAAATGATTGATAATTTAGTTAGCGCTGAATATTATCCTACTGAAAATCTTTTTAGAGATGACCATCATTTAAATTTAAGCTCTACGAAAATTTACTTCTTAAATGATGAAGATAAAACTTTTGTTAATGTAAAAGATATTTTTGAATATTTAAGAAGTAATTTTGACAAAATTACAATCATAAATAAAGATATTACAAAATTCTATAATCCATTTACACGAACTTGGGAAACAATTACAGAAGAAAATAAAAATAAAATTTTAGCTAATCCAAATAGTCAAGTAGCTATTTATTGGAAAAATCAAGACTATATTAAAAATATAGAATTGGTTAAAAAATATATTGAAAATAAATTAGACGATATCGATTTAACTTCAATTGCCAATATTGTTAATACAACAAGAGATATAAATCTTGCTAATGTAAATAATCAAATTGGCACAAAAGAAGTAGTGCAAAATCAAACCTACACTCCTTTATCTAACAAAGAAGAAATTAATTTAACTCATGCAAAAATTTATACTTCTGGCTGGCAAACGTATCCAGATGAAAAATTTGAAACTTATGATATAACTAAAATTCCAGCATTAAAAATTTTAAACATACCACAAAATTTAATTTCAAATAATGTTGCTCAAGACATGACAAATGGCGGTATCTTGGTGATAGATTGTATGAATACAGATTATCACAATAGATATATAAAACAAATTAATGTATTTTATAATGGTCAATATTATAAAATTTTAGATGGAAAATTCTTTGATAAAGTAAAAGATGTATTATTCTTCCACGAAGATTTAAAAGTAGCTCCTCCAAACCATTTATAATAGATAATTAAATATATAAAATTAAACGACGGCTTTTATAGTCGTCGTTTTTTTGTTATAATGATATCATTAAAATGTAATATATATATTAAAGAAAGAAGGATACTATATATGATTTCTACACAGCTTATTTTTCAAGCACTAGAATTAGTTTTTGATGGAACTATTGCTCATTGTTTCGAAAAAAGATATAAAGATAAAGATGTTATTTATATTGATATAAATAAAACAATCCATCAATATTTTAAATATAATTTCCCTGTAGTATATAAACGTATGAAATTTGTTATTCCTAATTCTCCTGTTCAACTTGGATTAGCTATGGATATCGATAATAAAATTTCTGCTTTTATATGTTTTTTTGATGAAAAAGAAAAATGGTGCGTCTCTTTTTTGGATATATTAGAAACTAATGAAGAAGAGAATACTATCCAATATACAAAAGAATTTAAGCAGTATTTAGAAGACGGCACGATGCCACGCTTCGTAAGATTTTTCAATATGAACCATCCAAATAATGAATAAACAAATCACAGAACAAAATATATCTGATGTGATATCTGAATTAGCAAAAGAAAGAACATTAGTTCCAATTGAAATTTCAGATATTATGTCGTCAAATGAATTAAATACTTCCTTTAATTATATTGAGCAAGAATTAAATAATCTATATGATTCTATTCGTATGCTCGAACAATTAGGAAACTACACAAAAGAATATGTAACACAACAAATAGAAACAAAAGAAAATCAATTTAAAGAATACCTTAAAACAATAGAAGACGTAGCTAATTTATATCAAGATACAAATTCAGTATCCTATTTAATTCAGTTTCTAGCTTCAAAAGATACAATTAGAGATAGAGATGGTTCTATTATTCCACAGATGGATATTACGAATCATCATTTAGAAATGCCTGGTACTATATTAGCTAAAGCTAATTTAAACAATATTACTCATGTGTCAGATATAGATTGCTATAATAATTCTTATAATAATCTATTAAATGAACAACCTGGTGTTTCTATTTATTTTTCTGACGTATCTTTATTAGGCGGATTAATGGAAGACGTGTCCGCTACTATTTCTAATCCACAATTATATAATTATATTAATATTAATGTAACAAATGCTGATATTCATAATCCAGCAATTGTAAATGATGTCGTCAATATTCCTATTAAAATAGAAGAGTCTTCTTATATGACACCTTCTATTATTTCTGGCTTAATATTTACTTTAAATTGTACAGCTTATAATATTGGTAAAAAAGCAATTACATTAGAGCCACCTAATACGGAAATACCTTTTGACCCATTACCGACATTAGATGGCAACACAAATAAAGAAAAAGAAATTGAAAATAATACGATTAAAAAAGAAAATCAAACTAAAGATATTAATGAAGTTCCTGTAAATTCTGATACAATAACTGGCACAGGAGAATATGTGTTCTCTACCTATCGTCCATGGGTATTAGCTATTCGTGGTGTATTCTATCAAAAAATGTCTAACGGTATGTATGAGCCTGTGGGCAGTTTCCCATTCTGGAATGAAGACTGGAGAAAATTCCCAGACCCAGTTGAAATACCAGACTCTAAAATTATACATAAAGAAAAATTAAAAAATCGTATTACGGATAAAGATGTACGGTACTGGATAAAGAAAATATATGGATATAGAATTTAACCCTTCTGTTAACACAGATAATTTTTCTTCTGACTTTTTAAAATTCAATGAAGTCCCATTTAATACTACTTACGCAGAAGAAACAATTACAAATACAAATCACAAAGATAATGTACATGAGACAACAATAGAATTAAATAAAGACCAAATTTTTAATACTGTCTACGAATATAATTTTGGTATTAACTCTATTAATATTTTCAATAAACAACCGTTACCTGTCGCTGGCTATATTTCACCAGAAGTCACTATTAAAAATTCTAATTTTATTACATTATCTGTTACACAAACTAATCCAGATGTATCACAAGAATATTCTATTATCGATAACAATAAAGAAACGGCTATTCAACCAAAAGAATTGCCACAAGTCATTAAAGAAAAATTATTTTTTAATTTACCGATTCGATTTGATATTGATACATCTAAAGAAATTATCATCTACAAAAATAATATAAAAACTGATTTAACCTATTCACAGATTAATAGTCTCGATACAAAATCTGATGAATATACCATTACATATACGCCAAAACAAAATGCATTTAGATATAAACCAACTTCTAAAACATTAAAAGTGAAGGTAATTCAAAGGCATCTCGGTTCTGAAATTCCTTCTACTATTAAAACGATTTCAATTGTCTGTCACGGAGGAAGTGCTATTTGGAATATTTAGGCCTTAAAACAATGAAGGAAGAATATGCAAATATGCTTCTTTCTAAAGACACAGAAAAAGCAAATCGTATTTTTAATAGCTCAACAGATACTCCTGTTACAGAGCCATTAGAAATACATCCAGAAGAAGAAATTCAAAAAGAAATCATTGAAAATCAATTCACAGATATTATTGTTGACATGCAATCATTAAATTATGAAGTACTAGAAGCAACTAAAAATTATACTTCTTTAATGACTGATATAGTGACAAGACTTAATGCTGTAGATACAGCTCTTGAAGCTGAACGCAATCGTATCCAAGATATGAATATTATTTGCGGCAACTATAATGAATTTACAACAGTTAAACAAATTAAAACTTCAGATGTGTATGGTACAGTAGGATTACTCGGTGATTATATTTTCACGGCTCATACTGATAATGCATCTGTCGGTAAATTTGGTGTTACGTTCGTAGAAGGCAATGGCTTTGCCGGCAATAAATTCGTATATAATAATAAAGAGTATGCCATCAATAATATGAATACATCGAACGAACAAAATATTTATGATGGTGACCCTCTTACTATCTATGAATATTCTCGCTTAACTTCTATTGGCAATAAAACAGAAACAACCCCTGCCGAAATTAATTTTGATAAAGAAGAAGCACGATGCTCTATTAATATTCGATGTGAAGATACTATTTCTATGTTACATCTTGATATGGATAGTCATGTTATCCTAGAAGATATATTATATTCTGATGATGGTATTATCTATAAAAGTGCATGGACTACTCCAAAAGAAATTAATAATATTAATCAAAGCTACATTGACCCAAATTATATTTACGGCACAGGTGTTATTTCATTTCCACCAAGCCAATTTATTAAATTACAGTTAGCATCTAATGGAGCTACTGATGATAAATTAGCATTTTTATTTACGGATGCAAGCAATGCACAACAACCAATCGAAAGAACGATTGAATTACCGAATGCTAAACGACATGTCATTCGCATTTCTGATATAACAGCTCATGTCGGTATTTTTAGTCAAGGATATTTACAGACAAAAGAATTAATTACAAATCCAGTGCAATCCATTGCTGTATTTGCTAATGAATATATCCCTGAATATTTTCCTGATAATAAAACATATATTCAATATATATTAACTGTGAACGGTATTGACTATGATATCGTACCAATTAATAGTGAAAAAACTGGCACGAAAGTCATTCGTGTATCTAACTATTCTATCATTGATGACTACGTAGTTCATATTAATGAAACTATTAAAAGTGCATCCTTAAAAGTTGTCATTAATACAATAGATAGTAATGTAACACCATATGTATCTAATGTAAAAATTTGTTTTGGTAAAATAGGAGACCGTCATGAACTTAGATAATTATCTAGTAGAATTAGAAAAATTAAAATTCTACAGAGACAGAATTTCGCAGCAAATTATTCATAGCGGTCGTTATCCAAATCAATTCGAATTACAACATAAGCTTAACGATATTAATTTACGTATTGCTATCTTTCAAAATAAATTAATCGAAGAAAAAGATATATTTAATACGAAAGAATTTAACGATAAGTTCGAAGCCATTTATCAAGACTTACTAATTTTATATAAAGTTGTATATCAACTTTCTGTTCAAAAATATTTAGATATTAAGTCTTATGCAGAAATGCATTTATCTGAATTGGAACAAATGGCTAAACGCTATGAATATAAAACTAAATTTGAAATTGAATCAACGCCATTAGGTAAAACAGTTTTATTTAAAACAAATGGTTTTGAAATTAAAACCAATAATAACATTTATACTATTAATTTAGGTGACATTACAATTTCAAAGGGTTCTAAATTAGCTTGCATCTGGGACTCTAATGTAACTTCCGATGAAAACGTTATTTTTACAATCGGTAAATTAAATTGTTCTCCTTTTAGTTACAACAGGGACTATTTAAAAATTCCTGGACAATCTAATTATAAAACGTATACATATGAACAATCAGAAGATACAGTAACACAAACCATGGCTCCTATAGATTTAGATAATTTTATTCCTAATTATAATAATAATTATATTATTTATGCCGGGAAAAATTATATTAAAAAATCTGTTAAAACTGGAGATTCTGTTATTCAACGTGACGAAACATCTTCTTTCTATTTAGATGATGCCGCTGGTCGTATTACATTTTATATCTTAAATGGTTCTTATGCTTATTTTAATTTTAGCAAAGAACCATTAAGTAAAAACTTTTCTGGATATAATATTGAATCTATGGATACCCATCAAAAAATTACATTTGAATATGATAGTGGTATGGCATTTGATTTTACGACAGATGGTATTGTATACGCTGAAAAAGAAAAAGGCATTGTTAATAACGACGTATTATATTATCCGAATAATTTAGATGTGCCATCTTATTATATAGAAGAATATAATACAGAAGATAAAGTAACGATGCCAGTGACTGTTACAGTATCTAAATTAAATAACCAAGAAAAAGATTTAACGATTAATGCTATTGCAGTTAAAGAACTTTCTATTTTACAGGAACTAGATAATTAATATGATACAGTATAATATTCGATATCGTGGTCCATTTGAATATGAAAAGTTTGTATTAAATATTATGCAACAATATAATCAAACGAAAGACGCCTTACAAGATTTTGAATCTTACAAGGCGTCTACTATTGATAACATGTCTAATATAATTAATACTCTTTTCAAAAAAAGTATTGAACCTAATAATATATCGGAACAATTATTAACACTAAAAATACTCAAGGGATAATATGCGATATAAATTAACATCAAAAGATTTAATGGATAAGCTAGACGAATCGAATAAACGAATTGATACACTAGCATCCAATATTAATATTATGAAAACTGAAATTGAACGACGCATGCTCGTATTCCAAAATCAGTTTGAATTTAATGCACAACAACTACATGAATTAAATCATATAGAACAAGAAGAAAATAATTACACGTCTGTATTCTTAAAACAAGCTACTATTGCAGCTGGTGATTTTGAATCTTACGGATTATCTGTATATCCATCATTAGTAAAAACTCCAGTTAATATTTTTAATTTTAGTTCTATTACTGGCTCTATTTTTAAAAATAATGCTCAAGTTACTATTAACGATAAACATGATTCTTTATTTAATAATATGCTCATAGAAGATTCTATTCAAAATAAAGAAACTGTCTTTGCAGAATTCGATAATCCTAATATTAAATTAACCGTTACGATTGACCCAAACGAATTACTTGGTTCTCCTGCATTTAACACAATAGATATCTTGCCATATTTACCTGGCTCTTATACGATTAATCAAATTGATATCTATACGATGCAAGATTATCAAGCACAACGCTTAGATGAACCAACTAAATCTATTAAAAAAGACATTATTAATTCAAGTACATCTAAAATTATTTTAGACGAAAGCTATTACATTTATAAAGTAACTTTTGATATTACTGTTAATTTCCAAAACGCTAATAGTAAATATCCATTCGGATTGCATCATTTATATTTCTTGCGTAGCTCATATTCTACTAATTCTTATATTATTGCAAAAATAGAAAAAGAAAATTTTATTACTCGCATTGACGAAGATATTATCGTGTATGACCAATACGGCAAACATACTTCTAACTGCACTAATGAAAATATTGAATTCTATATGAATTATGTAGAAGGCGAATTAAGTTATCAAATTGATACGTCTAAAGGATTAACACAGTATACAATTCCTAAAAATATTAATAGTATTTATGCTAAAATTCCAATTAAACGTAGCATGACAATGATAAAGTTTAATATTCATTCATAATCTTGTTGACACTCCTTTCCGGAACTGGTAAAATACAATTACCGACGAAAGGGGTGTCTTTTTTATATGGACTTAGTACAATACTTTTATTCTAATGTCATTGGAAAAACAATCGAAAATGACCTTGATTATATCCAGTCGAGATGCACAATTGAATATTTAGAAGACTGTGGTTTTTCTACTTCAGAAATTATTAATTTATTTTCTCAGTGGAATACAAAAGTATCTGTATTAAAACCACAAGATATTCCTTCTATAGCATGGAATGATTCCCTATTAATTAAAAATAAATTTTATTTACATAGAGAATTAAAATTATTTTCTATCGCTCCTATTGTTGGACCAGATGGAAAAGAAATTACATTCCCGTATTATTTAGAAATGAAAATTAAATATACAGTTCAAGATGCACTTAATTATTTCTATACTAAATGCGGAACAATCCATTCAACACGAGATGAGAAATTGCATATAGGACAAATGAATCATATCTTACAACGATTTAAAGGTTATAAAGATATTGCTCCTATTGATTTATTTTTAACTCTCGTAGACGAATGCCATTATCAGAATTTTAGATGTATTGAGCCATTTGATTTGGTACAGGTATCATCTATCATTCAAGATAATTATGAAAAATTATTAATGAATAAAGCAGAACTTCATGCAAATAAAAAGGATGTAATTCAATGGAGAACGCAATTCAGGACTTCTTATATGAATTCGGTGCGAAACTTACAAATGGATTCCAACGAAAGCATTACATAAGTTGCGACGTTACTTTCAATCAAAAAGAAAAAGAATGGATACAAAAGCATAATGAAACAGATGTATATAGATGTTCTTATGCTTATGAAAATAAAGATATAGAAAATTGCAATATTATTAGTGACTTATATTTAGATTTTGATGGAGATATTCATACAGAGGAAGAATATAAAGAATTAACATTTAGCGTAAAACTTTGTTACAATTTATTGCAACAATATCTATATTTAAACGACAATGAAATGAAACTTTATTTTTCTGGAGCTAAAGGATTTCATATTATAGTTCCCTATGAAGTATTGGGACTATTGCCAAAGCAAGATTTGAATCAAGAATTTAAAAATCTAGCTATTTGGTTACAACAACAGTCAACGAGTCCTATTATAGATACAGCTATTTATGATAAAAAACGATTACTTAGAATTCCTAATACCATTAATAGTAAAACAGGATTATATAAAGTTCCAATTACAATACAAAATTTATATCAGTTTTCTTTAACAGATATGATTAACTATGCTAAAGAAAAACATAAAGAAACCAAACATATTTACGATGTGAATCAAAAAGCAATGAAAGCTTATAAGAAAATCGTAAAACCTAGAATAAAAATAAAAACTAAAGAGGGGTTTGTTATTCCACTCGAGCCACAAGAAATGTTACCATGTGCTATCGAATTATTAAAAAATGGTGCATTAGAAGGTGGACGTAATAACGCTTGCGTTGCTCTTGCTTCTTCATTATTACAATCAGGAGAGTCAAGAAAAGACGCCTATGATTTATTATTATCTTGGAATGATTTAAATGAACCACCTCTCAATGAAGATGAATTAAAAACTACATTCAATAGTGCTTATATGATGTTACAAAATGGAAGACGATATGGTTGCACTTCCTACAAAGATTTAGGATATTGTATAGGTAAACCGTGTAAATTATTTGGAGGGAATTAACTATGTCGGAAGAATTATTAGATAATACAGTCGTTCCTATGGAAGACTTTTTTGCTGAAGCCGAAGAAGAATATAATCTATTTGATGAACAAGCATGGAAACGAGGAGAAGGTTATTCTTGTCCATCATTCCCTATGTTTGATAAATATATGGAAGGCTTAACAGAAGGTCTTTATATGTTCGCTGGTGAATCTAATACTGGTAAAGCATTAGAATTAACAACTCCATTATTATTAACAAATGGCACTTGGACAACGATTGGTGAATGCAGAATTGGTCAAAAAATATTTGGTGATGATGGTCATCCGACAACTATTATCGCTAAATCTAAAATTTTTACAGACCATAAATGCTATAAAATTACGTTTGATGACCGCTCCACATTAATTGCAGATACAGACCATGTTTGGAAAGTATTTAAAAAAATACAAGGCAAACGAGTTGAAGAATTAATTATTACGACAAAAGACATGTTACCAGATTGGAATAAATATAATAAATATTCTTATCGTGTACCAATGCAACAAACATTTGAAGGCAAAGATAATAATATTAATATTCATCCATATGTGTTAGGTTTATGGTTAGCAAGCGGTACTCCTACACAAAATAAAATTTGGTGTAAAGAATCTGATTATAAATTTATGTCAGATGAAATTTATGCTTGCGGTTATAATATTAAAGATTATGTAGAATTCTCTGATTCTAATGTACATTTTTCTATCAATAATTCTAATTTTATTTCTATATTAAAATCATTGAATTTAATTAATAATAAGCATATTCCAAAAAGATATTTATTCAGTTCTATTAATAGTAGAAGAAATTTATTGCAAGGCATTATGGATGGCATTGGTTATGTAGATACAAAAGGTACTATCGAAATTACTTTCGGTGCCAATAATAAAGTGGCAGAAAATTTTGGGACATTGCTTTCTTCTCTATCTATTAAATACACAAAAATAAATAGAACTGTCACTGTAGACGATAAAGAATATGATGCTATTCGGTTTTATTTTTCTGTATCTAAAAGTAATACTTGTTTCAGAAATCCAAATAAAACAGCTCGTTTACGAGATATATTATCTGAAAAAAGTTTTAAATACAAAACGATTATTAATATTGAAGAAGTAGAATCTCGCCCTATGCAATGCATTCAAGTCAATAACTTATCGCATTGCTATTGTGTAGGTAAAGAATTAACAGTAACTCATAATACGGCATTAGCTTTAACACTGATGATGGATTATTGCTTAAACACAAAAAATAAATTATACGGCATTTATTTTTCATTAGATGATACAAAAGAAGAAGTCATTCCTCGTGTCATTGCATCTAAAGAAATTATTCCCATTTCTGTTGCTTCTAAACCAGCTCGCTATCAAAAAATCGTAGACGAAGGCGGTGAAGAGGGATATCGTTATGAACAAATGTTAGAAAAAAGAAATCATGGCTTACAATATTTAAAAGACCAAAAATCTCATTTTCGTATTGTTGATGGTACTAAAATAGAAAATGGCGAACAGATGCTAGACTTCTGTAAAAAAGCACAAGCTTACGTGAAAGCGATTGACCCAGATAATAATATTATTGTTTGCATTGATTCCCTTATGGATATTCGATGGGCAACAAAAAATTTCCAAACCGATAAACAATTAAATGATTATGTAGCTAAAGAAGTAAAACGATGGGCCGCTGAAGAATTAAAAGTCCCCATTTTTGGCACATTACATTTACGAAAAATAGAACAAAATCGTAGACCAAATATTGGTGACGTAAAAGAATCTGGTCGCTATGCATATGAAGCTTCTACACTATTTGTAGTCCATAATGATATGTCCAGAAATAAACAAAACTCTGCTATTTTTTCAGTATCATCTGATAATGAAAAAGTGCCTGTCATTGAAATTGACTGGGCAAAAAATAAAAAATCAAGTTACAAGGGAAGAACATTCTGCAATTTTCATACGAATTATTCTCACGTAACGGAATGCTCTGAAGAAGCATCACAACGCTTTATTGATTTAATTTTCTCATAAGAAAGGATTTATTAATTATGATTTTTTTAGACGCACATGAAGATAAAGATAACAATATTTATTTGGCAAATCCTCATACTATTGACACAATTAAAAGAATTAATTATACTAAAAATAATGGTGTCTCTCGTGCACAGGCTGAGAGACAACTCCAAGGGCAACTAAATGGACAAAAAGTTTTTAAAATTAAAACTGTTGGTGAAACAGAAATTATTTTGTCTCACGAAACATTGGCTAAATTAGCCGAACTAACAAAGGATGAGGACGTAATTCATGAAGACTAAAACTTCTGTGTCAGGTTTTATTAATAGATGCCCTGACTATGAAATGTGTCCAGTGTGCTATGGCTGTCGAAACTTTAATCCAACATATAAAAAATGTTTAGACGAATGTGGCACATATAAAGAAGATGTTTGTAATACAAAAAAACATCGACCAAATTTAATTACGAAATTGATTAGACCTAACTATTTTAAGTAAGAAAGGAACACGTAGATGGAAGAAACGGTACTTCAAGAATTAATTGATAATGATGACATTATATATATTAATTGGTTATCTAATTACGAAAGTTTATTTACTTTAACAACACAAGTGTTAACTAAATATGGTTCTGTAGAAAAAATTAAAGAAGCTGAACAAGTGATTGATGTGTTTATTCATATGCTATATCGCAAAAATCAAATTCAAAAAAATGACATCAGTAATTTACCAAGCTGGGTAGCTGTTGCTATTACAGCTGGTTATCTTCATAATGTTTTTTATGACGGAACCTTAGTATCATTATTTAAATGTCGCCAAGAAGTATCCATTCTTGCAAAAGAATTGAACATCCCTGTAAACGGCATCGCTGCCATGTTCCAAATGGTTGAGGGACAATTAGGCGATAGAACTCCTGTAGAATCCTGTATTCCACAAGATTCATCTCCTAGTGGCTTATTTGCATGGGCTTGTTGGTTTGTTACTGAATATCAGAAAGAAAAACCACTTCCAAACTCTACATCTTTTAAATAAATAAGATGCCTAAATTAACTGAACCACTATTATTTACTTTGTATGCTAAACGCACGAATCAATTATTAAATTTATTCTATGCAGCTATGCATACACATGTACCTGAAACTGCATTATGCGGTTGGTGGTATGAATCAAATACAGAAAAAACAATTTCATTAGACGGTGGTTGTGTAACAATCACTGTCGAATCTACTTTTGACACTTCTGGTTTGCCAGAAATTAAACCTAATAAAAAATATAATTCTAAAGAAGAAGAATTAGAATATGTAATGAAACGGATATCAAATGAATATTGATATTATATTTACGGTTATTATAACTGTTTTAGTATGTTTAGTAATTGGATTGGCTCTTAAATTAAGAGCCGTAATCCAAGAACGAGATTTCTATAAAGTATATAATGACCAAATAGAAATGCAAGAGCGTATGTTTAGTAATTGGATGGAAAATCCTTTACAAGAACGTCCCGTATTTTCACCGCCAAAAATTGTTAATAAAGAATCTGTTAAAAATAACAGGGGCTTTACACAATGAAGTCCAATAAAAAAATTACAGAAGAGCAATTATTTGAATACATAAAATGCCCAACACTATATGATACTAAATTTAATAAAAAAATTAATGCACAGACAAAACCTACATTATCTAAATCATTAATGGAATTAACAAATGCCTTTCTATTACATCTCAGTAACGGACGAGTTCTCGCTATGGGAGAATTAAAACGCAAATGGGATATGATATGTAAAAAAGATTCTATTAATGAAGTTCGATGTTTAGAAGGTTTACAACAAATCGCTAATTTTTTCAAATGGGCGGAAGCTAAACAACTTCGTATTTTAGATATTAAAACACCATATGCATTAACTGTAAAAGGACCTCATGGTGCTACAGAAATTACTGGCGAAATTGAATGCATTGCCGTAACGCCAGATAATAAATATGAATTATTATATATAGATTATGGTAATCGTCAACCAGACCAACCATACCTAGATAGAAAATTAAAATATTCTTTGGATGCTCTGGCTTTTAAACATATGTATGGTGAAGATATTTATATTCATATACATTATGTAAAAGGTAATTCTGAGTATTATAGCTATCGAAATCGTACAGATTTTGAACGCTTAATATCTACTATTGATTCTATTAGTGAATGTATTCAACATGAATTGTATTATCCAAGAGAAAATGTATTTTGTACTTCTTGTTCTATTAAACAAGTCTGTCGTGCATGGTCTCTCGTAAAGGCAGGTGACAAATACTAATGGCTATTATCGTAAAAGAATTCGTCGGTAAAGGTAACATTAAAAAAATCGACGAAAAAATTACTAAAACAATTCCGAAAAAAACAACTAAAAAAAATACAGAAAAGACTACTAAAAAAACTAAGAAATAATCATATACAAAGGAAGAGGTATTTTACAATGATAGAACGTATCTATGGTGCTAACGTATTAGTTGAGCCAAAAAACGTAGAAGAAACAACACAGTCTGGTATTATTCTTACTGGACAAAAAGGGAAAAAACAACAAGTAGCTAAAGTCGTTATGATTGGCGAAGGTCATATGTTAAATGATGGCACGCGTGTTGCTTTACCTTTTGAAATTGGCGATAATGTAATTGTACAACAATATGCTGGTACACAAATCGCTGATGATGAACATGAATACCTTCTCGTAAATGAGCGAGACGTAATTGCAAAAGTATCGGAGTAATCTAATGTTTAACTTTAAAGATTTAAAAATTAATTCTATTATTGTCTTTAAAGAAGATACAAAAGAAATCATTGCTAAAATAAAAGAAGATGGATTTGAAACACGAGAAGGGTTTAATATCCTTCTCGATTCTTATTCCGAAGAACATGTTTCTAATGAACTTGTATCTCTTAAAGATATATTATTTTTTAAAAACAATCCGCAAGAAACATATCTTGTGACACAAATTAATCAACGCTTTTTCTATATGACGAAATTAACGATTGTTGATGATGAATTAACATTAGATACTAATTATATTTTGGCATATCCTAATAGTAAATTGTTTGGTACACTCGATGAACTTGGATTAGAAAAATTAAATATGGAAGAAGAATAATTATGGCTTGTAAAAAGAAAGAATATTGTATCGACGGCATTACTTATTTTTCTAAAACATTATATGATTTGCATGTATTATTATCTAATAATAAATACGCAAAACATTTTATTATTCCAACTACTATAAAAAAAAGCAAATATGGAGCTCAAAAAATTATCGTAAACCATATTAATTTTGACTCTATTATGGAAGCCGAATATTATTTATATTTACTAGAACAAAAAGCAAAAAAAGAAATTAAATCATTTGAGATGCAAGTCTCTTTTGATTTGTTGCCTAAAAAGAAAAATAAATTCACTGGCAAAACTATTTTACCAGTTAAATATATAGCAGATTTTGTAATCACTGATAAATCTGGTACAATTAAAGTAGTCGATATAAAGGGTAGAGAAACCGCTGATTTTAAATTAAAAAAGAAAATGTTCTTTTATTTCTATCCTAATTTAGATTTTCGATGTGTACAATGGGATGGCACGCAACAAAAATGGCGTGACCTCGATGAGATTAATAAAGATAGAAGAGCTCGTAAACGATTAAAGAAAAAGAAGTAAATGTAAGGGTATATATAACATCAAATGAGCGAAACACTACATGAAGAATTAATTTCAGATAAAGAAGTCACAACGGCTATCAAAAAAACAAAACGAAAAAAACAAACCAAAGTTACAAAAGCTGAAGCTAAACGAAAAGTAACTATGGAAGCAAAGAAAAAAGAGTGGGCAGAAATTGAAGAACTCGTTACGATTTATAAGCAAATCTTCGATGAAGAAGAATTAAATAGAGTGGATAAACAAAAATGCACCGCAGCCAGTAAAGAATTATTAAAACGATTTGAACCTTTAATCAAAAAATATCTTAATATTTTTAAGGGTAATCAACTTGATTTTACTGATTCATCTGTTCGTATTTTTTGTATGACATTTATGTCTGAGCCTCAATTAAAATATGCATTAAAGCGTTCTACAACAGCCATTCGATATAGAACAGAAATTAACTCAAGGTTTCAATTCGTAAGAGATAATTATGGCAATCGTTCCTCTGAAGAAATTCGAGCTGAATTACAATTGCTATTATTAAATCTTGCTCGCCGCTATAAACCTATGGGTAGAAATTTCTGTGGTTACGTTGCTAATGTATATATGTTTGAAGTAGTACGATTCGTACAAAAATTTTTAAGAGAAGTCAATAACATTGCTTTTAAAAATGTAGAGTACGATGAGTATATGACAAGCGAAAATGAACGTGGTTATGAAACGATTTACGAAGATAAATATTATGAAAATAGCTTAGGTATCCCCGATATGTCTTGGATTTCTGGCTTACATTGCAGCGATGAATTTAAGGCACTCGATAATCTTGAAAGAAAAATATTAATTAAATATTATCTCGAAGATTATAATGATAAACAAATAGCTGAAATATTCGGACTACATCATAATACAGTAAATCAAAAAAGAAAACATGCTCTAAAATTAATAGCCACTAAATTAAACATACCATTCGACCAAATTAAAAGAAGTAGAAAAAGTGGGCTTAAAGCTGGACTAAAATAATAAAATAAGATATAATAGAATAAGCAACACAATAAAAGCAAAATACAAAGTGAGCAAAAGCGAACGCGTATTTTGCTTTTATAATATAAGCATTAATAAAGCCAATCATTTACCAGATAAAAAAATAAAATAATAATTAAGATAAAAGTGAAAGATAAGGAGTAAAAGATTATGTTGAAAATACTCAAAATTAAAGCAGGCATTGATTCTTCCTATGAAAATATCTATTTTGACGGTACACAAAAAGAATTAGCAAGTGCATTAAATGGAGCAAGATGCATTCCATTCTTGCAAAAGAAAGTTATGGATAGTGGATATAAAACTATTTATATTCACGCTAGAAATATTGTTGTGATTGAAGTAGATGATTATATCAAACAAGAACAAAAAGTAACGAAAAAAGATAATAAAATTATCGAATTCAATACAGATAATTATAAAGAAGAAGAGGATATGAATCCGTTCGCCGAATTAGATGATGATGCTACTGAATTTTTAGTAACGGAATGTCAAAAATTAATTAATAATGCACGTACACCAGAAAAACAAGAAACAGTTATTTCCGTAGCTGAAATCATGTCTGATTTTTTTGTTCAACATCATGAATTCAAAACAGATAATAAAGAACAAGAGCTAAAAACTATTTTTGAAGAAGAATGGGAAAACTCTAAAGGACCTCTTGTAGAAGATAAAGAATTATCTGAAGAAAAACTTAAAAAAATCTTTTTATCTGTTGTCATGTATATGCCTAAATTTAAAAACGATTTAGACAATTTAAGTAAAAAAGAAACATATGTATTATTTATTGAATGTTTTTTAATGTGCCTCCATACATTTAATTGGTTAGCTAATCAAACAGATGAAGAGTTAAAAGCTTTATCTGAAGCTGATAATGCTACATTCTGGTTCAATAAGTTTTTATCTAATATGTCTGTAGAACGAGCAAAAGAAGACGAAGAATAATGTAATAATATATATACAAAAGCCCCGATAATTACTATCAGGGGCTTTAATTTATATATTATTCTCTATAAAATCCAAACAAAAGAATTGGAATAATTTTATTTTTAAATAAAGTAAATCCATCTTCTTGATTACATGGACGTTCATAATCTAATACAATTTTAACTTGCTCTAATTTATCATCAATGTCTTTAATAGATTTAATGTCTTCAAGAAAATTAATATACATTTCAGAATAGATAAGCAATTCATCTATTGTATTAGATTTTGTTCTAGTATAGAAACTTCCGTTAGGAGCATAACGGTAATTATGTTTTTCTAATAGAAAAATATTTGTTCTGTATTTAGTATACATATCTACAACATATACTAATGTATCTGGAAATTGAACTGGATTGTCTTTATCTTGATGAGCAAATAAATAAATGACAGCATCATCTACACTTAATTTTTTCATATTAACCTGCTTTTTTGAAACCACAACGACCACGAGTTCTACCGCCTCGATTAACACAAGTCTTTAAGCATAATTTGCAATTATAATTATAAGGTGGTTCACAGTATCTATCTGGATTTTCAATCCATTTTTGTTTTCTCATACCTATTTTATTAGGCAATTCTTTCCATTTTTTCATAGTTGTATTCCTAATATTTTAGCTCGCTTTAACCATTCGCCATCATGATTATTAGATTCTTGATTTCGACAACCTTCACAGGCATGTAAAAATTCATGAACTAATGTATCATACAATCCTTTCGGATTATATAGATACGACTCAGAAATTTCTATTAATGCATTATCTCTATCGAGAGTGCATTGACCCCACAAAGATTCATCTTCAGTAATATCCACTAATATGTTATCTGGTAAATCATTAAAAGCATGCTTAATATAATTGTAAGCACCAATTGCTATTTCATATACAAATGGAACTTGTTGGGCTCTATCTGTTAAAAAAATCATATTAAAATACTTAACCCCATTAACAAAATTAATACTATTAAAAATCTATACAATGTATCTAATACAATTAATAATAATATAATTGCAATTCCGTATTTAATTATATTAACCATGAAGCCTCATTAATAAAATAATATTAAGAAAAATCATAATAATTACTGCAATTGCTAACATAATTGTATTTCTATGAGCAATCTCTAAACTTCGATTTGTTTTTTGAGCAAAATCAAATAACATTCTATCAGTTTCAATGCCATTTTTTTGTGTATCTTTAATGACTTCTAATGCTTGAATTAATTGATTTTGTGTATCAGTTAATTCGGTATTGGTTTTAGCAATGGCTCTATTATGTTCGCTAAGTATTGTAGTGATACTAATATCAGTCATTTTTACTTTTGTATCAGTTTTTATTTCATTCATAGTAATACCTACATCTTAAATAATACTAATACAAACAAACAAATAATTAAAATTAATTCGATAGCATTAAACATATTTTGTTTTCGTTTCATGCGTCGAATTACATTATCCCAATGTCGATATCGTTTACTATTTAAATCTTTTTCATTCCCTAACGACATATTAACTTTAGAAAAAAGATTCTGACTCATTTTTTCTAAATTAGTCATGTGATAGAATATATCTTTTTTCTGTTCTATCATTTCACTTCTATAGCAAGTTAATGTGTTATTAATAGATTCTATTTCCCTAGATATATTATTTACTTTATCTAATGTAGAATGACATACAATTTCTGCATTAGGTAACACAATACTTTCTTTAGAAAATTGTTTTTTATTCAAATTGAACCTCATATGATTAAAATCACATAATTTTAAAAGGAGATTAAAAGCCCCTTTATTAAGAAGTTTGATTTTCTAAGAAATCCTTATTCTTTTAGGCGTGTCCAGTTCGCCCCTACGGCATAAGATGGTTAAGTCTACAGCTTTACTTTTACGAAGAATATTTAATGCTCCGTTACAATCTGCATTAAAACGATATCCACTTTTAGTTCGGTATAAACCTCTTTTAACACGTTTGCCACTAAATTCATATTCTTGTGGATTATCCATATTATAAATAGGTAACTCATCATTATCGAAAAAACTAGCTTTAGAAGTATACGATTCTTCTTGTAAGATATAATTTATATTATATCGTTTACATAAATATTCTAATTTTTCTCGTATTTTACCAAATGGTAATTGAGTAAAAATTTGATTATTTCTTTTACCTAAGTTCGTTTTATTTTGAAATGATTGATTATATCCAATAACTAAAGTACCAATATCATTAGCTAAGCAATAGTTAATAATATAACGACAAGTTTTATTAATATAATCATTAACTCTATTTTTTCTTTTATTAAAAATTAAATATTGTTGCATTGTTAGTCGTTTAATATTTTGTTTATCTTTTATAGATTGTAATTTTGCATTATATTTATTAAAGAATTGATTAATAGATTTTAACTTTCTTCCATCTATAATAAAAGATTTTCCTGTATTAGTAACACAAGTACATAAATTATTAACGCCCAAATCAACCGCTAGTGCATTGTTAGTATTTAATTTTATTTCTTTTTCTTGAATTTCATATGTATAATAAATTTCGAAGAACCTAGCACTAAATTTAGGAATAATTCTAATCTCTTTTATTTTTTTATTTTCTAATGCTTGTGGAACTTTAATTTGAATTTTAGTAACTTCATGTTTCTTTTTAAAAGTATTAGAATATGGAATTGTTAAAACACCATTATCTTTAATTTTAAATTGAGCAATAATTAAATTTGAATAACTATTTTTTGGTAAATAATTAGGCAATTTAACATGCCTAAAATTATATTTACCTTGTTTTGCTAATTTAATTAATGCAAAAAATGATTTAAACATTTGGTCAACATCTTTAAGAGTTTGTTGAGCCATATTAGAATTTAATAATTTATAGTTTTCAAGATGCTTCATTTCATGATAATTAGACTCATATCGTAAATATTGTTTTTCTTGAAAATAATGTTGTCTAACATTATATATTGCTTGATTTGTTAAATTTTTAGCTATTTTACACAATTCTCTTAAAGCATTGTATTCTTCTTTTTTTAAATGCTTTACTTGTTGTTTTATAGTCAAATACATATATTATATTTCACCTCGCTTTCTATATTTAATATTACGAGATTATTATAATATATTTTTACCAGAAAAGCAACTTTTCAGTAAAATTTTTTAGGACATTTTATAATTTCCTTTCAATTAAAAATAGAGCAGGAACTCAAAACGGTTCCTACTCTATTATACAGGAAAATAAAATTATTTAAAAGGCCAAATGCGATGAGCTAACATACATACACGAGGATGTTTATCTCGTTGAATGCCAGAACACTTATAACCTAAATAGCAAGTAAATTCAAATTCCCTTTTAAATAATTTTGAATACCATACATGGTCAACCTTAATGGAAAAGATATCTGTATTAGGAACATAGCCCATCAAAAAATCTTTTTCTTCAAGCTCGACCACAAAATCTTTTGGCGTTACAGTTCTGCCAAAAATATAATAGGCAAAGCCATATCCACAATTACGATATAACCAAGCACAGCGACAAACATATCGTTGAATCAATTCCCAGAAAGTAAAATTATCATCAATAATATCTACATAACCAGGAATTAATATATTATCTTGTTTATATTCAAGATGATATTTATAGTGTTTATTAAAATCGTATCTGAATAATTTAGGCACATTGCCTTCAGAAATCATCCAGCCAATATCTAAACAATTATCATATGTTTGCCATAATTTAAATACTTTTGGAAGATTGCCATATTTGTCTGCAAATAATACAACAAACCAATTAGTTAAGTAACATAATATCATACATGCCATATTCGCAATTAAACGAATAAACCATGTAAAAGTTGCATGCTTGCAGAAAAATAAAAACATTCTTAAAGCCATTATAATTTCTCCAATTCATGAATAAGAAAAATATCTCCTGTAACTATTTATATTACAGGAGATTTCTTATTTATTGGAGAATTTTATTTATGTTTTTGACTTTAAATTTTTCGCCATCTTTAGAGCCAGTTACTTCAAATTGTAATCCAACTTGAGGTTGCTGCTGACAAGACATGGCAATTAATTTTAAATATTGTGTAGCAAAAATTAATGCTTCAAATTCACAGTTATCATGATACAAAGTAGCGAATAACATTAATTTGCCATTTTTTTGTGTATGCTCTTTGCGGTCCATTAATGTAACTGGAATTATAACTTGTTCACCATCTTCTAATTCTTCCCACCATGTTTTATATGTTACATGATTATCAAGAGTTTCTTCTTCATAAGTAAGGATTTGTTCAATGGTTGTTTCAGAATCATCTAATGGTTCCCAATCTATATCACCACGCAAAGAATAAAATTCATTTAATAAGGCATTTCTGTTTTCATTAAATTCTTTTAATGCGCCAGACTTAATTAAATTACTACCAACAGCTTTATTGAAATTTTTTTTAGGGATACGTTTTAACATATCTTGTAAAGAATTAAATGGACGCAATTCTAAAATTTTTTCTAAAGAAGCATCAGATACTTTAGCTACAGCTTGTAAACCATACAAAATTTCATTAGTATCTGGTAATGGAGTAAAATCTTTACCAGATACATTAATATCTGGAGTTCGTAATGTAATTCCTAATTTTTTAAGAACAGGAATATATTTAGCAATTTTTTCCTTTTTACCTTCACAAGAAGATAAACAAGCAGCTAAGTATTCTACCGGATAATTTTTCTTTAAAAACATAGTCAGTACAGAGATGTATGAATATGCAGCAGCATGACTCTTGTTAAAGGCGTAACTAGCGAATCCTTCAATAGTTTCAAAGTATTTTAATACCTCTTCTTCTGTATATCCATTCACTAATGCTCCAGGAATTTCAGGACCATATTTGCCTTTAGGGTCATACCAAGGAGCTTTATCATCTTGTTCCCAGCCTTCAGGGCCTTCACAATTCTTTTTGCCATAAATATGACAACGAATCATCATAGGGAACATTTCTAATTTCTTTTTAGCTGTAATTTTTCTAGTTATACTATCGGCTTGACTATCATCAAAACCAGCGATACGTTTACTAATAGCCATCAGCTGTTCTTGATATACTACGACCCCATATGTTTGACCTAAAATATCTTCACAACCAGAGATACAATAATGAATCTTATTATCATTTTTACCTTCGGCATAATCTTTGTCAAACCCAGCATCCAAAGGACCAGGCCTTCCCAAACTTGTGATAGCAACGATATCATTAAATTCTGTAGGTTTAATCTTATCAATTAATCCTTTCATTAAATCAGATGATAATTGAAAAACAGTATCAGAATTTCCATGATATAATTCTTTATATAAATCCTTATCGCCTATATCAACAATATCGTATAAATCTTCAATAGTTAAATCTGGATTAATATAATTTAATGTCTTGACGATAATATTAATATTATTCAAACCCAAAATATCGAATTTAATATGCCTTAATTCTTCAAGTTGAGGACCATCGTAATATGTAATGACAATATCTTTATCGTCTCTTTTTGCTGTATGTACAGGAACCCAATCAGTAATAGGAGTTGGTGTTACTAACACGCCAGAGGCATGAACACCAGTACCACGAAGTAATCCTTCAAAGCGTCTTGCTAATCTAAATACTTCTTCATATTTATTTTCAATAGTTTTAAATTTTTCATAATCATTTGGAGATTCATCTTTTAAAACTTCAAACTTTTTAAAAGATAAAGATATTTCTTTTGGTAAAATAGCTTGTAAAGATTTTGTAACTTTATTGCCTTCAGCAGCAGAATATCCCAATGCTCGCATAATATCTTTAATAGCTACTTTCATAGCCATAGTAGAATAAGTTCCTATAGCAGATACATTTTCTGAACCATAATATTCCTCTAAATGTTTTAGTGGAGGAATAACGTCAGCGAAGTCCGTATCGATATCTGGAGGCGATTTTCTATCTTCAGTTAAAAATCTACCAAACAATAATTGATTTTGGATTGGGTCAATATTTTTTGTAACACCAATACAATGCAAAACAAGGCTGCCTCCCGAACTTCCTCTCGCGGGGCCTGTAGGACAACCATTGTTATTTGCCCATGTAATATATTCTTCTACAACAAGAAAATAAGGAGCATAACCTTTTTTATTAATAACATTTAATTCAAAACGAAGTCTTTTTTCATACTCTTTTTGACTATACTCTGAATGCTTTTTAAGATATTCATATAAACCAGCAAAAGCTTTTTTCTCTAATGCTTCTTCGGGAGTCATATTGCCAATATCTACATCAGGGAATAAATCATGGTCTGGAGCTAAACCATATATTTCTATTTTATCAGCAATTTCTTGTGTAGTATCACAAGCTTTATACATTGCTTCTAAATATCCTTGTTTATTTCGTTCTTGCTCATACATTGTATCAGCTTGTTCTTCAAAAGCTTTTTTCATTTCTTCTTCAGAACGAATATGAAGACCCCAAGGATAACGCATTTGCGTACGATTTTCATCATGTTTTTCCATGCCAAGACCTACGCAAATTAATGTATCATGGTCATCCCAGTCATCAGCTAATGTCCAATGGACATCATTAGTCGCTGCTATTTTAATATTATTATTTTTACTGTATGTATAATAATATCGATTAATTTTATTTTGATTAGGGTCATTAAATGGTTGAACTTCTAAATAAAAATCATCACCGAAAGTTTCTGTCATAAATTGAAGATACTTATCTGCTTCATCATATTTATCTTGACGAATCATTTTAGCAGAATAGCCAGACATACAAGCTGTTAAACAAATAATGCCTTCATGATATTTCATTAGTAAATCATTGTCACAATGATGGCGGCCATTAAATTTACCATATTTAGCTGCTTCAGATTGAATTTTAATTAAGTTATGATAACCTACTTCATTCTTAGCCAGCAAAATAATATGATAACTGTAATTGTCATACATATATGGTTCAATGATTTCATTAATAGCTTTTTGTGTAACGCCTTTATCTTTTTTCTTAGGTACTGTAATTCCAGCAGCTTCTGCTCGTTTAGTAGCGTCCTCTTTTCGCTCTTCAATTGGTTTCATGATTTCTTTCATATCATGAGTCCAATATAATTCAACGCCGAGAATGGGTTTAATTCCGTTCGCTTCACATTCTTTTTTAAATGCAATGACACCACCCATATGATTATGGTCAGTAATAGCACAGGAATCCATACCTAATTCTTTTAAACGAGCCACTGCTTTTTTAACAGGATTAAATCCGTCTAAAAACGAATAATCTGTATGAAAATGTAAATGTGTAAAACTCATTAACTAATCTCGTCTAACAAAAAAATAACATCTGAATTTTTTAGTCCTAATGTTTTAGCACTAAAACTAGCTTCATCTAATTTGCCAACTAAATTTAAAGTATTAGGATATCCTAATTCTTTATAATTAGATAGCAAATTCCAACCAACAGCATATTTATTATCCGCCAATTTTAAAACTAAATGTTCTTTATTTTTAAATGGTGTAGAATATTCTACTGATTGATTTTTAAAAGCTAGTACAGGATAATCTCCTAAATATGGAATTGCATTTAATTCTTGTAAAGTCTTACCATTAATATCTTCTGGAGTCATATAATAATCTGGTTCAAATTTAATTTCTTCTTGAATTAATTGACCAGACGCTATCATTTCTTCTAATGTTTCTTTAATGCATTGTTTTAATTCTTCAAAACAAGATGGTATTAAAGTCGCACCACAAGCAAATGAATGACCAAATGCTCCAATAGCATATCCTTTAGAGGCAGCAATATTAATTAAAGTCTTGATATCTAAATTAAATCCACGGCAAGAAGCAGTAGCAATATCTTCTACTTTATCTTCTACATACACTAATGCTGGCTTTTGAAATGTTTCAGCTAATTTACCAGCAATAATGCCTGCAATCCCATGTGGATATCCTTCACAATTAAATAGACAAATAGGGTCTATTAAAAATTCTTCGCTATGTTCCATAGCTTTTGCGATAGCTTTATCCGTTAACTTTTTACGTTCATTATCCATGCGAGCAATATCAACCATTTTATCTTCAAGCTCGTCTTTATCTCCTGGATTCTGTAAAAAGAAAACATCAGTAGCAAGTTCTGTATTCCCTAACCGGGAAGCAGAATTAAATTTAGGACCTACAGACCATGCAATATCTTTTGAAGTAAAATTCTTAATAGAAAATACTTCAGAAAACATATTCATTAACGGAACTTCTTTATTATTAATAGACTCTAAAGCCATTTTAACAATAGCTCTGTTTTCAATATGTGGTGGCATTACATCCGTAATTAAACCAATACCGACAAATGGAATATAATTCTGACAAATATTTTGTTCATTGCCAGTTAAATATTCTAATAATTCTTCTACTAATAAACAAGTTTTCCAAGCTACAGCAGCACCACATAAATGAGTACCTGCTTTTTCATCTATCCATGGGTCTGTTTGTAAATCACCAGGTAATTCTTCTTTACTAACTGGTAGATGATGGTCTGTAATTAATACAGGAATATTATGTTCTTGTAAAAAATCAGCGGCTTCATACGCTGTAATACCATTATCTACTGTAATGACTACTGGCAATTGGTCTTTCATTTGTTCTACTACTTTTTCCGCAAAAGCTATAGATAAACCATATCCTTCATCTCGCTCAGGAAAGTATGGATATGTATCTAATCCTAATTCTCCTAAGCAAGATGTCATAATATAACCAGATGTCATACCATCTACATCATAATCTGCAAAGATTAAAAATGGTCTATCTGGTTTTTCTTGATATAGTTCTACAATCTTATTAGCTACTTCTCTCATACCATAAATATCTTCTGGATTTTCAAGTAGCATTATAGGATTATTATATAATAATTTGGCATCTTCTAAACTAATGTTACGTTTAATTAATACGTTAGCCATGAGTTCAGAGATACCTAATTCTTGCATATATAAATTTATGTTTTCTATAGGTAACACCGTCCTTTCAACGCATTAATTATACTATAGTTTAGTCTTAAAAGATAGCACCAATTATACAAACAGCTATAAAGAATAGAGCGAATATACAAAAGATGCCCCATAAAAAACAAAAGAAAACTTCTATAAATCGTTTTACCATTTCCACGGCAAATCATCTTCTTCCTTTTGAGTCATTGGATTCCAAATCCAATATATCCAATTTAAACAATACAATATAATTAAAATAGGAACAAACATAGTGATGGCAAAACATAAGCATAATATAATGCATAGAATAACCACACCTATTGTTTTTAATAATTTTTCTAACATATGAACTCCTTTCAAATAAAAAAGACAGGTATAAAACCTGTCTTTTATCTAATGTTTGAAATGATTATCATCATTATAATCGATATAGATTAAAATAATAATAAGGATTACAATACATATAGAGTCCATATACTAAATATCCTTTTATAGTAAAAAATAACGTATATGCTATTTATTACCTTTTGTAAGAATATAATAAAGTTTGTTCATCATCGAATCCATTAAATTCGAATCCTACTTTTTCTGCTGTTTTTATGGAAGCCTCATTATGTATTTCAATACTAACAACTAATATAAAATTATCTAGTTTCCAAAAATTAGATAATTTATTAATTGCTCTCTGATATAGTTTAACACCTAATTGTTTTCCTCGATGTTTTTCATCTACAAAAATAACACAATAGAAAATATTATTTTCTACTCGATTCACATCTAAGAAAGCAATAGGTTTTTTATTTTCATATTCAAACAAAGTAAATCCAGAACTATATTTTGGTTTAGTATCATTTGAAATTTTGTCTAAATCTTCTCGACTAGCAGTACTAAAAATAATTTCTTTATTTTTTAATTCTCTAGCTTTTAATTTTTTTAATTCATCAAATAGAACATGACTTTTTTGTTGATTATCACCATGTTCATATTTTTCTAAAATATCAGTTACAAACACAGATTAGACTCGATTTTTAAATACATATACCATATCTTCTGGATTACCAGATTCAATTAACATTTCTAACGCTTCTGCAAATAAAGCCTTGTTAGCCGCATCACGAGCTTGTTGTTCTTCTGTAGAAATATCATGAGGCACAGCTAAATGATGTAAATCATAATATAATACTAATTGTTTTACATGTGAAGCATATTCGCCGATAGCCTGATATAAATTAGACTCTTCTAGTTTTATATCTTTTATTTTTTTCTGATACACAAAAGTAATAGAATTAGAATTTGTTAATCGACTTAAACAACCAGCAATTGTTTTAATATCTGTTTGTTGTAAAATTTTACTTGATACAATAGCTATATCTATTTTTGTCACCTCACTTTCTTATAGGTAATAATTTGATATTCTACGACTGTTTGTAAAACATCTGGAGTTGTACTTAGAATTCTAGTTGATTCAATCATTTTTCTACTAGATACAAGATATCCTTTATGCTCCATGTCTTTAATAGACTCATCAACAAAAGAGTCTGTTTCTTTATCCATATCGTATTTAACAGTAATTTCAACAGCATTATTAGATTTATTAATAATGTCAGCGTTACGAGCATCTACCATTTCACTAAATGGACTTTTATATACAACAGGATTAACTGTATCTTGTCCACAACCAGAAAAGAAAGTTACGACAGCTAAACAAACAAATAGAATTAAAATATATTTAATGATATTCTTCATGGCTGCCATCCTGATTTAACAAAATAATTTTATTGTGTAAACGACTTTGCTGAACATCAATAACACGTTGGTTAGGAGACCCTTTAAGCCATAATGTAATATCACGGTGAGCTAAATCAAATTTACCATCAATTAATATATCTATATTTCTTAAAATAGAATGTGTAGATGCATCTGTTCTAGCCAATAATTCTTCATATGTATATCCAGTCCATAAAAATATTTTTATATCTGGCAATCGTTCACTTACTACTTTTACAAGATTATTAACAATAAGTAAATTATTTTTATACATAGGTTCGCCGCCAAGAATAGATAGATTTCTTTTAATTCCATTTTTGGTTAACAATTCAATGATATGCTCCACATAATTTTCTGGAAGTAACATACCTCCATCTTCTGACCAAGTATCAGGATTATGGCACCCACGACACCTATGTGGACACGATTGCACCCAGAAAGATACAGTAATGCCAACTCCATCTACTGTGTCATTTGGTTTAATTCCAGCATATCGTAAATTAGCTGGCATATCGTCACCTACTTTTCTTCAAAAATTTTTTCGATATATTCTTTTAGCAAATTAAGTTCTTCAATAGCTTCATCTTTATACGAGCAATACTCAACATAATCGTACAAGTTGCTAATACATACTTCAATATCATATTGAAGCTTTTCTTTTTGATTCATCACAATAACCTTTCTTGTATTAATAAAAAAACGCCAGTTATTAAACCAGCGTTTTTTTATATACTTTATTAAAATAAAAGAAAAATAAAAATGAAAACTACATATATTATATTAAACTAATTATTATATTCTGTCAAATATTTTTCATATTGTTTTCTAATTTCGATAATATTTCCTTGTGGACAATATTGATTTAACCATTTAATAAATTTCGCATCTTCTTCATTCAGTTCTGGTAAAGCTCTACCTTCTATAATACGTTCGATTAAACTACGATAAAATTTCCATTTTAAATAAAAATCTGTTTTCTTTTTATACATTTTACCAGTAGCGTCCGTAATAACGTAACCCTCTGTTGGTCTTGCTAAGAAAATAGTTCTAATATAATGGTCTAATTGGTCACGAGACCGAACTTGAATATTTAAAGCAGTACACATATGTGTTTCTGGTTTCCATTCTTTAGAAAATTCTTCACATACTTTATCTGAGAATGGAATATTAATATTGACACCATCAATATGCAATTGATTAGGAACAAAATCTAATAAGAACATTTTCTTCTGATTATTATAATCAATGATATGAATATCTTCTGGATGACATACTTCGAAAATGGCACTTGCATTATATTTTTTGCATAAATTAATAATTAAAGTTTGGTTATCTAAAGAACATTGGTCCCATACATCTTTTAATAATTTTGTATGGTCGCCTTGTGTAGTAGACTTAGTAGCAAAAATCACTTTTTGATTATCTTCGTCATAGGATACAATTCCTAAGAAGCCATTCTCTTTTTTAGAAATATGAACTGGATATACGAGATTATCTAGTTCTTCTTGTTCGTTGCCTAATTCACCGAAGTTAAAGAATTTATTATAGCTTCTTGCTTTTACTTTACCAGTAATTTGGTCCACGAATAAACCACGAGCTTTAACGGTTAAGTCATTCCAAATCGCATGATAAAATACATTGCGATTAAAATTTAAACTCATTAAATTATCTGGTAATTTCTTAGCGATAATATGTTTGCTATTAGCAATCGCATTAATTTCTTCATCTTCAGTAGCAATATATGTGCCTTTAAGATATTTAGATAATTCATTTTCATGAGCTAAATATTCTTTATCGTATACATCATTTTTAATTTGATAGATATCATTATCTTCGTCATTTAATACTAAATATTTTAAGAAGCCACCAAATTCTACTTGACCTTCCAGTGGTTTAGAATGTTCGCTTTCTTTAGCACTTCTATGACCGAATACTTGAATTGGATAAGACCTAGATGGAAACGCTCTGGATTCGTAAGCAGATGTTACATCAAAATCATAACCGCCATGACCATTAATATATTGCCATGTAGCCATATGATGTTTAGGTAAACAAGCTAAGCCTGCATGTGTTACGATATATGTTTTTCCTAAGAATTTAAAGAAATAAGCAGGTAACATTTTACGATATAAAACACGAAGATTTTTCTTTAAATCTTTATCATTATTATATTTACTTTGCCATTGTTTTAATGTAGTTTCTTTGAAACGAATCATGCCATTGTCAGTACGTTCAGCATCTTTATCGTGGGCCCAATCAACCCAATGAGCTTCATGATTACCTTCAAGTAAAACTACATTTTTTTGTTCAGCAATGTCAAATAACGTATCGAGCACTTCTAAGTTTTCAATACCACGGTCGAAATAATCACCTACAAAAATATAAAGATTTTTTGCGTCTTTGATATTTAATTCATCATCTTGATTAATTAATTTTTGTAATACAGTATTGCAACCATGAATATCACCAACAATAATAACTTGTTCATACATATCAGACATGTCTTTATAGATACTAGCAAAATCATCTCGGAAAGATAATGTATTTAATTTAACAAAATCTTTTGGTAATCCATTATGTTCCCAAGCAGTATACATTTTACGAATTACATTTTCTGGAACTTGATTAAGTTCATCACGATATTTATTTCTATCAATATATGTTTGTATACTTTCACGCTCAGGTTCCCAATAAAATAATCTATATTTATATTGCTTAGCAAGTTCACGATAGCGATTAATTTGTTTTGTATGAAATTTACTAGAACTACAATGCGTTGCATCAATAATCGTAGGAGAACCAGTCTTCATACGATTAATAAGCATTTTGTCCAATAATTCAAATACTAAAGCATTATCTTGTTGACTAATGCTATATGTAAAATTTTCAGTAACTTCGGGTGCCCGCAACATTAAACGTAATGTATCTGGACTTAACACATAATTCTCAAGCCCAGCTTCTTTAATAGCTGTACTTTTACCAGAACCCGGACACCCTCTCATAATAATTAAGTCTCTCATGTATATACTCCTCTATAATTTCTCAAAGAAGACATCATCAATATTATCATCATAATAAGAATATTCTTCGTCTTCTATAAGTTTTCCCTTTACAATAGTAACTTTTTCGACAAGACCTTCATTCCAATCAGCACAAGATATTTTAAAATCTAACTTATATTTTTTAGCAATATCTAAAAATGCATCGACGTCTATACCGTATCTAAAATCCATATTCATTTGCATCCAGCAAACATTTTTGCCTTCATCATAATGAATATTAATTTTATAGTGAGAAGATGGACCAAATGCATCACCAATATTTTTAATATCGAACGTATGTTTTTCATTTGCATTTTCTGCTTTTTCTGTACGCTCAATAGTAACTAACCCATATTCTTCACTTAAAAAATAATTAGGCAACGATTCTAATTTAATATTATTATCGAATTTAGTTACAGTATCATCATAGAAATTGTCTTTAACAAAATAAGACATGGCTTCTAATGAGCCACGAATGATAACTTGTCCTTTATACCAATCAGCCATAATTATTCACCACAATATTTATGAATACGTTCTAGTAAACAATCACGGTATTCAATCATAACAGATAATTGTTTACATAATAAATAATAATCTTCGTGTTCTCTATTTGCATCTAAAAATTTAATTAATTTTTCAACACGAATATCTAATTGTTTAAACTCTTCTAATAATCTTTCTTTCCATTGTTCCATAATTAAAAATCCATTCTTATAATTTTGTATATAAAATAACAATATTAACCAATAAAAAGAAAAATGTTAATGCTTTTAAAGTGATACTAATTAATAATAAAATTTGTGTTTTAATATCTTCTGCTTTTTGAAGTTTTTCAAAATCGCTGTCGCCATAAATGGCTAATAGCATCTCCATGCAAATCATAAATATGATAACTAACATGGAAATAATTGGTGGATTAATGCTGATATCATATAACATATTTCATAATCTCCGCTACTGTTTCTTTATTGTAAGCAACATTTAGTGCTTTATTATAGATATCTACATATGTTTCACCATTATTTCCGTTGTAAGTTACTTCTACATATTCATCGATATCCATACAACCAACTAAGACCTTCCAGTTTTGTAATGTTTTGCAGTACCAAACAACAAACATATTATCTTCATTAATTTTACTAGATACTTCTTCTGGCTCTAACATATACCCATAATTATGTGTTAAAGCAGACATAGCTAATGTAATAGCTACTTTTTGATTTTGTTCATGACTTGTCATATTTATTCCCTTTCTATTTAATTTTAACTGATGTATCAGATTCGAACCAATAAGAATCAATATCTACATAATCAGGATATGTAGTTACTATATATAGACTATCTAACACATCATAATATTTGTAAATAAAAACATAGTTTCCTGTTTCATTTTCATAACTATGCATTTCTTTTAAGAACTTTTTATTAAAGAGATGAATATGGTCTTTTAAAGCACGTTCAACTCTTTCTTTTTCAAACTCATAAATCATATTTTCCTCTTTTATACATTATCTAATTTGTAAAATGCATATAATTCAGATATAGAATTAATAGCTACCATTATGGCTTGCAATATAATAGCAGTATTAATATCTAAATGATTTCCTATAGCTACGCCTATAGCACCACCAATTAATGAACCAAATAAACAATATGATTTATTTAAGCTATTAAAAGATGTTAACTCATCTCCATGAATCGTATTATTAATACTATCTAGTAACATAACACCCCATATCGCAGCCAATGTGCCATTAGAAATGGCTATACCAATAAATCGAATTGTTGGGTCATCTATTGAAAACAATACAATTACTGCATATATTATAGCATCTAATAATCCAATTATAGGAGCATATTTTTTAAATAATTTTCTAAAAGAATTTTTACTTAAAAAACTATTAATTGTGCCAGCTAATCCAGCGTAATAAATTCGCAATACTTAATGTACTAGCATTTACCAGACTCATAAAATATATTTGTACTGTAGGAGTAGTAAATCCAAATATAATATTTTGAATTGTAGCAATTACAATAATAACTGCTTTAACTTTAGTTAACATTATTTCCTATTTTTTCTAATTTTAGTTGGAGGTTCATCGATATATGCCCAACAATTTAATTTTTTAATTGGCATATTAAATAAAGTTTCGTCACTTTCACTTATAACAGTCACTCCACTATCTTCATCTAGCATACGCAATCTTCCAACATAATATTCATATTCATCAAACTGTACTACTATTAATTTATCAAATAGAGGAAGAACTTCTGAAAATTTTTTCCATTTAAATTTCATTTCTATTATACCTTATCATAAATATAAAATAAGGCTCCCTACAAAAGAGAGCCTTTATTTATATTATATACCTTATTTAAAATTAATCTGCAAACTTGCAAGTGTTTTCATCATCTATATAATCCGTAACCCAAATTTGATACGTTTCCTTATTGATTAAATGACGTACATATTTTTCAACAAGCTCTATTTCAAAGAAACCTCTTTTAGATTTCCAAATAATATTTCGAATATCTTCAGCCTCTTGATTAATCACTTCAATTCTGAAAGTAACTAATTCGTGTTCTTTGTGCCATCCATTAACATAAAGAGACGCAATATTTTTTATAGATGATAATGCGTCATCTAAATTTGAAGAGGCAACGCTTGTTTTCAGCTGATTATAATTTTCGTAAAGATTTAAAATATACATATATACTCCTTGGAAATTAATTATTTATTTTGATTTTTTAAAGCTTCGTTTTCTTGAACTAATTGATTAACGATAGCTTTTAAATCATCAATATCTTTAGCCATAGAAGCTGGACTACGATATTGAATATCTTTAGCTCCAACTTTATAACTTACACCAGCATTAATAGCTGCATCTTTACCATTAATAGATGTACCTACAGTAAACATAATATTTTCATTTGGACGATATGCTACACCTAATGCTACAGCAGTATTGCCACGATAATGACCAACACCAGCCATGATATCTACTTTATGGTCTGGGTTATAATCTAATGGATGTAATGCCGCTAAAGCAGATGCAGATGCAATGCCTTTACGAGCTTCTTTTTGATTAGCATTAACTTTAGAATCCAATGTATTAATTTTTGTATCTAAACCATTTAAATTATTATTAATAGTAGAAAAATTATTATTATTCACATTTTCATATACATTTAACCTTCTCTTTCTAAAAATTAAAAATAAATAATTTAACTATATTATACAAGGCACTTAACATTAATGGTCGCCCCAATAAATCCTTAAATCATTATATAATTTATCTGATGGCAATTCAATATAATTAACAATATATCTTTTGCCCTCAAGATAACCAATTATTTCTTTAGGTTTATTATCTTCTTTAGCGACAGGCACATGACATTCATAATTGCCTTGTTCAATAGCGACTTGCATATACATATTAATTTTATCTAGTAAAACACTATATTTCTTATTAAATTTTTTTGTATTAGTTTCAGTAGATAAAGCGTTAGCTAAATGAGAGTCCATTATTAATTTATTATTATTTTTAATATATCTATTTTCTTTTTGTAATATTGTTATTTCACAACTATATTGTGTCCATTTATATATTAAGAATAATGTTCCTATAATTACAGGAACTAATAAAAGCCATGGCATATATTCCATCATATGTTCTCACCACCTTACCACTTAATAGTCAAAATAATACGTTTGCCATCTAATTCAATTTGAGCAGAATCAACAACATATCCTTTTTTCTCTAAATACTTAATTAAATCTTTTGAATATTCATTATTAAATATAGTAACTTTATATTCAAACTTACCAGCACTAGATGCTTCTTTAATCCCTTCAACAATATGTTTCATAGAATTCTTATGAGCAATTAAAAAATATTTTCTATTGTATTCTATTGCTAAAGCGTGGGCATCATCTGCATCTAATAAAATTAATTCTTCTTGATTATTCTTTTCTACTTTATCTTCTTTAATCCATTTATATAATAGATAAAGAAGAAAAATAAGAAATAACAATACAATAAAATCTATAGGATTAAAATCCATATACTTTTCCTCATAATATAAAATAAAATAGTTCTCCTTATTAATTAAATAAGAAGAACTATTTTAACATTATATATATTAATTATCATCTAAATGAAGAACACGAGAAGTAATTTCTTTAGTACGACCTTCATTCCAGAAGTTAGAACCCAAATAGCCGCAAGTCCTCCGCGTTACGACAAGCTTTGAATGGTCTCGGTTTCCACATTGAGGACATTCCCAATCACCATTTTTAAATTCAATTTCACCTTCGTAACCACAATTATAACAATAATCTAATTTGGTATTAAATTCAGCATACTGAATATTATGATAGATATAATTAATAATTTGTTCAACTGCTTTTACATTATTTGTCATAGATGGCATTTCAATATAAGATAAACAACCACCACTTGCAATTGCATGGAATGGAGCTTCAAATTCCAATTTAGTAAATGCATCAACTGGTTCTCTAACATCATAATGAAAACTATTTGTTAAATAACCTTTATCAGTAACATCTTTAATAACACCAAATTCTTTTTTAAGCTTTTTAGCAAATGTATAGCATAGGCTTTCCGCAGGTGTGCCATATAAGCCATATGCAACATTATCTTCTTTTTTCCATTGTTCGCATTTATCTCTCATATATTGACAAATTTCTAATGCTAAATCTTGATGTTTAGAATGAGATTCACCAGTTAATAACTTAACTGTTTCATAAATACCAATAAAACCCAAAGAAGACGTTGAATAACCACCATAAAGTAATTTATCAATTGTTTCTCCTGGTTTTAATCTTGCTAATGCACCATGTTGCCACAAAATAGGAGCAATATCTGACTTAGTTCCTTTAAGGTTATTTGTTTTATAAATCAATGCTTTATGACAAAGCTCTAATGCTTTATCTAAATATTCATAAAATTTATTAATATCGCCTTTTGCAAGAATTGCACATCGAACTGGATTTACAGAAACAACACCTTGATTAAACCGCCCATCAAATTGATATTCTCCTTTTTCATTTTTCCATAAAGAAAGGAAGCTGCGACAGCCCATTGGGAACCATACTTGTCCATCATATCTAGCTTTCATAACTTTTGCAGATACATAATCTGGATACATCCGTTTAGCTGTACATTCAGCTGCTAATTTAGTTAAATAATAATATTTGCTTCCTTCTTCTGCATTATGTTCATCTAAACAATAAACTAATTTAGGAAACACTGGAGTTGTATATACACCATCAGAATTCTTAATTCCTTTTAGTCTTTGTTTTAAAATTTCTTCACAAATTAATGCAGCATATTTAGCATATTTACCATCAGGATTAAAATTTAATGCAAATGTAACAAAAGGAGTTTGGCCATTAGTTGTCATTAAAGTATTTATTTGATACTGTAAAGTTTGAACACCATCACTTAATTCTTTTTTCATCATACGTTCTGCTAATAACTCAGCATCTTTTTCATCAGCAAAGAATTTTAAATATTTTTTGTATGTTTTAAAAAGATATGGAGCTAACATTTCATCAATACCATTAATTGACTGCCCCGATTCATATTAGAGTGGAATTCTCAAAATATGGTCTGACTATTCCTTATTGCAATAGAATTTTGCAATCAATACGTCTAGTCGATACAATTATTTAATAATGTCTATTTTATATTTTTTATTTGAAACTTCTCCATCTATATGTCGAGATGTTTGAGTCCAAGATAAACCTAAGAATTTTGAAAGAGCTTCTATTGTTTTAAATTCATACTTATCATTTAAAATTAATTTTTTGAATTTTCTACGAGAATAAGCTTTATTTTTTGTTCTATTTAAAACATCATATGCATGTTTATTATTCTCAGATTGAGATACCCATTCTAAATTTGTATAATGATTATTTAATGGATTTCCATCTATATGATTAACAGTATTTTTTTCTTCTGTTTTTCCACTAACAAAACATAATGCAACTAATCTGTGAACAGAAAAATTTTTATCATCAAATCTCACATAATATCTTCCAACTCTTTGATTAAGATATGGAGTTAATAATGCATACCTATTATATGTTTTTTTATATAAACATATTCTACCATCATTTGAGACATAAACACCTTTATGATTAGGAATTTCTTTCCAATTTTCATCAATATCAATATATTCTCTTGGAGACTGTTCCATACGTTCATTTTTTTTATCTTGAGCTTTTTTATGCATTCGATTTTGATTTTCAATAATTGCGTTTTTAATCATTTTATCGCCATTTGCAATTGTTCCTGCAATATAATCTGGCTTTACATTTAATATTTTTGCAATTTCTACAATTGTAAAATCTTTATCTAATTTAGATTTAATAAATTCTCTATGTTTATTTGCAAATTTTTGATTTGATGGAGTTAAATATCTCTTAGACTTATTTTGTTCAAAATGCCATTCACGATTAATTATTTTAGTTAATAATGTTCTATCTAAATCTAATAATCTAGCAATATAAGATTTGTTTCTTCCTTCTTCAGTATATAACTTTTGAATAGTATCTTTTAAAAAATATATTTTTTCTCTATTGGTCATTTCCAAACCTTTCATTATTAAACAATCACGAGATTAGCCATTTCCAAGCCTTCCTCGTTAGCCATGATTTAAATATCATAACCTTTATAATAAAATATAAATTTGTATTGTTTATACTCGGCAGATTAATCAGTTAAACCGAGTTGGTTAGAAGCACAGCAAGCAATAATCTGCGTAGTAATTGTACATGCAGTTTGAAATGATTTTGGAGTTTCAATTGCACTACCATTAATTACGGTACCATTTCTTAACATATCTGGAATATTTAACAAATCACAATTATGAATATGCTGTAAAAGATAATCCATATCATGTAAATGCAAGATTCCTTTATCGTGTGCCTCTACTAAATCTTGTGGTAACAATTTTCTTCTAACAATATCTTTAGATACTTCACCAGCAATTAAGTCTCGTTGAGTTGCTGCAACATATGCACTTTTATTTGAATTTTCATTAATAGCTTCTTCATTTGTTCCATTAATTAATCCAAGAATAGCATCATCAGAAGTATTATTTATATGTCTAAAAGCCTGTACTGCTCGATAAGCCTCATATGCCTTAGCAGTTTCAGCATTATCTTTTTCAGTTAATAAAAAATAAACTCGTGATTCTATTTCAGAAACAGAATTTAATTTTTCGTCTTCGATTATATTAGAAATTTCTTTCGCTTGATTTTTAATAAATTTACCTTGTGGCGAATGCATTGCTTTTTCAATAGCAACAATAATTTTATTTTTATCAAAATCAACTAAACGCCCATCGCGTTTTTTAATTTGCATATTCTTTTGTTCCTTTACTTAAAAAATAATTATATGAAAATTTTTGTTCTCGACTTTTATATTACTACAAAACAATAAAAGAAAACAATATCTTGTAGTATTCCAATTTGTCATATACAAGATATTGTTTTTTATTGAGAATGTGATAGCCATTAGGGTTATCGAATTTCATCTATGAGATTTAGTTATAGTTACTCTAAAGGTCGAGTTCTTTCATATGTTACAAAAGAAAATCCAAATTCATGTTTTTCATCGATTGGATGGTAAACACGGCGAACTTCTTTAAAATAATTAGGCAATTTAAAAAAAGTATCGCCATCAGTAATTTCTGTTTCTATTTCAGTTATATAACATGTAGAAACAAAAGGGAGAAACATTTTGTAGATAGCACCACCACCAATGACATATCCATCTCTTGTATCTCGCATTAATGCTGAAACTACAGAAAATGAATCATGGAAAACTTTTACATTTGGATTGTTATCTTTGTTGATTCTTGATTCTTCTTCTCTTGATAATATCCAATGCTCTCGATTAAGCAACACTCCGCTAAGGGAATCAAAAGTCTTCCTGCCAAGGATAATAATGCTTCCATTCGTCTTCTCCTTAAAATATTTCAAATCATCTGGTAAATGCCAAGGCATTGTACCATCTCTGCCAATCACTCCATTTTTGGAAGTGGCAACAATTAGTTTTAATTGTTTGCTCATTATTTTATTTAACTCCTTTATACGGACACTTCCATTGGAAGCTTACCTAGATGTTCATAATTATCTAATTGAATATCTTCTGGTTTAAATTGATAAAAACTTTTTACGTTTTTATTAATAATGAGTTTTGGCTGTTTCATATTTTTAAGGTTTTGACTACGTTCAATTTGTTTTTGTAATGTGTCTACATGATTTTTGTATATATGTGCATTATTTACTACATGTGTAAACATTCCTGGCTCTAATCCAGAAACATGTGCAATCATATAAACTAACGATGAATACTGACTTAAATTAAATGGAATTCCCAAACCTTCATCGCCGCTACGTTGCATAAGTATACAGTTTAATTTATTATCCTGTACATTCCACAAAGTTTCATACGCACAAGGTTGTAATGCCATATCATGTAAATCTGCTACGTTCCAGAGAGAAACAATCATGCGACGATTATCACGATTATGTTTTAAATCATATAATAATTTATCTACTTGAGATAGATATACATATCCATTTCTATCTTGTTCGCAAGATTTAATTTGGCGTGCTTCTAACATTTCCATAGCTTTATTGTAATTTACATCATTGTATGGATTAATACGGCCCATTTGATAACCATAAGCTTTACCAATAGTACCATCTTCTCGTGCCCATTCATCCCAGACATGCACATTCATTTCTTGTAGTTTGCGTACATCATTAGACTGCATTTGCCAAATCCATAACAATTCTTTTACGGCTGTTTTGAAAGCTACAAATTTAGATTGTAGAATCGGGAATTCTTTTTGCAAATCAAATTTCATAATTTGATGCGGTAAGAAAATAGCTGGCATACCTGTACGATTATTTGTCCAAGTACCTTCATTTAAAATTTTTTGTACAATATCTAAATATTGTTTATCTGCTTGATTCATTTATTCTCACCTCCTTTCAAATTTATTTTTTTAAATAACATGCTTTATCTGCATGAAAGAAATATTGATTACCTTGTATTTTAAAAGCCTTTAAAATATTTCTACGTCGCTTAGAATATTCTGTCATTTCATTACAAAAATAATAACTTTTATCGAATGGATGATTACAATAAAGGTTACCATTTTTATAGGCTTCTACTTCTTGATTATATCTATATTCATATGCTTCAGCTACATCTTCATTATATTTACCATATAAATCTGTAATACCTTCACCATATTCTGAGCCGCAAATAATTTCAAATATATCATTAGTCAATGTATTAGTAATGACATATTTTTTAATATCTTGCCAATTACGACTATATTTAGAAGTATTTCCTAATACGTAATATTCTAACTTTAAATATTTATAAGAAGCAGTTGCTTTATTAACTACATCAGAATATATATAATTATCTGCTAATTTATCTAATAAAATATCTGTTAAAGAAATAAATTCAAATTTATCCTCTTGATTAACTTCTGTTAAATATAAAGTATTATATACACAAGATAATGCAAATATATCATCTACAATACATGCTGCGTGACCACCACTAACAATACCACCAAGCAATCTTTCATTATCTGCCCTATAATAATATCCCTGTAAAGATGGAAATGTATGAGAAATTCCGTCCTTATCTTCGTATGTTTTATCTTTATATTCTGGATAGAATAAATCTGTACGCCAACCAATCTCATATAAATCTGGATGCAATTTCATGGTTGGTGTAATTAATTTACCATTTTTAACAATATGTACACCACTATCAATAAAAGCCATCTTTATTTTCTTTCTTTAAAAATATAGCTCAGTATTTCTACTGAGCTATGTTAAATATATATTATTTTTTATTTGATGGTACTACAGTAGTAGTTCCGTCTTTTGGTTTAGCCCCAGTCGCTAAAATTTGTTCACCTTTTTTATAATTAATTTTAGGGAAGAACTGCATTGGATTATTAGGGCATACTGCTTTTTCAGAATCACCTTGACCTAATTCAAAATATAAACATTCTGTATTAGTAGTTGTATCTGTACCAGTTAATCCTAATTGTTGTCCACGAAGAACAGTATCACCACGTTTAACAGTTATTTTAGAAGAACACATATATCTAGCAAATGTACCATCATTATGTTGCACATTAATAGATTTATATTCTTTGCCGTATTCACCATCATTACCACAGCCAGTTATTTTACCATCTGCTACAGAATAGAATGGTGTACCAGTACGAACTAAGAATTGTGTGCCTGTATGTAATTTACCATTAGCGGTTTGTCCATAGCTATCACCCATAGTAACACCAGGGTTATTTAATTCTTTATCTGTAAATGGAAAACTATAATTTGTTTCATCATAACGACTAAAATGAGCTTTAGATTCTAATTCACAATATAAGTAACAAATAGCTGGGAATTTTTCTTTGCCGTCCATAGAACCATCGCCTAACGGGATTTGTGTTAAATGATGTCCTGCATACGCAACCCATAACCAACCATCTCGGTCTTCCCATTTAATAATAGGTAATTTCTTTTGATTAGTATCTGAATTACCATTACCAGTGACAGTACCTGTTGGTTTTTTATCTGGGTCTACATATGGCTGTCCTGCTTTATCAATACGATTAATTTTCTTCTCTTTACTACCTGGGAATAATTCATATCCGCTAGTAAAAGCAGTTATACCAATACTTGGATTTGATGTAGAAATTTTAGATAAGTAATCATTGTATTTTTCATACACTTCTTTCGCTGGTTTATTCATTACAAAAGAAGCACAGGCAATAAACAAGCTATCTACTTTATCATTATCACCAACAATTTCTTTTACTTCAGATTGAAGTCCGCGTCTAAATTTATTAAGAACATCGTCTTGTAAATTTTTAGCATATTCTTTTGCTTCATTAATAATAGATTTAATTTTAGAAGCTTGGAAATTAACGTCAGTATTTTCATTGTAAGAATCCATAGCATCTTTATTCTTCTTCATAATATCAGATACTACATCATCTTTAATTAAATTTTTACCAGCATTCACTTCATTGCCAGTAAATGAAGCAAGACGCATTAAATTAGAACCATCATCAGAAATAGATTGACGCCAATTAATGTGAGGTATTTGGTCTTCTTTAGGAGTTAAAGACCAATTCATTTTTAATCCTTCGCCCCAAATATCTTTAAATTTAACTGTTTCAGCTGTATTCTCTTTTTCGACTAAAGCCAAATCAAATTTAGCATCTTCTTTAGCAGTCCAATATTTTTCGACACGAGCCAATGTATCGTATTCTTCCATATTAGTATAACCAGCTTGATTATCATCTAATATAGTAGCTACATTAGCACCAAGGTCGTTCATGATTTCGTACATCTGCAATTTGTTATCCTATAAGTTTTTTATCTTATAGCTCTTACAATTTCTTGTAAGTTCAGCATATCTTTTCACGTTTAATTAGCTATACGTGGAGCGGTCTCTTGGGTAGATTATATCTTTTCACTACCTATGCGTTGCCCCTGACTATATTAAATATAGCCTTCGGTTCAGATTAGCATATCTATTGACTTAGCTTTCCTGCTTAATACCACTCTAATACTTTATAATCTTTAATAGCTTTTGATTATAAACGGCCATTATATTAACCTGCAATTGGTTCGAACCTTGTACAATATAAACATTGGTCTATTTGAATTTCTTGTCCATCATTGATTCTATCATCTGCTAAACACCTGATGCTTTTATATTTTTGCCCTGGTTGCGTGCCTCCGTAGTACTGACAATTTACGACGACCCTAGAACCAAGCCTACCAAACCATCTAAATAAAGTAGCAACCATATTTTCTAATTTGACGATACGCTTTTCTGCTTTATCACTAACTTTCATAGCTGCTATCATAGCATCTTTGCCATGAATATGTGTTGTTTCTTTGTATAGTTTAATATTAGGTTTATGAAATTCAAGTTCTTCTATCTTTAAATCTATTGGATATGCATCTTCATTATTAGGCATTTTGCCTGGATTAGAAGTCTTAATTTCTCGTTCATATTTAGTAGGGTCTAATAAATGTTGTCGAGCTTTAATTGCTTCTGAATCGCCAATAATAGATTGCAAATCAGATAACCCAATTGATTGCATAATATTTGTTGTAATATCATTCCAACCAGCACCTTCGCCTAATTGAGTAGCTTGTTGAGCACTCTGCGTAGCTTGTGTGCTGGTATCTTTTTTTTCTTCTTGAGGATTATTATTTTTTATTTCTTTATCTTTATTTTTGTCTTCTTCTTGTTTATCTATCGTAACTTTGGTATTGTTACTTGTCTCTTCGGCCATTAACATACCTCATCTTTATATATATTAAAATAAGTGCTATGTAAAAATTAACATAACACTTATATTGTATCATTATTTATTATGGTTGGGTAGATGTATCTTTTTTAATTTTAATTTTTGCTTTATCTGACGGAGTTTGTTTATTATCTTTAGACTCTTCTTTTTTAGTATCTTCTACTTTTTTATATTTATTTGTTTCAGATAAAATAGCAATAGCTTGTTCTTTAGTATATTTATTATCTAGTAAATATTGCAAATCATTTTGCTTAAAGAATTTACCATTAGGAGCTTTCACATCAGAATCTGCACCTTCATTATCTCTAGTTTGTTCAGTATCTTTATTAGTAACTTCTAATGTATTAGCAAGTACCCATTGAGGAATTGTATCAGATACACAAATTAAATCTGGATAAATCGGTTCACAATATGTTTTGCCTTGTGGAAGCTTAGTGATTTCTACTCTATCTCTTCCTTTAGGCACTATACGAAAACCTTGGTCAGATGAAGCAGAGCCAGACATAGAAGTTCCGCCTTTAGCGGTAGAAGCATTACCAGTTCCATTATTAACACCAGAAGCTCCACCCTCCCAGCCATTACCACCATAAGAATAATGAGACCAAGCATTACCATTAAATGCTACGTCAATATGTTCATTATTAGCAGCACCATCTAAATAGCCTTCCCAGTTCATGCCTAAACCAAGAGAAGCACCATATCTTAGAAATTCATCTACTAATGGACCAGGTTCAGAAGTGCTATTAACAAGTAAACCAGCACCACCATAATCAGATACGTCAATTTTCCATCCATTTGCATGTGAATAGGTACCACCAGAATGGCTACCATCTGTGCCAGATGTTAACAATAATTTATTGCCACCTGATTTTTCATAGTACCATTTGCCAAGAGCTTCAAGAATATTTGTTGCACAAGCCTGTGCTCCTTCTAATGAAGCACTGCCAGATTGCTTCGTCCAATATTGACCGCCGTCAACATCAGACATTCTACCATAATCTTCCTTCATATAACTCCTTCCTATGGATTATTCCTAAACGTATTTATTTCGTGATTATCCTTTGGTTCACCTTCAAGTCTAGCATGGTGCCTATCATTATCATAATAGCGTCTTTCGCCATAGTAGCGACGACCATCATACGTAACTTGTGTAACAGGGTCCATTCTGAATTTCCAAGTCATATCGTTATTAATAGAGTTATCATCTATGTTTTGATAATCATATTTATTGAAGAATTCATCATCTAACATTTTGTCAGATAAGTCTTCTTGCAAAGCCTTTTTAGCATCTTTCTTTTCTTGTTTTTCTTCTTTGGCTTGTTCTAACAAATCTTGCAATGGATTATCTTCTTTTCTTTGTTGAAGCTTTTTCTTTTGCCAATAGGTAGCTAAAATCTTTTCGCCAGTTTCTGTATTTTCATAGTAGTAATCACCGACTACCATTGTCGTACCAGAAGCATTGCAATCCATTACTTCATTTGGATATAACATTCGCTTTAATAGCCACATGTTTATTTAACCTTTTTAAATTCACTAATTTCAGTTAAGATATCAATAATTTCTTGTTGTGTTTTATATCCAGCATATTGTTGATAATCATCAATTTGTACTTTATTTTTTTTCATTACATATAACTCAAATAGTGGTTCATTGTAATTATAAATAGAACTATTTTCATTAACGATAGCTCCATAATTATTATCGAATGCAAAAATATATTGGATTAATTGCTGTGTTTCGGAAAAACGTTTTGGTGTAAATTTAAAATCTCTCATATATTTCCTTTCTATTTATTCATATCTACTATATATTTACCAAACAAAATTGTTTTATATAATTTATTGCCTACATATACATCAACAAAACGAATCGCATCAGAAACAATTTCTACTCTTGTGCCATCTTCTAATTTTTTATTATTGTCAATTACATATACATAATTAACAGGACTATAATTTTCTATATTAGAACCTTTAATTTCATTAGAAATAATAGCCACTGTATCATTTCCTAATATAATATGTCGTTCTACATAACCTTTAATCGTAAAAGAATTATTTAAAATAAAATCTTTATCTTCGGGTTCATATCTATCTTTGATAAAGACTCTATTTTCTGCATTTTCAACATCTTCTTGATGCATAATAAAATCGATTGGTGGTAAAAATATTGCTAATGCTAATATAGATAATAGCATACTTAGGAAACAATATAAATAGATTTTTTTACGCCCAATAATAATCATGCGTTCTTGGTTAGAATTAAAGCGACGTATTTTTAATTTTTTAAATGTAAAAATAATAGCTATTAAAATAGCTAAAATGAATACAGCGACAGCTGCTTTTGTGATTAAAATATTTAATAGCATATTAATCTCTTTTCTTATCTTATTTAAATATAATAACAAGTCTATATACTTATTACCATATTTAAATAAGATAAGGCGACTAAAAAGCCGCCTTATACATTATTTATGCTAATGCTAATTCAAGAGCATCACAAATATTCAAACTATTCTTTTTATTGCGGCGTTTGCCTTTAATAATATGTTGAACAATTTCATATTTAAAATCTCTCGGAATATTAATTAGCTTTTGTTGTTGTTCTCTAGCTACTCGTGCTTGAGATTCAGAAGTTACCTTAGTAAATGTAGTTACATCTACTGTATCTTTGATGCCATCTGTTACAGACATAGCAATTTGATTTAAGATATCGTCGTTATTACTCATAGCATTTAAGCCCTCTTCAGTAAATTTACCTTCGATAGCCATAGATGCTTGTAATTTAGATGCCATCAAAGAAAGAATTGTTTCTTGAATCGTTTTTTTATAATACAAGAAATATACTTGAACATCTTTCTCTTGAGATAATCGCCAAGAACGGCGAGATGCTTGTCGCATCGTAAACAAATTGTAACCCATTTGATAGAACACAATAGTTGTAAATGCTAATAAGTCTAATCCAGTTTCTACAAGAGATGGATTACAAAGAATTACGTCATAACCTTCTTCTAATTTCTTATCAATCCACTCTTCACGAGTAGAAGATTTGACAGAAGATGTCATTGTAATCGCTTTAATTCCATTATCTTCAAGATACTTAGGTAAGTCTGTACCAATATCTGTCCGATTAGTCCAATGATAATATACTAATACTTTTTCGCCAGCTTCTTTTTTCTCTCTACAGATACGAAGAAGCTCTTCGGCTTTTTTATTCGTATACGTATCTTTATTTAATGCAGGAGGAGTAAATACAACTTCGCCGTTATCAGGACTAATAATTTCCTTTTGACCATATGGTTGGTCAGGGAATACAGACATCAACTGTGTAACTTGAGACATAACTTTCATTTTTTGAGTACGTCCACGAGTTAATGCAGTTTTGATTCCATCTTCTATTTGTTTATACATAGTAGATAAAGAATTATCCATTTCGATGCCGATAGGAATTTCTTCATACCCAGGCATGGCTTCAGACATATCTTCTTGTGTAATAAATACTGCATTTTCTAACAAGAATTTAGTAAAGATTAATGGAGATACACCAGGCATTTCCTTCGTAAAAGTACGTTGCCCAGTATTTCTATCTTTAGCAACATTCCAAGAAGAAATTGTTTTGTACACACCATATGCTCTAACAAATTCTTTTTCAGACTCAGTAGAATACTCAAAACCCTCTTGTTTCATTAGCTGAGGAAAAGCTCTGAATAAAGTATAATACAAAGAAGATGCATACCCATTTAATAAAGTACCAGTTAGACATAAAGATTTTTTAGCAGTTGCTAATAAAATGCCAAATGCTTGTCCTTGTAAGCTTTCTTTACCTTTGAGTTCTTGAATCTCATCGGCAATGAAATAATCAATATGTCCTTTTAAGAACTTATTAATATATTTTGCAATAGGATATTTTCTTGGAGCTCGTTGAATAGGTACTTCACCATCAAGAATTTTAAGTAATTCTGGTAATGCTTGTTTTTCTTCTTTACTTTTATTAGGAGCATCTTTTAATCTATCATATAACTTACGAATTTTATTAACTTCTACATAGCCAACTTTACCCATTTTAATCCAATGAGTATCATCATCTATTGCAGAATTAACTGGTTGCCACAATTTAGTATTAACTTTTCTTTCGTCCCAAGTTTTAGTTTCATTATTAAAGAACGGAACTGTTTCTTCAATAATATAATTATCTTTATTTGGCTTTAAGAAATCTAATTCTTTTAAATTAATAGCTCTTCTATAACGACAACGTCCCTTACCTTCAAATTCATAACGATAAATCGGTTTACCTGTTACAGGAGATGCGTAATAACCAGTTACACCAGTGTTTTTATCTTTTTGGTTTTTCCAAACAGCAGCAGGTCGTTCCTCATAGCCATATTTAGCTGCTTCTTTGGACATGACAAGCCATAAATGATAACCTCGATTTTTATTTTTAATTTCTGGGATTACTTCTAATAATTCTTCGAAGTTAGAAATAATAACAGATTTAGATTGAGGTAAACGCGTTTCTGTTTCACGTTTCCATTTTTCAACTAAATGCCCTGGACACATAATTATGTTTGTCATTTGTTGATTGTTATTCTCACTTAGATTATGTAAATAACATGCTGACATAGCCATAATAGTTTTGCCAGTTCCCATAGAACCGATGATAAATACACTTTTTTGTTTTTTCAGTGTTCGATAAGTAGTCTCAATTACACCTCGTTGAGCATCATATAAATTAAGTCCACCAATATAATCAATATAATCAGATAATTCATTTAATTCTTCAGAATATGTATCAATATCTGGATTAAACATTGGCACGAAATTTTCTTTAATTTTTTCAGCTAAGACTTCTTTATAATTTTCAAGATATGAATCTAAACCAGTAACTGATTTAATTGTATCAGAAATTTCTTTAACTTCAGATACAGAAATATCGCCATTACGAATGCCATCAGATAAAATTTCAATAATAACATTAACCCTAGCTCTAATATGCCAGCCGTACATTCTTTTATCTGTACGCATATCCATACCATTTAAAGCATTAACAAAATATCGCTTAACTAATTTTTCTAATAAATATTGGGTCCATTCTTTTTTAATTGGCACTGGACACAAATTGTAAAATTTATTAAAAGCAATATCTAGTAATTCCTCTTTATAGTGTTCTTCGATATCTTGCCTTAAAAACCTATCTAAGTTAGGTGTATAATAACTTTCGCTATTGCCTTTATAGCTCCAAGCTCTTGTATCTTCTTTTTTGATTTCTAAAAAGACGCAGAAACTTAATGTTTCGTTATTAGAATTTTCATTTTCTTTTTCACTGAAATCTTTATAATATAAGATAATATTAGAATAATCTGTATTTGGAATTTTAGCAGATTCCATATTTAACGATTTGCCTTTTGCTTCTAATGTATATCTGCCATTATAAATCCTAGAATTCTTTTTCAGTTCGGTCTGAATCGATTTCAGTAATGTTGAATATGCAAAACCTGACATATATGCTATCCCAGCTTGGCTAGAAAAAAGCATCACATTTCCCTTCATAGACGGCAAATTATTAATTGCAAAACTAAATGCCATTCTGTATTCCTTTCATATTTTTTAATCTCACTAGCTAATTTGGTACCGACATTGATGTCGGTACCAAAAATATTCTTATACTAAACTTTTATATGTTCCATCTGATAAAAATAAATTAATCTCTACTTGATTAGAAGTCATTTCTTCTAATGTTGCAGTTACCCCAGCAGAATCAACAATTTCTTCTTTATTCTTAACCTTAATGATTCGACCTTTTACGAGATGGGAATGCGTTTCATCCTCTTGCACAATACCATCTAAACAACCAGATGTTAATACTAAACCAAGATGACCAATATTAAATGGCAATAATGGACGTTTATGATAGTCAGATAATAATTCTTGCTTTTGATTTTTCCAGAAATTAGTTACTGCATCAGATGCATTATACATATCTGCAATATCTTCATCTGAGATTAAAGACCCACGGAAATATTTAATATCTGGCTTTTCCCAGTCGATAACAAATTCTCGTTCATTGCCTTCCCATTTTTTATATTCAAATTCTGCATATTGAATTTGATAATAACGTAGCTTGTTGAAGATTTCTTCTTCTACTTCTGGCTCATCATTATTTTTACGAGCAGTGATAACACATATCTTTTTAGCATTTGGCAACATATAAATTTCTACGTCTCGTAAATATTTCGACATGAAAGAACAAATATTTTTTGTTAATCTAAATACAGGCATGAAGAAAACAATTGGTGCATTGGGTGCCGCATAAGCAACAAGTCTGTTAATGTATTCATAGTCTAATGGGTTTGCTACATTAGGATTTGTTAGTTCTATTTGAGCAGGTACATATCCTAATACAACATCAAATGCATTATTTGTAATCATACATCTACCAGAACCACCAAGAACACTTTTTTGAATATAATCTTCTTTTCTACAATAGAAAGAGGAACCAGTAGACACATGATAGAATTTATTTTTAACTGCTACACCTAATGCAGCCAATGTATTTCTATTATGAATATTATATACTAATACATTTAATGGTCTATCTCTTTTAATATGATTAAAGAAATTAAGAATCGCCATATCTTCTACTTGTGTATCGTTAGCATCAGAAATAAATTGATTTAATTCTGTATTGCACCACACAGTAGTCGATGTTGTTAATTTAATTAATTCAACTTGATTAAATAAATCTAGTAAAGAATCAATTAATCTTACAACCTCTTTAGCATTTTCTTCATTTTCTAATGTTTTCATTAAGAAAATTTGATTAAATTGTGGTTGTAATTGATAACAATAATAACCAAGATTCGTATATTGATAACAAGATGATTCACTAAACGCATTAAAAATATTAGTTAATACATCTTTTACGTTATAAAACAAAATATCGAAGTCATATTTGACGGTATTGCCATCAATATATTTTTGCAAACTATTTTTAATAGTTTTAAGGCGTTCGATATTTTTATTTAATACGGACACGTTATAAATCATTTTTTCTTATAATGTCCTTTCTTTTTAACTTTATGTTCTTTTTTATATGTTTTAATATATTCTTTAATAGTTAAGATAACAGATTCAAAAACATCTTTAAATGCAATATTGTTTTCAATATCCCATCGAATATTATCTTGACTTTGTTTAGTCTCAATATGTGTATAATATGCATCCTCATCAATAGTTAGTTCAATTACATCGTGATACCGATTTACAATACACAATACTCCATCAAGATTTTCAATATAAAAATCTAAACTTTCAAGACGATATTTTTGCATAAAAGAAGTAATTCTATTTAATTCATATTTCAACTTAGGTTGTTGAATGTTAATATATTGTCCCATTTTATTCCTCGATTTTCATTATTTTATTATTTAATACTTGATTAGAATCACAGTATACGAAAGAGATTTTACTCCCAATAGAAAATGTTTCTTTTGGTTCTAATCCTTTTGCTTCCATGAATTCATGATAAATTTTATAACGCCATATACCTTCACAAACCTCATCGAATACACCAGCGAAAATTGCTAATGTAACTGTACGAACATCATTATCTAGTAAAGACTCAGAATTTAATAATTTAATCGCAACTTGTTTATTGATACCACTAATAGCCACTAATCCTAAACGAATTCCTTTTAATTCTACAGTACATTCATATTTGGATTTTGTAAATTCTGGCATTAATAATTGAATTTGTAATTGTTTTAATTCTCTTTGAAGCTTTTTAATATTAGTATTATCTTTATTTTTATATGCTTTCGTTAACATAACTGCATAAAATTCTTTTGTATAATATACTTTATAATACGCAGTTACATATACTAATGTTGCATATGCAATAGCATGAGCTTTATTAAAAGAATATAAGCCCATATTATTAATAATATTCCATACAGCTAATGCATTTTGATTACAATTAGCAAAGAATTTTGCTTTATAGTCCTCAATAGAATCTCCTTTAGCTAATGTTTTCATAACTGTATATGCTTCTTTCATAGAGAAATTATAAGCATATAATAATTCAATAAGTTGTTCTTGATATAACAAAACACCATTTGTAGATTCGGTAATCGCATCATACTCTTTATTAATATTTTTTATACTTTGGTTCATATACTGAATATCTAATTTTTCTTTTAAAAATGGTGCACGAATTAATGCTAATGCATCAGCTAATTTTTCGATAGAATTAATTTGTAAATTACAAAGACGTTGTTGATACAAAGGAGAAGATACTTGAAATAATCCAGCCAATAATTTTGTATGTAATAATTTATATACAAACTTATCATCAAAATTATTATCTTTAATCGACACAATATCTCCAGTCACAATTTCTAATTCTTTAATATAAGATAATACTTTAGAAGATAAAATATCAAACTTAACTAAAGATTCTTCCACTTCATCTTGTGGATAATTTAATACTAACATATTGTCTTTTTCTGTTGTATTTGCTTGCGATAAATCTACATTAGCAATAACAATACCAGATTGGTGAATGCCTCGTTCAGTATTATCCAAGAAACGAGCCACTTGATTATAACCATATTTATTAATAATATATTGAATTAATGCATCTCGTTTACAAGCTTCGACATCAATATCAATGTCTGGCATTTCTAATCTATCCATAGATAAAAAACGCTCAAACATTAAATTATATTTTACTGGGTCAATTTCTGTAATGTCTAACAAAAAAGCAACTAAAGAACTTACACAGCTTCCACGACCTGGAGCTACTTTAATATTATGTGTTTTTGCATATTGTACATAATCCGCTACGATTAAGAAATAATTTTCATATTCTTTTTCACTGATGATTTCTAATTCATATTCTAATCTAGCTTCATACTGTTCAACATTAATATGTTTTAATTGAGATAATGCAGTATATACTTTATTCACTAATACTGTATCTGCATCCTTAATAGCTGGAATATTCATCTGTATCCCCTCCTTTCTTATAATAAAATAAAAAATTAAAAATAAAAGAAACAACTGTATTATACAAGGTCGCTATCGCTTATACTTTGGTTTACGACCACCAGTTGTTTTAAGACCCAAGTCTGTACGAATACGCGGAGTCGTTTTTCTACTTTTCTGGACCTTATCCACTGATTTCATTTCTTCTAAAGCTGCTTCTAATTCAGCTTTATATTTTTTGCTAAATTGTTTAATCGGGAAATAGAATTCCATATCATTTTTAGTTTGACGATATTCTTTTCTTACTCGTGCTAATTCTTCTGTAATATTGATTTTAGTCCCAGGATTATTCTCCAATTCATGGAGCAAATCATTTTGTTCACGAGTTAAATTATTACGTTCATCAAATAAATGACAATGCTCTTCTTCTCTTCGATTTAACAAATCTAAAAATTCTTCAATTAATTGCACATCTTCTGTGCGAAATTTCACCATATGAATTCAATCAACCCTTTCATCGTCTTCGCAATCTGGTTCTACTACTTCATAACCCATTACGTCTACATACTTGATATTATAATCTTCTTCTGTATCTTTTAAATCATAATCTACAAAGTCAGCAATGATATCTTCAATATCATCAAGAACTGGTTGTCCATTTACATATTCACAGGAGACTTTAATTTTGGCTGTTAATGTAACTGTACATTCAAACTCTAATTCTTTTTCCATTATTATCCTCTTAAATATAATAAAAGGGCCAGTATATTTTTATTATATACTAGCCCTTTTTCTTATGTAAATATTCTTTTAGGTCTGTTGTTTTGTAAAGATATTCGATAACGAAGTGTGTCCAACTATCTAATTTATAAAAATAATTTGTTAATATTTTGTGATAAGAAACCCAGATACCTTCAATCTTATCTGTTTCTTTTATTGAACAATTTTTAATATCTAATACAAAAACAAACCCTAAATGGTCACCGGTATCACTATTTGTATCTCGTACAGTACCAATATAATGAAGTGAATTAAATAAGGTGTCATTCTTGTAAAAAATTAAATCCAGTTCTTCATTAATTTCTCGTAACGCACAAGATTCAATCAGTGATAAATTAGGTTGCTTAGCATCTATTTTGTCTATGTGACCACCGAAACAAGATAGTTGCCCGTGGAGCCTTTCGTCTCCGCCAATACGTTTACCAAGAAAAAAACGTTTTCTGCGTTCATCTCGTACAACAATAAAGGCGATAGGTTGCTGAAGAGTTTTATTCCCCTCAGCGTCCTTACGAAAAACAAAGCTACCTTTTGTGTCAAAATCCGAAAGCTTTTGTTTAATATCACAAAAGCCTTCAGGAATATGACGAGTCGCTATAAAAGGAACAGTATATACTTGTTCACTATTATGCATTCAAAGCTTCTTTAGCTTTTTCTGCTACTTTGAATTTGATAGAAACAGATGCTTCTTTATGTACTGTTTCAGTAGTACCAGGTTTTTTGTAGTCACGAGCTGCAATTTCTTTTTTAGAGAATGTTGCGAAACCAGGGAGCTGAACTTTGTCACCAGCTTTAACTGCATCTACTACAACTTCAGCGAATGCTTTCAATACAGCTTCTGTTACAGTTTGTTTTGTTTCTGCTTTCGCAGCAATAGTTTTGATTAAATCAGCTTTTTTCATTTAGAGTTACCTCTTCCTTCGTGAAAATTAAAATTTATATAATCTGTCATTATACAATGCTAATTCACCTTTTAAATATTTATTGATAGCCATTACATGACATTTGAAACAATAATTCTCTGTAAAGATAGGCATATCGCCGAAACATTCAGATTGTGTTAGGTAACAAGTATCGAACTTATCAAGGTTTGTAGCTGTTTTCCATTCAGAAATACTATAGTTATCTGGAGCAAAATAGTTACATATACATTGCATATAGACGAAATTATCGGGGTAAAACCGACTTCTCACACAGTATATCCCAAAAACTTTCTTTTGGCAAGTATATTTTTTAGAAATATTTTTTTCTAACTCCCAAAAATCCTGTTTTGTGAGACGAATACTGGTATTCTTATTTCGCAAAAACTCAGATAATTCAACGTAATTCATAGGTTTTTTAATATTCGTTTCTTAATAGTATTAGCATTATTAATGCGTTTTAATTCGCCATCTTTATATCTTTGTAAAGCCTGTGTATGACAATCAATACATCTTGGTGTATCTTCATTAGGGTCTTTACGTAATAAAAGTGCTCTTGCATCTCTACATGTAGCATATTTATTTTCTTTTTGCTGTACCTTATAACCATCTATTTTAGAATAATATTTACAAATACATTCAAGATGTTTAATACTACCACCATTTTTTTTATATAAACGAATATCTCCTAAGATATCATTAGAATAATTCCAGTCTTGGTCCAACCCATTTCTAATATATTTTAATTGACTTAAAGAAAACCCTTCAATGTTATGCCGATTTAGATATTTAGTTAATTCATATCTCACAGCATCTCTCCATCTTTTTTATCATAGCATTCTTGACAATATACATTGCCATCGAAATCTTCTGTTGCACAGTCTGGACAAATTTGTTTTTGGCACTCACTACAGATTAGTAAATCTGTATTTTCTTTTTTACAATCCTGGCATACATTAGTTTCATCTTTTTTAATATAATCAATTTCTTCTTGTATCTCAGGAGTTAATTTTTGAATCGCTGCAATTCGTTCTTCTATATCAACTTCTGGTTCATTAAAAATTGGTGTAGATTTATTCTGTTGTTTATCTATTAAATTTCTAGCTCCACATTCAGATAGAGCAATAATATCTCTATACTGAATGATGTTGTCATAAATTTTACAGATAGACCGAATCTGACAATCATCACACAAGAACATTATAAAACAATACCTATCCTTTCTAGCACATATGATTTCATGAGTGCTTTTTCTTCTTCTGTTTGTGCCGCTTTAGATGCATCTAATACTCTTTTAAATACTTTATTTTTGGCTTGCACAATTAGTGCATCATAAATATCAATACTCTCATCTAATTGATATTGCCAATATGGTTTAGCATGATTAGAAATATATTCTTCTAAATCTTCTTGTAATTCATTAGCTAAATCAGCCATATCTTTACCAGATGGAATAATGAATACTTTAGCAAAAATATCTTTTTCTGCTAATAATTGTAAGGAACGTTGTACTGCTTTTTTCCCGGCATTATCATTATCTAAACATAATACAGGAACCATATTTAATTTAGCAATAATATCTACTTTTTCTTCTGTTAATGCAGTACCAAGTAATCCTACAATATTTTTAACACCATATTTAGAAGCTAAGATAACGTCCATAGCTCCTTCGGTAATACGAATTTCTTCGTAATTTCTATCTAAATAGTTAGCACCAAAAAAGAATTTAGATTTATTAAATACATTATCATTTTTAGAATTAACATATTTAGCATTAGAAATATCATTTAAATCTCGGTTAGAAAAACCAACGATATTTTGATTATAATCAATTAATGGAATTGTAATTCGTTCAATTAATTTACCTTGTTCTTGCGTAACTGCATAACCTAAATTCCATGTATTAATATCTGTATCTTCTAACCCACGAGAATATAAATACTCTTTTGCTTTCTTAGTTAATCCAGCATGATAACCATTCGCTCTTGCCTTTAAAATTTTATATTCAAACGCAAAGTTATTTTCTTCTAATGGCATATCATTTTTTTTGGCTAATATTTCAATAGCTTCTGCAAAAGAAATTCTTTTTTTGCCAGGTGCATCAGAAATCCATTGTAAAAATGCAATGGCATCAGAACCATAATTCTTATGAGCTGTATCTTTTTTACCAGAATGGCAACCCATACAAGCCCAGCTCCATCTATTATTCTCGAACCAAATTCTAAATGAAGCTGTGCTATCATTATGGTTTGGATACGGACAACGACACATCCAAACAGTACTAGATACCTTCCGAATATCAGAAGCATATTCAGAAATTAAATCTAGTAAATTAGTATTATTCTTAACAGCCTCTATGAATTCTTTTGAATATCTCATACTGTTTCCTTTCTTTATTTAATCGTAAACGTTTTGTCTTGTGGTGTAATTGTTACACCTTCAATTAATGTGTCATTAATATACAATTTATTATTAATGACCGTACCAGCTTTTTTCAAATCTGCTTTTTTAATTTTAGGTTCAACTGGTTCAAAGAAATCATCAATATGATTATTTTGTAAAGACGCACGTAGTTCTTCTTCATTATATTCATATTTATCTTGAGCTTTTCTAAAAGATAAAGTGCCTTCGATTAGCTTAATAGATTTCTTCCCAGTTTCTTCCATTTCTTTTTCGGCATATACTTTTAAAGCATCGCCATATACAGACAAATAAAATTGATTAGATTTATTAATTTTTTCTAACCAATTATTTACTTTTTCTTGTTGCTGTTCCATATATTGTTTAGCAGCTTCTTCTGCTTTTTTAATTTCATTAGCTGCTTCAATATATTTTTTAGTAAAATATTCTGCTTCTTCACGAGTCATTTGTTTTGGATTATCCAAAGAGTTACCAGAAATTAATTCGTTATCTTGAGCTTCAATATCTTCGATTAAATCGGCAATTAATGATTCGTCTGCTTTAAAAATAACATTCGGAATTTCGTTATTCCCGATTTCCATATTTTGTTTGAATATTGATGAGAGGCTCATCTTTAATGTCCTTTCTTTTAATTACATACACTACACCATAAATCATGGCACAAACACACCATACACAAAACGCTATCATCTTATAATAATCATCATTAAAATAATATAGCATAAAGATGGCGAAGAAAAATACAAAAGGCAATTGCATCACCCTATTTCTTATTAAATAATAAGATAGTTACTAGCTTCAGAATTAAAAAACATACGAGTTGTTTTTAGATATTCTGACTCTTCATCAAAATATATATCATCACATAATTCAAAAGAAGGATTTCTGCTATCATTATATTCGATAAAATCAGAAAGAAATTTTTTAAACCTTATCCGATTGTCTTCAGTATTTTTTATTTTTTTATTATAAAAAAGCACCTCGCCATAAAACCTAGAATAATTAGCCATTTAGTTAACCATCATATTATTTTCAATATGTTTTTGACCAATATAATCTTTGATAGACTGTTCTATTTCTTTAAAAATAGGAATGATATTATCTTCTCCAAAAGGTTCAAAAATAATAGCATTATCTTTTTCTAAATTCATATAATAAGAAATATAGCTTAATTGAAATGGTCCATAAGATTCAGTATGTTTTGCTATAATACCTAGCATAATACTGTAGATATCATTTTTTAAATCTATATTTTTTAATCGATATCCATATGTATTATACACTGTAGGCATGATTTTTTTAAAGTAATCCCCATTAAATGTATCATTAATATGAATAAGAAATATTTTATCTAAAAATAATTCTAAACCATATTGAGTGCAAAAATCACAAAGTTCTATAGCATCAATAGCTTCATTTACATTCTCGGCAGTAAATGGAATATCTTCACAAGAATTAATTATAACTTCATATTCAGTTTCGTCATTTTCTTTGATGCCGATGATTTCACTTTCAGCATCAAATTCATATAAAACTTGGCAAGCTGGCTCGTAATCTATACCAGTTACTTGGAAACATAATCCAATTACATCATAAAAAGAAATATCGTTATAGCAGTCTGGAAAATTTTCTTTAATATTATTTAATTCTCGCTCAAATCCTTCTTTACATAATTTATTAATGTAATTAAAAGAATTTTCATAGGTCCAACGACCACAGGAGAAGAAATAATAAGATATAGATTCTACATAATCAGCTTGTTTATTAAATTCCATGTCATCTGTAGTGACTTCTTGAAAGCCACCATAATATGTATTAGTCAATTCTAAGAATACATCAAGGATTTTTATAAATTTTCTAACATTTTCTGGCGTATTACTCAATCTTTTATGAAAGAAAATAACTTCGCCAGTAAAAGAAGATTCATTCGCCATTTTTACCTACTTTCTATTGATTAATTAATACGTTTTGTTTTCGAATTAATTTATTCATTTCTTTTTGTTTTTCAATAATTTGATAAGATAACTTACCAATTTCTTCTTGTTTAGCTTCAATTGCTTTTTGTAGTCTTGTAATTAATTCTTTATTATTTTTTTTATTGTGTTTACGACGATTTTTATCTAGTAAACGCTTCAAAGAATATTCAATCGCTTGACGGGTTACTCCATATTTATTAGCAATATATTGATATGTATAACCCTGCAAATATAAATGTAATTTATCTAATGTTGTTTGAGACACATCATCTAAATTAGCATATTTGAATTTTTCATTGCGAACTAAAATTTCTTCTTCTGTTGCTAAAATATCATCATTTTTGCGTCTACAATCTAAGCATATATTAGTTTTATTATTTCTACCAAGTTCTTTACCACAGATTTTACAATATTTTTCTTTTGATTTGTATTGAACTTCTAAATTATTAATATAACAATTCTGTTTATTTCCATCTTTATAAACAACAAAAAAATCATCTGTTTCTTGGTCTACTAAAAAAGCTTTAGCAATTAATCGAGCAACAGAAAAACGTTTTTTATCTGTGGCTCTTGAGATAACCATACCATTACCTTTATATAGAGTACCACGATTAATTGTATATCCAAAATGAGATGTATATTGTACTACTTTATCTGAGTATACGAAAAAGCCGTCAATAATTTTGCATACACCATTCTTAATATCTTTTTGGATTTGCTCTTTTGGAATACGTTCTTGTTGCATATATTCCTCCTTATAAAATAGTTATAGCCACCCAGTATTATACAAGGTGGCTATAACTAATAAATGCCTTTTACAATTTCGGCATCATATTTTCTTTTTTTATTGATTATTTTTTGACCGATTTCGTCATAAGAATCTTTGACAATTAATTGATATACGAATACAGTGTCGTGAATTGAATCTGCACGTTCAAGTCTGCCATGTCGTTGTGTTTGAATTGCATAACTATCCGCAGCTTCATATTCTATTAAATACTTACACCGTGAAGCATTAAGCCCCTCAGCACCGGCATCAGAACATAATAATATTTTATATGTATCATTATCTCTAAATTTTGTATATACTTCATTATATCTATCATCACCAGAAATAGAACCATTTACATAAGCAATTTTTACATCTTTTAATGATTTTATTTCTTTAATTCTATTTGTAATGACATCTTGCATGCGTCTAAACTTAGAGAACACAATTACTTTTTCACCAGATTCAATGATTTCTTCAATTAGATTCATTAATAAATCTAGTTTATGATTTTCTTTACAACCAGTTATATATTGTTTTGCCATTTCACTTTCTGATTCAGATAATAATAATTCTGAATTAGCAAGTTCTTGAGCAAACGCTTGACGAGCCATAATGCCAGCATCTAATTTAATACGTTCTTCATTATGTAATGCTTCGACAGGAGATAACGTTTTATCTAATGTCTCTAATTTGTGTTTTAATTCAGCTAATTCATCTAATAATTTATTAGACATTTCTAATTGTTCTGGCTCAAATTCACAATATAATTGATTAACAACTAATTGAGGTAATTGTTTTGCCACATCTTTTTTATCTTTAATTATCATATATGGTTTAATTTTCGTGTGCAATTGTTTAGTATTTTTAGCACCAATAACACGACCATAACCACCATATTTTAAATACAAAGAAGAAAAATCAGATTTCTTAGGAAATAATTCTGGTTGTATAAATTTGAATAGACCATAAATATCTTCTGGATTATTTTGAACTGGTGTAGCAGTAGCTCCAATAGTCATTTTAGCATTACCAAATTTAGCTAATGCTTTATTTCTTTTTGAAGTATTTGACTTAGCATATTGGATTTCATCTGCCGCTACAAATTCTAAATTCATAGCTAATAATTCTTTACTAACTTCTTTATCTAATAAGGTTTCATAGTTACAAATATATAAATCGTAATCTTTAAATTGATTTTTAAATAATTGACTACGTTCTTTTTTTAATTGCTTAATTTCTTCTTTTAACTCTTTAGTTTTTTCTTTTTTAGATTCTCTATTCTTAATTCTATTTGTTATATTAGAAGTTAATTCTGCATATGTTTGAATTACAGTAGCTTTTAAATCAGAAAATTTACTAACTTCTTGTTTCCACTGATATTTTAAACTAGCCTTTACAACAATAAGCCCAGGACCATTAATTACATTTTTATGCAAAGCCTCTAAATAAGAGCAAATAACAACTGGTGTTTTCCCCGCTCCGCAAGGGGCTACTACAAGGGCCTTTTTATTATGTAAAATAAAATTTGCAATCTCTTTTTGATAGTCATAAGGTTGCAATTTCATACAAGAACCTAAATTAAAATACGAATCTACAGAAAATTTATTTTCTAATTCTTTATAAATGGACTCAGAAACAATCCAAGTTTTATTATCTAAGTTATATTGAATTTTACCAGAATTAAAAAGACAAAATAAATAATTAAGGTCTTCCTTAGAAACAGAATTAATTTCAATTTCATAGGAAGACCCTTCTTTTGATTTTAATACTAATTGTTTCATATCTATAGTATTACATGCGTTTGATGTATTTGTCATCAATTTCTTTTACAAATCTGGATTCATCGTAATTTCTCCAAGTCCCGCGAGAATTAGATTTATTGTGACGAGTTAAAAATAGAAAAGATTTTGCACGCGTCATAGCTACATAAAACAAACGACGTTCTTCTTCTTCCATATGAGATTTAATAGCCATGAAAGAAGGAATTTGCATTTCATTACAACCCATGACAATAACAATTGGCCACTCTAATCCTTTAGAAGAATGAATCGTAGTTAATGTAACACCACCATTTTTGCCACTAGATTCTTCTTGACCAACAGCCATAGATTCTAATAAATCTTGCAAGTCATTAGATTGTTTTGCAATAGCAATTAATTCTTGAACAATTTGCCAGCGAGCTTCAAACTCTTCTGTATCTTTTGTTTTTTTAATATATTCACGATAATTAACAGCTTCTGCGATATAATCAATTAACATAGCTGGGTTCATAAAAGCACTATTAATTTCAATTTGTTCCATAATAGCAATGAAATTACGCATACCAATTTTTTGTTTCGCAGTTAATCCTTCGCAAGACATTAATACTTTTTTCATAGTAGTAACATTTTTAACTTCATCTGTGCGATTTAAAAAATGGAACGTCAAAGTTTCAATTGCTTTTTCGCCAAAGCCTCGTTTAGGAACTTGAAGTGCACGACAAATAGCTGTGAAATCTTTTGGATTATTGAATACTTGAAGATACGATAATAAATCTTTTACTTCTGCACGATTATAAAAAGGTAATCCATTTACAATATGATAGTTAACTCCATTAGCCAAAAAAGAATCCTCTACTGTACGGCCTAAATAAGACATGCGATATAATACAGCAATATCTTCTTCTCTATAACCTTGCTTAATACAAGATTTAACAATTTGCGTAATACGAGTCGCTTCTTTTTTATGAGTATCTAATTCAAAACTAACTACAGAAGCACCAACTTCACATTTAGAATATGCTACTTTATCAAATAACTTAGTATTATTTTCAATTACAGAATTAGAAGCATTAACAATAGTTTGTGTAGAACGGTAGTTTTGTTCTAATTTATATACAGTAACATTATGTTCTTTAACAAATTGTCCCCATGCTGAAATATCAGCTCCACGGAATGCATAAATTGATTGGTCATTATCGCCAACCATACAAAGATGAAATTTTTTACCAGCTAATAATTTGATAAAACGTATATCCTGAGTACTGCTGTCTTGAAATTCATCAGCCATGATATATTGATATTGGCTATTAACTTCGCATAATACATCTTCAAAATTTTCTAAAATACGAATAGTAAAATAAATTAAATCGTCGAAATTAAAAGCATTTTGTGCTTTTAAAATTTGTTGAAATTCCTTATAAATATATGCATATTCAATATTATCTACTTCAGAAGCAATAGCATCATCAGGAGATAACATATTTAATTTACAATCAGAAATGTAGCTTAATACAAAACCAGGGTCATAATCTAATTCATTTCTTTTTAAAATACCCATAATAATTTCGAAACATTGTTCTGGGTCATAAATAGAAAATGGGTTAGAAAAACCAATTAGATGACAATATTTTCTTAATAATTTTACACAAAAAGCATGGTAAGTGCATACTGTTAAATTTTCAGCTTGTTCGCCTACTGTTTTAATAATACGTTCTTTCATTTCCTCAGCCGCTTTTTTAGTAAAAGTAAACATTAAAATGTTTTCTGGTTTAATGCCATCTAAAACCATATAAGCAACTCGTTGTGTTATTAAAAAAGTTTTCCCGCTGCCAGCAGATGCAATAACTGCCATGCTTTTTGGATAATTTATAACAGGTAATTTTTGTTGTTCATTAAGTTTTTCTAAAATCTGTTCTTTAGTGTCCATTTTTTTAATCTCCTATAAAAAAATAAGGAGATTAAAAATCTCCTATTTCAAATTCAAAAATTGCCCTGGGTCATCAGAAAGATAGAAATCATCTTTATCTGTATTAACTTCAGGTACACCATTAATTACTTGCATCACTTGGTCAACTGCTTGATGACATTCTTGTCCAATAAAACCTTGCAATGTTTCTACTTGAATATTTCCTTTTTTATCGATAATTACTTTGAATCTCTTTTCCATATGTATTGGTCTCCTTGTTTTAGTTTTAACTTATAGCTATTAACCAATAGCCTTTTAACTTCTGGTACAATATATTTAATTACAGATTCTGCTAATTCTGATTCTTCATTTTTATAATTAAATAATAATGAAATATTTTCGCCAACATTAACTTTAAATGTCCATGTTAAAAATTCATTAGCACATTTAACACGATAAATTACATTATTGCCGTAGCACTCATAATTAACAGTAAAGTTTACATTTCTTAATATTGTACCACTACTACAATATCCTAACATAGTATGTAAAAAACATAACATGTCGGAACGTTTAGTAAAATACATTCGTAGTGTTTTCATTTTATATATCTCTCTTTATTTTGTCTATTAAAAATAAGGCGTATAGACTATTTAATTTTTCTATACGCCTTATATTATTTTAATTAGAAGCAATATGCCATAATTTCAATTTCGCCTGCTTGGTTTTGCTCAGTAGATTCTACTAAATAACCAGATTGTTCGATTTGTTGAATAACGTTATGCTTTTGATATTGTTGAGCTAAATTATCAACGAAAGTTTTTTCTTTAAGACCTGTCATCCAGAAGTCACCAACGACTTTTAAATGACCTTCTTCATCGCCATTCATAATAATACCAAGACGATTATCAGAGAATGCAGCATCAACAGTATCACCATCGTTGCCATGACGCCATGTAATTTTGTTTACATTCCAGTCAAGTTCACAACCCAATTCACGCATAGCTTTATTTAATAATTCTTTATCCACATTTTTTAATACATCACATGTGTAACGACGATAACAAGACATAATAGTCCTCCTTTAAATTAAATAAAAATTTTTTTAATTATTGTTTGTAACAGTTATCCCAATCTTTAATTTTCCGATTTAATGCATCGAAATAACTATAACTAATATTATATTGTTCTGGCATTAATTCTAAAGATGTAATAGGTTCTCCATCTTCGACATCTTCTACCCAAATAAATAAATCATTTTCTAAATTTTCAATACAGTCAACACCCTCATCATCATATACTTTTTGTACTACATGTACTAAGTCAGAGACGAATTCTGTTGGCAATTCCATATCAAATTTGTCTTCGATTAATCTTAAAATCCAATCGCAGGTGTAGAAAGTAACCTTATCGAATACTTCTACACCATTAATAGTACCCTTAAATTGTTGAATAATCTTACTCTTCATTATACCCCTCTTCTCTTTATAAATCAAGGTCTAAAACAGAACTACGACGCTTAGCTTCTTTAACTTCATCTTCAGAAACTTTACGAGCACGACCTTCACAATATTGGTCCAAGATAGCAATTTTTTCTTTAGAAGATTCTGCGATAGGAATTACTTCTTGAATAGCTCTTTCAATGTCTTCTAATACAATACTTTTATCTTCTTGTTCCATTGTGCGAATATAATTAATTCGTTTCAAGTTTTTAACCACTTGTTGAATTTCTGCACCAGTATATTTTTCTGTATGATGAACGGCATATTGTTTTAATGTATCATCTAACGTAACTTTACGTTTAGTTAAATGCACATCAAAAATAGCTTCGCGTTCAGTAGTAGTAGGTAATGCAAAATACCATTGTGCATCGATACGACCAGAACGTGTAAATTCTGGAGGCATAACAGAAATATCATTAGAAGTCATGATAACATAAATACCATTTTCATTATCGTTCATGAATTCCAATAATGCTTTCATTACTCTAGCTCCAACACCGCCATCAGTTTGCTGGGAGCTTGCCCCGCCTAACGCTTTCTCAATTTCGTCCATGAGGAACACACATGGAGCACACTTTTTAACAACTTCAAGTGCTCGAGCGATTTTTTGTTCAGATTGGCCTACCATTTTATCCATGATTTTATCCATAGATAATTTAATAAGTGGTACACCTAATTCGCCAGCGAATGCTTCTGCACTCATAGTTTTAGAAGTACCTGGGATACCTAAGAATAAAGCACCTTTTGGCATATCGAGACCAGCTTTTTGAGCTGCTGGACTCATAGCAATTTCTTGTTCATATAGCCAATTTTTTAAAATAGAACAACCACCGATATCAGACATTTTAACTTCTGGAATTTTATAATCCAATACACCAGATTTTTTAACGATATCGATTTTAGATTGTGCTAAATAGTCTACTTTAATCGTTTTAAACTTAACGATAGATTCTTTACATAATTGAGCTACGTCTTTAATCGTTAAACCAGAACAAGCTTTAGCAATTTTTTCTAATTCATCTAACGTAGGAATTTCAATTAAATCTTTTTTATCTTCTGGAGCTCTTTGCTTATATTTTTCTAATGTACGCATTGGTACGCTCGTAATGTAATTAAAAATATCTACAGAAGATGGCAAAGAATACTCAACTACTTTAAATAAATGTGCTATATCTCCATTAACTTGATTAGGAGAAATAACGATGATTGGACTATAGGAAACAGATTTGCGACCTTCTTTTACGTCACGAATATATCGTGCTGTTTTTGGATTTTGAAACATAGGGTCTAAATCTTTTAAAATCCAGATGTTTTGTGTATTGGTATTTTCTTCATCGAAGCAGTCTGGAATGATACCTTTTTCAAATAATGCAGGTACTTCTCTTAATTCAATAATTGTTTTTGAATATACTGGACCTGTAATTAAATCTACTGGCGTAACGCCAGAAGTGTTAGTCCATTCTTTAATATTAACATTTTGATATTTAGGATTATCTACTAACATAGTTAGGAAATCATCTAAAAAATCTTGTTCTTCGATTGTTTGCACCCAAATACATTCTGTTTTAGCCGCTAACAAATCTCGGATTTCTGTTAAATCTCTCATTATTTTCCTTTCTTATAAGTCAATGTCTAAATCAAATACAATTGACCTTTTGTCTTTATTAATTTCTTTAAGTAAACGAATACCATAAGCCTCAAAAGATTCATCTGCATCTTGTTGAACAACAACAAAATCTTCGAAGCGTTTACTTAAATTCACTGCACCAAGAACAAAAATATTAATACTTCTATCGTTATTCATTGGTTCGTTTACTTCTTTAATATTATCAATAATAATATGATGACTATCATCTACTAAAATTTTAACAACAATATCTTTTAAATCTTCTTTAGCTAAATAAATAGTTTTGACATTATTAAGTAGTTGAATACCATTGTTATCAAATACTACTTTATTAAATAGATTAATAACTTGGTTATGTAATTCAATGATGCCAATACAATCTAATTCTAATCCAGTATGTAATACATTATCTTCTAAATACAAATCTTTAGAAACCTCTTTAGCTAATTCATGATAAATAGAATCGATAATTTCAAAATCTTCCATTTTGTCTTCTTTACCAGTCATATGTTCTAGCATTAATTCTGCTAACGGTTTCTTTTGAATAGATTTAGAATATTTGTATTTTTCTAAAGAAGCAGTAAATGTTATATTATCTGTTTCATTAAATGCTTTAATTTCGATATAGTTATCGAAAAACTTTTCGTTAGATTCTGCTCTTTGTAAATAACTCATTGGTGCGATACGATGAATTGTAATTCTTTTTTCTTTTAATGCATCAAATGTTGCATCTTCAATATACACAGTATCTGTACCAACTTGCTTTTCCCCGTAATTCATATTTTCCTTTCTTATTTTTTCATATGAAATATCAAGTTGTCTTTCTCATCTAATGAAATACCTTTTAAAATTCCAGCAGGCATTCCAATTTCATTCTTACAATCATATACAACTTGATTTCCAGAACCAATTACGTTCGTAAAGCCATCTTTGATATCATGACTAAACTGATGCAATTCTTTTTTATATTCTCCATCTATAATAATGTCACAGACATCGAATAATAATTCTAACCCCATATCGTAAATATCATTAATTGTATAGTGTGTGATAATAATAATATGATGACCTAATGATTTAAGTCGTTCACATACTTCAATTAATGGCCATGCTTGGTCTAATGGTTCTCCTCCTACAAAAGTTACATATTTACTTCCGAATTTATGAATTTGATATGCAACTTCTATACAAGAAGAAAGAGCTGTGTAAACATCTTGTTGCCACAGCTCTGGATTAAAACAACCAGGACATGGTGTTCCTTCTCTAGCAATTCTACAGCCAGCGAGAAACACTTCTGTCCTAATATTATTAAATGGAGATGGACCACTTGCATCAGATTCCCACTTTACGTCGTAAATTTTTAATTTGTCCATCTTAATTCCTTTTATTTAATATAAGAGTGACCATCGTCGTCAATAGTTATGACAATAGCACCACAATTTTTACAGATATATTCTGTTCTTTTATTAATAGATTGATATGTATTGTGTTTATTATTAATTAATTGAGTGATTTCTCTTTTAATTAATTCACTACAATTACAATCTTTACATCTAATTAAATTTAAATCTTCGGCAAATAATAAAGCCATTTTATTCTGCCCCCTGAGTTTTAATTAAATTTTCAATATATTCAACGAATTCTTTTAAAGACTCAGGTTTAATTAATAAAATAGATTTAACATTGCCACCAGTAAATTCCGCAACAAGACCATTTAATTCTTCATCAGATACTTCATATTCTTCTTGGAATTTTTGAATATAAGCCCATTCAGTTTTATATTGATTAATGGTTGCATCGTCCCAAGAACTTTGCTCTTCCATATTCAAGAACTCTTGTTCTTCTTCAGTAAGATATAAGTCTGAACCAATACCAAACATAGATGCTGCTTTTTTAAGTGCATCTGTGGAAGCTACTTTATACAAGTTTTGATTATCTTGTGGGCCTACTTTAAGAATGGCAACTTTAGAGCCATAAGCTTGTTTAGACAAAGGTATAATATTACCGTTGTCATCTGTAACCATTGCTGTTAATGTACCAAGCACATGACATACTTGACCAGGCTTAGGTCCTTCTACATTTTCAAGCCAAGCTTTATTTACTTTCCAATCCCAACAATAACCAAAAGCAGTATTTAATTTTCTTATAACAGCATAACCTGTAATATAAGATAATGTTGTACCACCTTGTTGACGCTTACGAATTAACATAGGGTCAGTTGGTTGGCTGAGGAGGTTTTGAAGCTCCTCAGAAATTTTAATCGATTTAATCATCTATTTTTTCCTTTAACCATTAACTAATTGCATTTCAGTTTTAATAGCGGATGCCATTGTAATACAAATATCAGATTTGTATTTAATCATTTTCATGATTTCGTTAAGACTATTATACCGCATTTGCACAGCATTAATCAAAGAAATATAGTTAATTTCTTGACCATTAATTTTAGCTTTCATTAATGCTAATGTACCAGTACGTTTACGTTCTTCAGAATTGGAACCAGTAGAATTAGCAATTTTAAATGCTGTAGCAGAACCAAAATCTTTATTCACTAAAGAATCATAGATTTTCTTTTGCTCTAAATAATGAGGCATTACTTCATCATTCAATGCACATAAATCAGCTAAAGTAAATTTTAAAGTGCCAGGATTCATGTCTGCTTCGATACGAATATTTGTTACTTTATCCAAGAAATATTTTTCTTTTTCTTGCCATTCTGTATCAATAAAATAATTTAAATATTCAGCTGTTGCAGTATCTACATCAAGTTTTTCACCTAATACATCAATAGAAACGTAAGAAATTTGTTCTACCGATTCATGCTTTTTAGCAGATTTTTTTTTAGGTTTATCTTCTTTTTCTTGTTCTGCAATATCTTCTTCAATAGCAGAAAGAATTTCTGGAGTAGGTTCTGGTTTAGAATCTTCTTCTTCGTTAGATTCCTCTACATCTTCTTCTTTATGTTTACGAGGACGACCACGACGTTTAGGTTTTTCCTCTACTCCTTCTTCTCCAGTAGTTTCTTCTGTAGTTTTGTATTCTTCTTTAACTGTTTCTTCAGTTTCTTCAGATGCAGTGTCTTTGGCAATGATTTCATTTTCGTTCTCCTTTTCTTCTGATACTACTGGTTGCATAGTTGTATAATCTTTATCTTCAGAAGGTGTATTATCCGCTACAGGTTCAGGCTCCACTTCAACAGATGTTTCTTTTGGAGTAGATTCTTCTGTGACTGCCGTTGGTTCTTCCTTTGTATCAGCAACAGATACTGTTGTTTCTTCTTGTTTTTGTTCTTGCGTTTCTTCAGAACTGGGTTGTTTAGCTTCAACGATTTCTTCTAATGTTTTAGGAGCCTCTGCTTTTTGTTGAGCTGCTTCCATTTCTGCACGTTTTTGACGCAATTTTTCCATTAAAGACATAGTATTATTTCCTTTCTTATTTGTCTAATATAATATTGCCACCATATATTTCTTGGCAATATTCAAATGCTTTTTTTAATCCATTACAAAAATCTAATTCATCTTCATCACAAAGCTCTTCATCTTTAATTTCTCTTTGCTGTAGTAAAAATGTAGGAGATTGTAATGCGATAGCATCAATAGTATTAATTTTAAATATTTGATTCTTATTTTTATTAAAAGGCTCATCTTTGAATAAATTATATACAGATGCTCCTAAACAGATAATTAAATTAGGATTAATCGTTTCTATTAAGTTATCCAAAAATAATTTGCAACCATCTCGTTCACTAATATTAAATGGTCTAAATATTTTTTCGCCTTTTAATTCTATTTGAGTTAAACAATTAACTGCATTTACCCAAAAAATCTGATTCGTATTAATATGATATTCTTCGAATAATGTATTAAAAATTTCCATTTCTTGCGTACCTTCAAATGGATATACAATATCTTTATTTAATTGTAATTGGGATTGTAATACCTGTTCTCCGATAATCATAATAGATGCATCATTATTGCCAAAAGGAATTGATTTAAAACCAGTAAAGCGATTAGGACAATATTCACACTCAGTAATATATTGTTCAATTTTATTTCGCATCATTGGTTTTACTAATTCTTTAACATATGCTAACGGATTAGGTGGATTTTCCTCATGAATTAATTGTAATATTTTTTCTTCATTCATGGCCAATCCTCTTCTTTTACTAATTCTTTAGCTAATGCTAATTCAGCTCTTAATTCATTGATTTTAGCATTTAATACATCTTGATGTTTAAGAAGAATTTCTTTATCCTTTTCAAGAACTTTTTTAGAACGTCTATCTTCAACCATAGTTTTTACCATGGACATAATTTGTTCTTGCTCTGTAATAACATATACTTGTGGGTCAGTTTCAAAAAAAGAGAATTTCAAATAATAGAAATCCATATTTTCTGCTAATGCTTCTCTTTTTAATTTAGATAACCACTTTTCTTGAATCGTAAATGTTTTTTTACCAGGAGCTTGCTCAACAGTTCTTGTTTTTAATTCTTCCATAACATTAATAAGCCCACGAATTTGTTCATCGCCTTTCTCTATAACAGTAGCACCACTATTAAGAGTCATTGAGCTTCGAATGTCATCTTTTAATAACTTAGAATTAGCAACATGATTTTTGTATTCAAAACCAGAACCTTGTCGTTTATCTTGTTTTTGTTGTCGTTTATTAAGGCCCTTTTTTATTTTAACTTCTTTTTCCTCAAATAATTGACCATCTATTAAACAACCAAAACATTTGGCAGTTCCAATATGTTTACAATTCTCATGTCCCCATTCACATTCTGACAAAATAATACCTCTCTTTCTACGAAATATATAATAAAAAGTATGCCAAGGAATTGGCATACCAATATTATACAAGGTTCGCAAAAGAATTATTAAGATAACTAAGCAGGGTATAATATACTATACCCTGCTTTAATTATATCATTATTTAGCTTCTTTATCAGCTTTTTTCTTTTTAGTTTTTTTAAGACTATTTTTTAATTTTTCTTGAGCTTTTACTTCTTCAGGAATTGTTTCTTCAATAGCTTTAGATTCTTCTTCAATTTCTTTAATCTCTTCTTGAGATAATTCTTTTACAGAAGCAGAACCATCAAACAAAGACTTAAATTCTATCCATTTATCTGGATTATTATGGAAAAATTCTTTCATCGCAGCACGACCATTGAATTTTTCAATCACTTCGCCATTGCCATCAAGCCAATTAATCCACGCACCACGTTGTACTAATACACCAGAATTAAATGCCTCTTCAATAACTTCGAGCATCTGGTCAATACCTTTACCGAAAATAGCATAATAATCTACCTGTACATATGGATTACGATTAGAAATAGTATGATTCTTTTTAACAGCTACATGAATCTTTAATCCTTCTTCTTTAGTAATTGGGTCTCCAGGGCCAATAGCTCGTTTTCTCATATCTAAAGTCAAAGAGGACCAGTACTGAATAGCCGCTCCGCCTGATATGACCATAGGGTCACGACTCAGGCTTCCAATGTCCGTTGTCAAGTGTGATACAATAATAAAAGCTATATTGTGTTTAGCCACTAATGCTGTAAATTTACGAGACATTTTAGCATTTTGACGAGCAGCTAAAGCTACCTGTACTTCAGTTAGAGATGCTTCATTTTCTTTTTGAGGAATTAAAGCCTTTAAAGAATTAATAGCTACTAAATCTACACTATCTGACTCAATGATAGTTTGAACCATATCTAACGTAGCTTCAGAACCAATTTCTGGGTCAAATGGAACAAAAATTAATCGATTAGGGTCTACACCAAAAGTATCTACAATATATTCTTTATCCATAGAATGTTCTGATTCGACCCAAAGTGCCGTGAAACTTGGGTCCGCAGCCATCATTTTCGCCACTGATTCTAGGATTAATGTGCTTTTCCTTTCTACCGTCGGTTTCCCGATATTTATTAGCGGAGTAGACTATATCTTTACCTTAAATTGAAGGTATCCTCCATATAGTCGTTGAACCTTCTCTTACGAGCTTGGCTGCTGATTATCAATTATTTTCAGTACTTAGGATTTAACCATATACCATCTTAATATTTTTTTTTACTTTCATAACATTCACGCTTATATCATTTAATATGATATTACGTTGTAGTATATTAAGCTTTACGATTTTCCAGCAATTTGAAGGAATATCAATACTCATTTCTGAATATTGAGGCTATTATTATTTTTGACAAATAATATTTATATAACCGGAATCGCTTTTGCCAGTGATTAATGTACATCTCTTTCGAGGAAACCCACCACCAATGGCATTATTTAATGCAATAGATGGAGTAGGAATTCGACCAATAGTAATTTGATTAATAATGTCTTCGCTAATACCCATACGACCGACTACAGTCTTATTATATTTTTTATTAATTTTAGCTGTAATCGCATCAATTGTTGCTAATTTATCAGCTAATGTTTTTGCTTCACTCATGATTAATTTCCTCTTTAATATTGTCTACTAAATTTTGTAAAAATTGAATATTGCTTTCATACTGTTTAACTTGTGCATACGTATCTACATTTTTAATAGCTTTGATTTGCGACAATCTTTCTTCTAGTAAAAATATAGTTGCTCTAAAGATTGGTTTTAAGATAAATAAATTTCGTTCATGTTTATTTTTATCTACAGAAATTTCTAAGCAAATTTCACATAAGTCACCAATTCCTTTTTGAAGAGCATTATCTCCTTGAAGAGGAGAATCATCAGAAGCTAAACCAAGGTATTGAATAAAACCTTGTTTAATCATTTCATTCATTGGCTTCTTCCTCCTCTTCTTTGGGACCAACAGTAATGGCATTAACATAATCATCGTCGTCAAAACGAATCATTTTAACGCCTTGTCCAGTGCGTTTCTTTAATGGAATATCTTCGGCTCTTAATTTAATGATTTTACCATTTACTGTAATAATATAAATTGTATTTTCATCTTCAATAGGAGCACCACCAATAATAGTGCCAGATTTCTCATTAACTTTATAACAACGAGAACCCTTAGCATTACGATTTGTAATTCTGAAGTCTTCGATATTACATACTTTACCAATACCATTTTTAGTAACGATAGCAATTTGACCATCTTCTTTTACATGAAGAGAAGAAACAACAATATCATTATCATTTAATTTAACAGTATTCACGCCACCAGAATTTCTTGATTGCATATTAACAGATGAAGCTTTTAAGTGAATTAACATACCTTGTTCTGTGATAAAAGCTAAATCTTGATTTAAATCTTTTACAATAGAACATTCAACTAATTCATCTTCATCTCTTAATTTAATAGCACGATACGCTCTAGCTCGTGTAGGCAAATCTTTAGTAGAGGTAATTTTAGCACGACCTTGTTTAGTTACGAATAAAACCATTAAGTCTTCTTTATCTGTATACGATAATACATTAACAATTTTTTCTCCTTCTTGAAGAGGAATATAATTATTAATATATTTACCTAATGCATTTTTAGAGACTACAGGAATTTTATAAGCAGGCAATAATAAAAATCTACCTGTATTAGTCGCAAAAATTAAATCGTCATGAGTTTGCATAGAATATAATTGCGTTACAAAATCATCTTCACGAGTATTGGCATTAACACCTTTACCACCACGATTTTGTGCAGAATATTCATTTACCTTTACAGCTTTAATCATATTGTTATGAGTAATGGCTACAACTACATCTTCATTTTTAATGAATTCACGTTGGTCAATGTTTTCATCAACATAATCTACAATAGCTGTTTTACGTTCATCTTTTTCAAATTGTTTTGCAACTTGTTGAATTTCAGAACGTGTGTATTTAATTAATTCCATTTCATTATGAAGAATATTGGATAAGAAATTCATCTTAGTATTTAATTCTTCATATTCTTCATTATATTTTTGAATGGATTCTTCATTCAAAGTATATAATCTTAAATTAGCAACTGCCTTTGCTTGTTTATCATCAAAAGCATATCGTTCTTTTAAAGACTCTACAGATTCATTTAATGAAGTAGCATTAGATACTAATTCAATAGTTACATTTTTAGTTTCGAGAGCTTTAGTAATAGCTTCAACAATATGGAAACGCTCATCTAATTTATTATAATCATATTGACATCTATTCTGAATGACTTCAATGGCGTGTTCAATGAATGCTTCTAATAATTCTAATAAAGTTAAATTAACTTTTGGTTTTCCATCTTGTAAAGCTACATGTCGCATACTAACATTAGATTGCATATCTGTATATTTAAAAATATTTTTAATAATCCAATCCACATTAGCTGTCTTTTTGCATTCAATTACAATTCGAACGCCGTCCATATTAGACTCGTCACGAATTTCTGTAACGTCTGCAAGTTTTTCTTTACTTATCTCAACTATTTTAGTAACAGTATTCTTTTTGCAAATACCCCAAGGGATTTCATCGAATACAATTAAGATTTTATTCTTTTTGTCTTCTGTATGATATTTTCCTCGAAGTATTACTTTACCATGACCTTCTTTATATGCTTTTATAGCATCGGCATAGCCTAAAATTTCGCCACCAGTCGGAAAATCTGGTGCCTTAATAATATTAATCACTTCATCAATAGAAGTTTCTTTTTCTTCTAGTAAATTTTTAAAGATGACATCAATAGCTTGATATACATCTTTTACGTTATGAGGTAAGAAAGATGATGTTAAACCAACTGCAATCCCTGTTGTAGGATTAGCTAACAATGCTGGGAACAATGTAGGTAATACTTCTGGCTCATATTCAGTCTCATCATAATTCAACTTCATGGGCACAGTATTCTTATCTACATCCTTTAACATAATGTCCCCAACCCTACTTAGACGGCACTCAGTATAGCGTTGAGCTGCGCTAGGGTCACGGTCTAAACTACCAAAATTACCTTTACCATCTACTAATGGATAACGTAAATTAAAATTTTGTGCTAGGTTTACCATCGCGTCATAAACAGACGAATCCTGTTTGTTATTATCGCCAAGTTTTTTATCTTGGCCTCTGGAGGTTTCCCTCATTTTCATCAGTTAGTCTTTTCTAACCCAGTATAGCATATCTTTTTATGCGTTAATATTTTATTAAAACAAAATACTCCATAAGCACAGAGCGGCCTCGTGGGCAAATTATATTCTTACAAGAAGTAAGGTTCATTGCCTATGCGTTGCGCCTGACTAATTTTTTAAGTTTAGCCTTCGGTCTCGGATTAGGATATTAAACCCTCCCCGTTTAATTCCGCTCTCATAATCCATACCTTATATTATGGTTTTAGTATAGACGGGAATTGTTATTTTAAAAATTTTATATAATCTTTGACAATATCAAATTTTCTATTTAAAGTTACTTTTGGTTTTCTAAAATTAGGATATAAGAATAATAATATTTTCTTTATATCTTCTTTTGCATGATATTCAATTCTATATGTATTATCATGTAAATGAATTTTGTGTTTTTTTACACCACATTTTTTACTAAAAATATTTTGAATCCAAGTAAGCATTTTTTTAGAACCACAAAAATCTATTCCAACTTTAGTTTTACAAATACAACCATCTGCATCAAATATGCCTCTAATATAATCTGGTAAAAGCCTATCGGGAATAAGTTTCGATGGAACTTGTTTTTCTCTTTTAATTTTAGTTATTTCATGTTTTTTAAAGGACTCAATAATTTGTTTTCCAGCGAATTCTATTCTTACTAATCTATTTCCAGTTATATTATGAAATTCTTCTTTTATTGGATGTTCAGCTTCAATATCTTTTTTTAGCTTATGTAAATGTTCTTCATCAACAGCAGATAACTTAACTCTAACTAATTTTCTATTAAAATTAATATATCCATCTGATGAAATAAAACCAAGCCAATATGCTTTCGATTTTGTATCTATTTTATCAAAAAATAATTCATTATATTTATAGCCATATTTTACTTCAGAGATATCATATCTTTTTTCTAATTCTCTTTTTATTGTTTGAGAACTACAATTAAAATATCTACTTGTTTCAGCATAACTTTTTCTTTCATTAAAAACCATATTATGCATTTTTTGTATTTGTTCTTCAGTGAAAATTATTTTTTTAGGCATATTACATTATTAGCTTTCTATTACAACAATAATTAAAAATTTATATTATCATTATAAAACAGCTATTTTTTATTGTCAAGTTACACCAACTTTATCTCCCATGAGGATGGTAGGCCCCGAGTACATAGCCGACAGTCTTTGCCGACTTTTTATATTTACTAGATGAAAACAATTTTAATTCGTTCATGCCATATAATATTCTACGATGAACTGGTTTTAATCCATCTCGAATATCAGGAACTGCTCTATCATTAATTACATATTTAGCATATTCCATATATTGCTGTTTCATACGTTCAGCAAAAGGTACTTGAATGACATTACCAATTGGAAATGTTTCTTTACTCATCAGAATCCTCCCAACGAGATACTTCAGAAAGAACTACTTCGTGAATAGTTCTTGTTTTGTCTTCTTGTGTAGTATAGGTTCTTGATTGGAAACGACCACATAAAGAAATTTCGTCGCCAATTTTAAATTCAGAAGCAATTTCTGCTAAATCGTCCCAGGCAACACATTGTACATAATCACTAATAATTTTATGTGATGTTGTTGGACGATGAATAGCAACTACAAAAGATGCCACTTTCCTTTTTTTGTTAGTTTTTCTAATTCTAGGTTCTCTAGTTACGATACCATTAATTAGTTCTTCATTGCGAGCATATGATTCTTCATATTCTTCTTCGGTAACTGGATATACAGCTTTTGCATATGCAAACGTTTCAATGATATTTTTACCATCATCATCATTAGATTTACGACTGCTAATAGCACCATTTACCATGATATAAGTATTCATTTGAATCGTTTTTGCAATCGGATAACTAACAATAACTGGAATGATATCTGTCACTTCTTTATTCTTGCGTCTACATTCTAGTTCAATTTTATAGAATACTAATGTTTTACCATTATTATCCGTAAATTCATATTCTTTTTCATTGGATAGTACTTTACCATACAATGTTAAAGAGTTAACAAAATCCATTATTTAAATTCCTCCAAAATAAATTCTCTACGAGCATCTACATCTTTGCCCATACATAAGCTCAATGCCTCTTCAGTATCTTCAATGTCATCAACTGTAATCTGAATTAAATTTCTAGTTTCAGGGTTCATAGTAGTATCCCATAACTCTTTAGGCTCCATTTCGCCAAGCCCTTTATTACGACTTATAACCCAACCTTCAGTATCAGTTTTTTCTAATTCTTCAGCATTAAGAATATACTTAACTTCATTATTTTTATGCAAAGTAAATAATGGAGGACATGCAGCATATACATATCCAGCTTCGATAATAGGACGCATAATTCGATAAAAGTTAGTCATATGTAAACATTGAATATGACTGCCATCGACGTCCGCATCAGAAAGCAAAATAATTCTATGATATTTTAATTTAGAGATATCAAAATCTTGACCGATACCACAGCCAAGAACTTTTATCATATCTATTAATTTAGAGGAACCGATAATTTTATCGTGAGAAGATTTTTCTGCATTTAATATTTTACCAAATACAGGTAAAATTGCTTGGAATTTATTATTACGTGCTTGTTTACAGGTTCCAGCAGCTGAATCACCTTCAACAAAGAATATTTCACATTGTTCAGGGTCTTTATTAGAACATGGAGCTAAATCTTCTACATAACCACTAGCCGTAGCATTTTTAATACCACGAGCAGCATTTCTTGCACGTTTAGCTGCTTCACGAGCTTTAGCGGCTTGAGCAATTTTTTCTAAGATAATTTTAGTACGTTTTTCATCTTTACATAGATAGTCATAGACAAAATCTTCTACGAAAGTTTTAATACTATGACGAATTTCAAGCATACCTAAATTACTTTTATCTTGCCCTTTAAAGTTAGGGTCTTTTAATTTAATGGAAATAATTGTTAAAAGACCTTCGAGTGAATCTGTTGATTCAATATTTTTAATTCCCTTCGGTTTATATTCATCGATGTATTTTTTAATCGCAGAATTTAAACCCATCTTAAATCCAGTTTCATGGTCGCCACCACGTTCAGTAGCTACATTGTTAACAAAAGATTTAATATCTGAAGAATATGTATCTGTGTATACCAATGCAATATCTACATCTACCGTTTTTTCTTGATTATCTGTAGTAGAAGCATATACAAGATTTTTATTCATTTCTACGATATCAATTAATTTTTGTTTACCTGTAGAAATTTTATTTACATATCCAATTAGTCCTTCTGGACAATGAAATGTTTCTTCTTTAAATTTTTCAGCATCTTTTTCTAATAAAGAAAATTTAATTGTTAAACCTGGATTTAAATATGATAATTGCCGCAAACGTTTTTTAATATGAGAAATATCATATTCTTCAATCGTCCACAATTCTTTATCTAATTTAAACATAACAGTTGTTCCAGAATCTTTAGATTCATCTTTTTCAAAAGGAACAACTTTAAGTCGTTGTGTGATAATGCCTTTAGAAAATTCTGCATTATATTTTTTATTATTTTGGTTAATATATAATGAGAAGTTTTCACTAACTGCGTTAACACAACTTGCACCTACGCCATTCATGCCTCCCGTATTGGTTTTATAAGCACCTTCTAGCTGGGAGAATTTCAGTTTTGTTATTATGAGAGTTTTTTATCTCCCATTTCTTATAATTTCTTATAAGCTCAGCGTACCTTTTTACGTAAATTTTTCATCTAAAACGCAGAGTGGCCTCTTGGAGAAATTATATTCTTACTAAATAAGTTTCATTCTCTACGCGTTGTACATGACTAATCTTTTAAAATTAGCCTTCAGTTCTGATTAGCATATATATTTCTATACTTAGCCTCCCAGATTTTTTCCACTCTAATTATTTTTATTCTTCATTAGATTTGAATAAAAACGGCTAATATATTAACCACCGGCGTGAAGTACAACCATCGCCACTTCGGCTTGAGAGTACCCTTTCCATTCAGGGTCATCAGATGGTTTGGTTGGGATGCCACGACCATTATCTTTAACAGATACGATATAATCGTCGTCGTCCCAAATCATAGATACATCGATTTCGTTACAATATCCAGCAGCGTATTCATCTACTGAATTATCTACAATTTCAAATACGCATTGGTCTTTAGAAGATAAATACATACCCTTTCTAAGACGAACATTATCTGGATATCGTAATACGGAAATTTTTGTTTCTTCTGCCATATTTTTTGTTTTTCCTATTCTTCCATTAATTCAGCTTTTAAGCTACCAGTTTGATGTCGCAAGAACGATGCAACTGTTGCCCGTAAACATTCAGACATCGACAAATTATTATCAATTTCAGCATTTACATTATATGTACGAGGCAAATTAGTTTGAGGATTAATTTCAGACTCATCAATAATAATCATCAAAATAACTTCTTTGAAATTAATAATATCTTTACGATACATAACTGTATATACATGGTCTAAGAATTCAAATTTAACTTTTTCTTTTTGTTTAAAAGTTAATTGTTTTCCTAAATGTTCAGCTAAATCATTAATTTGCTCATCGAGAACAGTAGGTTGTTCAATCATTTCATCATACATTTGCTGTTGCAATCGCTCTAATTCTTGTTTGTCCACTTCATCACCACCTTTCGTAAAAATAAAAAATTATACATACTTTAAAATACATATAATTAAATAGTAAAAAAGTGCCAATAGTCATTTTTTAGTATATGACTACTGACACTTATATTATACTATACTTTTGATATAAAGACCAGGGGATTTTTTATTATTATTTACCAAAAAGTTTCTTTTTAAGTGGAGAACCACCAGTTGGTGCTTTCGGAGCTGTTGGTGCAGATGCTTGAGCAGAAGTACCAGAATTTTCGCTAGGATTAGCACTTACAATAACTGCACTATTTACATGAATGTACAATTGACCGTGAACTACTTCGCCATCTTTTTCATAATTATCACTGCGACGTACTTCGCCTTCAATCATCAATTGGTCACCATGCTTAGCATATGTTGCCAAATATTTAGCTGTACCACCGAATGCTGTGATTTGCATCAAGTCATACTGACATCCTCTTACAACGTATGTTGCGAGGTTCCTACCCAAGAAAACATGCCTAAAAATTATTAAACTTAGAGGTAGAGGAATTCAGATACAGTAGGCTATCCCCGTGTGTCCCACGGTTATAATTATATATTTATATCATATTTAAAATATGTAAACCTTCATTTAGAATATTTTTAGCTGCATTAATATCTCGGTCATGATGAGTACCACAAATAGGGCAGTTATATTCACGAATGTTAGTGTCTTTTAATGCAGGATTTTTATAGCCACACTCAGAACATAGTTGACTAGATGGATAAAATCTATCTACTTTAGATATAGTTTTACCATACCATTTAGCTTTGTATTCTAGCTGTCTTACAAATTCTGATTGAGATACATCTTGATAAGATTTACCTTTATTTTTATTATTATAATACTAAAAGAAATATTTATCAATATATAATTATAACTATGAGATTTTTTAAGAGGATGATTGTTCAATTAAGTTCGCTACTTCTTAACCGGCGACATTACTCGCACCCTTAACTTTCATTAAGGCACAGACTATATCTTAATCTTTTTTTAATAAAAGACCTTCACCACTTCCACTCGCTTGAGTGTACTCCCTTTCGGGATAGTCGTTGAACTTTTTCCTATTCGGAACTTAGCTGCTGATTGTCTATTCTTTTTATTAAGACTTAGGATTTAACCATATCTTATCTTAAAAATTTTTTTCTGCTTTCGCAACATTCACGTTTATCTATATTTCAAAATTACGTTGTAGTATTTTAAGCTTTAAGAGTTCCCAGCAATTCAATGAATTTCTAAGACGTAGATTGTCTTAGCACATACCTATCACTAGATATATGGACTATTTTTTACTATTTATTCATAATTAAAATCATGAGCATATATAGTAATTCTAATCATATTGACCTTCTTTATTTTTAAAATCACGACGAACATTCAAGAAACCACGATAATAAGATTTACTAAGTTCTTCTTCGTTTACTTTAGAGTTGATTACAAATTTTTCGGATTTTGGAATAAAACCGATTAGGTGTACAGAGTTACGTACTGCCATCAATATACCTTCTTTCTTGCCATCTAGAGCATTAAAAAATTTAATAGTGAAAACAAATATACTTTTTCACCCTAAAAAATTATATACAAAGACAAAATATAATCTTTGTATTTATATTATACTTTATTATATTTTGTCTTGTAAACAAAAATTAAGCTTCTTCAGTAAGCTCTTTTAAATATGTTACAAATGCAACAATATTAAATGGTTGAATATCTTCTACAGTTTGATAGTTGCCTTGAGAGAATAATTTAACTGCTTCGTTAATTTCTTCTTCACCGTATTCTTCTACTGCATTTTGTAGGTATTCACATTCTTTAGTGAAATGATTTACCCAGTATTCATCGTCCCATGTGTCATCTACTGTTACATCACGGTCCTTAGCTGGTTCTTCAATTGCAGGAGTAGCTTCTGGAGCTTGCTCTTCGATTACTTTATTTTCTTTTTTAAGAGCTTCGCGACCAGTTACTTTTGTTTCTTCTTTTGCACTTTCTACTGCTTCTACTATTTTATCATCTACTTCTGTTACAAGACCAGTAGTTGCAATAGCAATTGCTAAAGATGCACAAATTTCAGCTTTTTTAGCTGGGTCAGATACCATACCTAAATTTTCATTTGCTTTTTTAATTAAGGCACGAAATGCCTCAGTCCTGAACCTCATATAATTAAAATTATATAATTCTAAAAGAAATTTAAAAATAAATTCCTTTATTAAGAAGTTTGATTATAATATCCTTATTCTTTTAGGCGTGTCCAGTTCGCCTCTACAGCATAAGACTGTTAAGTCTACAGCTTTACTTTTGCGAAGAATATTTAATGCTCCGTTACAGTCTGCATTAAAACGATAATTATAATATATTTCTACTGAAAATACAACTTTTTAGTAAAAAATTTTCAGGACATTTTTAGAATCACATTTTTTTTAATTAATTAAAGGTCTCGTTCAAGTAAAAACGCTACTTTTTACTCGGCACCATTACATGCACCTTTAGCTTTCGCTAAAGCACAGACTATATCTTATCCGTATTATATATTAAAAAATATATAACTTAGGCGACACCACTTCCCACACGCTTGTGCAGTACTTCCCTTACGAGGAATAGTCGTTGAACGTTCTCCTATTCGGAGCTTCGCTGCTGATTTCCCATTGTATCATAACATTTAGGATTTAACCTTGTGTCATCTCAATTATTTTTTTTGCTTTTGCCACATTCACGCTTATTTTTATTTCAAAATTACGTTGTAGTTAATTGAGCTTTAGGGGTTTCCAGCAATTCAATGTCTTAGTTGGGTAAGTAAGAATTACCACTATCTACCAGTTTCCCGATAGACCTACTATTTTATTAAAATAATTTTTATAATTAAAATTACAAAAAATATTTTAATATCTTAATAGTTGCCATTTTTATTTTTCCTCACTTTTTTCTACTAATTGGTCAATATGCCAATCCGTTCTATCTTCATCTTCTGCTTTGATAGTGTCAACATAAATAATTAAACCATCTTCTTTATTAAGAGATGGCAAATCAAACATGACATCACCAAGAACTTTTTCCATCACGCCACGCAAAGAACGAGCACCTGTGCCACGTTCAATTGCTTCATGTGCAATTTGTTTTAATGCAGATTCACTAAATTGTAAATCGAACCCATCTTCTTTAAACAATAATTGATATTGTTTTACTAATGCATTTTTTGGTTCTGTTAAAATTCTTATGAGTGTTTCTTCATTTAATTTTTCTACTGCACATACAATTGGAGTACGTCCTAAAAATTCTGGTAACATACCAAATTCTTTTAAGTCCTCTACAGTAATTTGGTTAATGATTTTATTTTCTTCTTCTACTGATTCTTTATTTTTACTTACAGGAAGTTTAGAACCAAAACCAATTTTATTTTTATCTGTACCAAGACGTTTTTTAATGATATCTTCGATACCTTCAAAGGCCCCTGACATAATAAATAAAATATTTTCTGTATTTACTTTAATTGTATCTTGTGTTGGATTTAACCTAGCACCAGATTTAGGTACATCAACAACAGAGCCTTCAATTAATTTAAGGAGACCTTGTTGTACTGCTTCATGAGCTGGGTCAGCAGATGTTGCAATTTTCTTTTGCTTGCGAGAAATTTTATCGATTTCATCAATATATACAATACCAATTTCTGCTTTTTCAATATCACCATCTGCCGCAGACACTAAATCACGCAAAATTGTTTCTACATCTCGCCCTGCATAACCAGTTTGAGAGAAAGATGTAATATCTGCAATCGTAAAAGGCACTTCTAAAATCTTAGCAATATGCTTTACAATCGCAGTTTTACCGCTGCCGCTGGAGCCAGCAACAAGTGCATTACTTTTGTCTATTTCTTGAATATCTTGATTATTTGGATTATTCATTTTCATTTTAATTTTCTTATAATGATTATAGACAGAAGTTGCTAACATTTTTTTAGCCATATCCTGTCCAATAATATATTGGTCAAGATGTTCTTTAATTTCTTTTGGTGTAATGCTTAATTTGCTTTGAAATTCTTCTCGTTCTTGGTCTTCAGGAGTAGTTTCTTCTTCAAAATTTTCTACTGGAATAAGATTAGGAGCTACACAATCATACATTCTGCGAATACAATCAGAACAAATAACTGTATCTTTTGTGCGTAACATAACTACATTCGGATTATCTTCAGAATGTTTACCACAAATACTACACGTTAAATTTGCAATATCTTCGTTCACTCTCTCACCTCCATAATTTCATCAATTAAACCATATTCAAGAGCTTCTTGAGCTGTAAGCCATTTATCTCGCTCCATATCTGCTTTAACTTGTTCAATATCTTTGCCAGTATTTTTAGCAATGACTTCACTTAATTTATTTTTCAAATTAAGTACATGTTTTAAAGAGATTTCCATGTCTGTTGCTTTGCCTTGAGTGCCAGCCGATACCTGATGAATCATAATTTGAGAATTAGGCAATGCATATCGTTTGCCTTTAGCTCCGCTAGACAATAAAAAAGCCCCCATAGAACATGCTTCACCAATGCATACTGTATTAACATCACATTTAATGTAATTCATTACGTCGTAAATACCAAGACCAGTATGTACTTCGCCACCAGGACTATCGATATACAGATAAATATCTGCATCTGGGTCCTCTGCCTCAAGATATAATAATTTTGCTTTTACATCATTAGCAGACAATGGATTTACGTCAGTCGTTAATAAGATAATTCTATCCTGCAACAACTTATCATATACTGTTTCTGCCATTTTGTCTTCCTTTCAAAAAAATAAAAAATAACATACCATTATAATACAAGGTATCTAAAAAAGACATGACCCTAAAGCCATGTCTCTTTTTATATATAAAATGCGGACCTCTAAGACTGTCACCTTATTGTTCCGATAGAATATTGCCGATATATCAGCCTACTATAAAAATTTAATGCTATATACTAGAGCGAAAAATTAACCGTAGGGTTTTTATAATGATTTCAGATTAAACATTAAGAACTTAATAATAATGGATTACGAGTTAAATTAATGATTAATAGCTTAATCTTGTAATATGTTCCCATATGCGTTTCCGCCATAATTCATCTTTATTACAGTAAATAGATTATTGATTAATGATTATGAGATTTTGATGAGCATCTCGAACTCGCTTTTAATCACTCCAGTTCCGCCATACTTTCTGTCTATGTAGGCGGTTAACTGAGCAACTTACCACGTTTTATTCTTCATGTTCAATATGAGTGCATAGTTGGTTTTATTTTGACCGGAACTACCAACTATACCAATAAAAACCGGAGTATATCTTAGAAATTTTTTCGATATACCAGCAATATAATTATATTATAATAATATATTAATTAGTCTTGCACCATAACCATAGTTATTTCAGTAGCATGACCAAGAATAGAATCGATTTCAGCAATATAATTTTCCAAGAAATCTTTTACATCTTCAAGAGATGTGGATAATTTATTTGGGTCCAAGAAATCTGGAAGCAATTGTTTAAGCATTTCTTCTTCGCGTTTATTACGTTCAGAAGAGGATACTGCAACAGCTGTATTGCCATATTCAGCGTTCATACGATTACGTACTGTAGATTCGGCTTCGCGAACACGAGTACTGAACATAGAGCTTGCTTCGTTACGAACACTAATCATACGAGTTACGTATTGTAACAATTCAGTGTAATATCCCTTACGAGAAATTGCCGCAGCGAAACTAATTCGTTCCATTTCAGTTGTTGTTTTAGAATTTAAACCACTGAATTTAGGAACATCAATTAAATTAATTGCATTAGCATGCAAAATTGCTACGTTAAGAGCATCACGATATTTTACTTTATCATTAAAAGAATTGAAACGAGCTTGTACTCGTTCTTCCCATTCTTTACGAGTCATACCTTCAATAAATGTTTCATTCTTAGATACGATAGCGAAGAAATTTTCTCTGCTCATTTCTTTAATTTGTTTGTCTAGCATTTTCTTTTTAGTCAACGCTGCACGAATAGTCATTTCAGTCATAATAGTAATTTCCTTTCAAATTAAATAATAGATTAAGTATTTATAGTATATCCGAAAGATTTTCTTTTTTCAAGAGTTTTTCGTAAATTATTTTATATGTAATTCTGAATTCATCTAAATTAATTTGCAATTCATATTCTTTATTATTAACTACAATAATAGTATTTGACCAAAAACCTTTAGCCAAATACGTAGAATCGAATACTTCTTTAATTAATTTGACGAATACATTAAAATAATCTTCATTATCTTGGAATGGATATACTTTAGTTAAATTTCTACCAGAATAATATATTTCATCTACATTATCTGGTAAATAATAATTAAAATATTTTCTTACGAAATTAGTATCTACTTCATTTTTTTGATTATAGATACCTAATATCTGTGCAATTTCTTTCGCAGTTAGATAATGAATATCTGACTGTATTTTTTTATAGAAATCCATAATTAACCTGCAAAACGATAAAATAAATAACTTAAAAATAAGAATATAGCTACGGCAATAGAGCCATATTCAATTACTTCTTTATCAGTCATTTTGCCATATTTTTGATATTTAAGACTGCTATTTATTTCCTCTTTAAATTCTTTATCTTTTAAAAATCTAACTGATGTAATTACTGTAAATAATGCAACTACAAAAAATACAGCACTAACGATTAATAAGATATAATGTAATAACCACAACAATTATTTCACCTACTAAAACTTAATAATAATATTTTCTAAATCTTTTTCTTTATTGTTTTCTTGTTGCTCTTCACGATTCATTTTTTGCTTATCATAAACAACTTTGTCGCCAACAAGAATTTGATACAGTGCATATACAATATAAATAGAACCTAATGGAGCTCGAAAATAACTTTCTCGAACATCATGACCACGTACTAAAGATAAAGTAAATGCAAAACAACTCATTAAAATGTAAATGATGAAATACATAATTATCCTCTTTTCTCCATTTCTAAAATATTTTTATATTCTGATTCCTCATAATCTCCAGTAGCAACACCTAACATAACATCTACTTTTTTAGATATATGTTTTAAGATATTTATATGTACTGGAGCCATATAATTTTGATTATGTTGTTGATAAAGATATTCTTCTAAATTAGAGCAAATCTCTTCAACAATTTTAAAACGAATATCTTCATTCATCTTTATTTTCCTTTTCTTTTTTATCTAATTCTGGACCGAATACTTCTTTAAAGATAGCAGTTAATTCTTCTGCTGTCATTTCATTCAGCCTTTTTAGAAATCTTTCTTTATAATTTTCAATAAGCATTTTAACCACCGTTTAATGGCGTAGTAGCCTGCCAAGCATATTCTGCACTACTTTCATAATTAGTATGAATATAACTTTTAACAGTACCATCTCGTAAAATTTCAAAATCTAATTCAGTACAACTACCAAATTCAGACATATGACCTTTCACATCAATATGAAAGTCTTTAACTAAATCTAATAATTCACGCTTAGATAAATCCCAAGCACTACGAATTTCTGACACAAAAATATATTCATCTTCTTTAGTATCATCTTTAAAAAGAATTTCATAATTATGTTCAGTAATCATAGCTTTATTAAAATTCTTAATAATTAAATATTCTTTTAAGCCATAAATATAATCTTCTTTAACTTTAATTACAGGCTCGAGCATATGATATGTTCCGCCTAATATATCTCTAAAGGATTCTTTTAAAATACCCTTTTCAAGAAAATTTACAAGATTAGTATGCGTACCACGAAATTTAATTTGTCCTTCTATCCAACTAGGCATTTTATTCTTCTCCTTCTTATTTTGAGTAAAAAAAATACATTGTACATATAGCGTACAATGTGATTGGCTCCGGTGGCATGACTCGAACATGCAACACACTGATTAACAGTCAATTGTCTCTACCTATTGGACTACACCGGAATGATAATAAAATTATATATTATTAAAAATATATTGTCAATAAATAGTTTAGAAAAGATGTGCTAATTATACTAGAATTTTTATGAGGTTTGATAGGTAAATTTTTATTTTATTTGTTTAGGAGATTTAAAATGAAAATTTTGTAAACACATCTTTTCTAAAAATGATAAAAGCTTCTTTTAAGGCAATTACCTTATCAGAAACATGAAATATTCAGAGGTTAGAATAAAAAATAAAAGGTTTAATGTGCATAATATACATAACCTCTGAATATTAAGATACCCCCAGTTTTAATATTTATCGTCGCAAAAAGTGGGTGCACAAAAACGACTACTCTATTATTTTTAACATCGGAATAGATATCGATGCTTGGCGACTTACACCCAAGTCAAGCATACCACTGCTTATAATTCTATGCCGAAAAGGCTTTTGGTAATTAGGCTATAGAATGTAACCTACTTTGATTTTTTAGCATCGATTAAGCCTTGCTTATAGCCTTTTTCATAAGATTCAATATTAAATTCTTCAGAAGCATCGTTACGGCCTTCATCATAACCATCATCGTAACCAACTTCATAGCCTTCATCATAGCTATCTTGACACATAGCTTCTTCATTAATAGCTTTATTAACAATGTAATTTTCTTGAAGCCATTCTGCTAATTCATTTTGACCATCATCTTTTAAGTCAAAAATAATATCTTCAATTGTTGTATTTTTAGTTAATTGTCTCATTTTTTGTTTTCCTTTTTTTGTCATAAAACAAAAAATAGTATAGCCTTAACCACTAGAAAATTATAATGTATTTAGCTTCTTAATTTTTAACAGTTTTACAATGTACTCTATTTAAAAAATTAAAAATAAAATGGTTAACGCTATACTATTAATGTGAATATATTTTAATCGCTGTATCCTTCGCATGTTGGAGTGGTTGAAAACCTTTTGTTTGGGAGTTTGCCTTTATGTGGTTTATTTAAAAAATACAGCAATTAAAATATAATGGTGCTCATGGTTGGAATCGAACCAACACGATATTATTATCAAAGGTTTCTAAGACCTTTGCGTCTGCCAATTTCGCCACACGAGCAAGTATGCTGGCCTTCCACCAGCTGGGCCTCTAAGATATTTTATGCTCTTCGATTATTCGCATCCCACACTCGTACATTAAAAACGTAACTGGATATTATACCTATGCTTATTAAAACATCTCAAAAAGTATAAACATGTAATATCGATGCAGGGGAAAAGTAAAACCCTAATATAATAATTAATGCTCTCGTTACGACTTTAACGTAAATCTCCTTTGAAGTTAAAGGTATTCTAATTGAACTACAAGAACATGTGTTGGATATAGACAGACAGGCGCATTATCATTGTGAGAATCTTATTTTAAAGAAAGGTGAATTATCTTGTTGTTTGTATTTATTTCTACGAGTCTTTATTTTAACAGGGAGGTTAAAATTTTTTTTATTATTTCCGTACAATTTATATGTGTTTATTTATTTGAAAGGAGTTCAATCTGTCTATCTATATCCTATAGGAGTGAATATGCGAGCATTTCTAGGGGGGAGAAACGAAATGCCCACACCAATATAATACAAGGTTTTCAATAGTTTTCTGACACTCCAACAATTAAAATATGTTGGGACTTTATATACACAAACTTCCAAATATACTCGAAAGTACAAGAGACTCATTTGTTTCTATAAAATTTTTACTATCAATTATTCCAACGAATAAATTAGCGATAGTGTAAGGCCCATGTCAAGACCTATAAATAAATTAAATATACATTAAATTGCTATACTACTTAAATTTTTATGTCCAGTTAATCGTTTTACTTCTTTATTATGAAGTTTATAGAAATTTTCGAATCTTTCATTACATTTATTCATATCAAAACTTTTTAAATCATTCGCTGTATTCATTATTAAAAATGCAGAATATAAATCTCTTTGAATTTTAATGCCATTAAAATCATTCCATCGTTGAGATAATTTTTTCTTCTTATAAGTTTCATCAAAATGATTAAATTGACTTGCCTTAGTATGCCAAGTATCAATTTTAATTAACTGTTTGTCATAATAAGATAATTTTCTATTTATGATTTCTAATAGCATAGATGGAGCTCTATTAGCTATAGATTTGCCAAAACGTTTCTTGCGTTTAAATCTACCTTTGCTATTTTTCTCTGTCTTTTTAGCTCTTTTAGCAAGTCCAGCAAAATTCATTGTTTCAACATAAATAGTATCACCAAGAGAAATAATTTGATTAGCTAAACATTCATATTGATATTTTCTTATATCTTTTTGTTTACGATATAATTCTTTTAATTGATTTTGATATTTAATATAATGATTTGATTTATTCCAAATTAATTTTCTACTTCCTTGGTCTTTAATGGTACCATCTTCATGATAATTATTAGGATTCATAATTCTTTGACTTCTATCCATTTTTCTTAATAATCTTCTTTTTTGATTTTCAATATTTTGAACTCTATCTGCAAGTTCTAATATTTTAACGTCAGTAGAAGAAGAATAAGCAATAGTAGAAGTACCAATATCAATACCAACATCACCTTGACCAATAGGATGTTTTATTTCACCAGTTTCTTTATTTATTTTCACTGGTGGATTTTCTTTAAAAATAATCTGAACATAATATTTATATTTATTTCGTATATATTTTCTAATAATACGACAATATGAAATATCAGATTCTAATGCTTGATATTCATATTGATTATTGTAATTAATTTTAACTGGAATTTTTAATCCATTCCATAAGACAAAATTATCTCTAAAACGAATACCAGATTTATTCCATTTTCCTTCTAAAGAATTAAAGTTATTATATTTTTTATAATATATTTTTCTTCCATTTCCATAAAATAACTTTTCATATGCTCTCCATAAATTAGAAGCTATTCTTTGCGAAGTTCGAGAATCTATATTATCAGAAAAATATTTTTGTATTTTTTTTACATCATTATGAAATGAATACTCTGAAAAACCATATTGTTTTCTAATATCATTAATTTGTTTCCAAATAATTTTATCTTCTTTTTTATTTCTTGTTAACTGCGACATAAGATTTCTATATTTCTTAGTTTTAGTCATTTCTTTATATCTTTTTTGAGTTATATTTACTAAAGAATTATAGATTTGTCTACCAATTTCAAAACGTTTATCTAAAATATCTTCTTGATACTTTTCTGTTTTGAGAGGAAATTGAACAATAAAATTTGTCATTATATTCACCGCCTTTCTAATAATGTAATTTATATTTTTTATTTTACTTCTAAAAAATAGTTTTGTCAACTATTAAAAGTTATGTATTAAAAAAAGACCTTTTATCTCTTTAATAAAAAACAAAAGGTCTTTTCTTATTACATAATTTTAGATGCTAGAACCCCATTGAGCTCCATGCCATCTTGCAGTACCACGAAGCCATGCACCACCAGAACGTGGTTCATCACCTTCATGTACAACATCAAAGTCCCAGCGCTCTACTGTAGAATCTGGACCGTATGGTTCATGTGCATACCAGCCGTCTTTATTATCAGCTGCCTCAGCGTGAGTAAGCACATGTTGAATATCATCTGGTAAACCCAAATCAATGCATAACATAGCAATCACACGAGTTACTTGTGTTAATTGAGCTTGAGTAGGAGGTTCTGGACCTAAATTATTTTGTCCAGTTGCACCATATGCACAACATACACCAATACCAATAGCACCTGTGTTTCTACGATACGTATGATTTTTTACTTCTGTAAAATCGTCTGTATCTGTATACATAGAACCATCACCAGTGATATTAATATGATAATCACCAAATGTTTGGTTGTAATGACCAGCTGTCCAATGGACATAGATTTTATTAATCTTACCTTGAGCATCTAATGCCATACGTTGTACATCATCATCTGTAATTTTCCACATATTATTTTACGTCCTTATTAGAAATCTTAGTGTCTTCTTCAGTACCTTCCGTAATAGGCATTTCTTGATATGAACCCTTAGCAGTATTAAATTTACTATTAATTAATTTATTAATAGGTTGGATGAAAGTACCACCTACTGTTGAAGTAGCAAATGTATTATACCAACCTGGGTCATACGAAAAATAGAAGTTAACAATCATAATGATTATAGTAACAAGGATGAAAGATATAAAGCTTGCAAATGCCAAAAAACGGGTTAAAGAAAATTCTCCATTTTCTTTTAACATTTGAGAAAACATTAAAATCCTCCTTTATTACTAAAAAAATAACTAAACGGCTCAATATATTATTACCGTTTAGTTATTCTTTAAGGAGGCTATTCATGCTCTATCTTTTAATTCTTCGATTAATTGTTCAATTTTATCGAGAATTGCAGTTAGAGCAGCTTTTTGTTTTTCTAATACATCTATTTTATTCTCGATAGTGGACAAACGATTTAATACGTTTTCTTCGTGAATTTGATGCATATCTACGAAAGCATTAAATTGTTTACATTGTTTTTCTTCGAAAAATAAATGTTTGAAAAAATTGATGATAGACTGTAACATTTTATATTCCAATTTTTTAATTAAATTAATTATGAAAATGGAGCTGGCGATAGGAATTGAACCCACAACCTGTTGATTACAAGTCAACCGCTCTACCTATTGAGCTACGCCAGCATGTGGTGGTAAAGGAAGGATTCGAACCTTCGAAGCTATAAGCGACAGATTTACAGTCTGCTCCCTTTGTCCAACTTGGGTACTTTACCATGGCGGAAGCTCAGAGATTCGAACTCTGGCACGGCTATTAACCGCCTCCTAGTTTTCAAGACTAGTCTCTTAAACCACTTGAGTAAGCTTCCATAGTGAGGCGAAAACCCCTTATATGAAATAAGGGGAAAAAACATCCTCAGTTCATTCACTATATGTTTTAGGTTTTTATTTTATATTTAAAATAATTCGCACAAAGTAAGAGTTGTGCTCTACCAACATATTACCACGAATAAAGTTTTTTGTCATATATTAAAAAATAAAATACTTGAATTAAATAATAAGCCAGTGTTAACACAGCGGGAGAGTAGAGTAAAAACAAAAGATGATTTCTAATTTATGCTACGACGTACACTTCGCCGTATTGACGACCAAATTCAATAGCTCTGTCATAATCATTCATAAAGATATCTATAACTCCATGAATGCCAGGAGCCATTCGGTCAGCAACTACGTAATTATAACCATTAATATTTAATACTGTGCCAAGAGCATAATCATTGCTAGCCACGGCACCTTCGTAAGGCCATTCACCATTAGCCATTGGACTACCTGTGTGCGTATACGCAGTTAATTCGGTAGCACCAACTTGACCAGAAATAGTAAATAAACCAATTACAAAAACAAACATTAACATAATTTTTTTAAGACTCATTTAGTAGCCTCCTAACTTTCTGTTTCGTCTTCCTATTATTATTTAAAAAGTAAAATAATAAATCGTAGGGCGACATGAAAATTAGTGTACTCAATTATCTCCAAAATTTAAGAACACTAATGTGAAATAATTTATATTACAATCGATAGTTTCAATCGATACATCTTTTATAGTGTTTTTACTTTTCTGATAAGATACTACAAGATATGTATGCTACTAACATATCTTCGCTGTGTTTAATTCTTACTGTATTTTATTTTACACTGGTATATATAATATTACCGAATGTTTTCGAGAAATTCTTGTTCTGGTAAGGCAAAGAATAATCCGCGACCATCTTTAACGATATAATCTGTAATGTCTACTTCATATTGATAACTTTCACCAGCTACAAACAATCTGCCATCATCATCAAAAACATAAGCAGTTTTAGGCAACCATTCTTCAGAAATAGGTTGCCCGATATATTGAACTGCCTCAACAATTTTGCCATCTTTATGGGTATATGTTTGAATATCAGTTGGTTTCATTATTTTTCTACCAATTCGAAATCGTAATATACTTCTGTATCTTCATTAGGAGCTGTTACGGAAGTTGTGCCAAACGGATATACTTCAATACCGTGTACGTTATCAATTTTCCGACAGAAATAACGGAAATGTTGTACGCCATTAGCAGACCGAACTTTAACGAGTGTATCTTTTTTAACTTTAGTCCAATCAATTTTACCAAGAGTTTTTTCAATAGAAATAACATCTTGAATATTAGCAAATTTGAAATCACCAAAATCAGAAATACATTCTGTCTTTTCGATAATACTATCAATATTATCTAAGATTGTTTTGATGGAATCTAAACGTACTGTATCTTTTGGATTTCTTTCAACAAATAAAATATCTTTTTCATTTACACGTATAAAAAAACGCAATCCATTTTCATACGCTTTTTCTAGTACAGCTTTTTCAAAAAGTGTAAGTTTCATTTTTATCTATTTCCTTTGTTTATTTCTTTAAAATATTTTTAATTGCAATTTGGTCTAACAAATAAGATGTAGAAAATACTGAAAAGATAATATACATAGTATTAAACATATCAATATCTAATTTCAATAAAATTAAATCTATAATAATAATAGCAAATACAACTAAACAAAAAGTAGCATTGCTTTTTAAATAATATTTTAAATCTTCGATATCAATATTATGTAATGATATATACCATATTTTTTTATCGAGAATATTACAAATTTCTTGTCTTGTTTTGTGTGTTAAATATGTGATAAAAATTTGATATATGAATACTAAGCCAATTAAATAATATGCGTATACTGTATTCCAAACTTTTAATAAATCAAAAATAACGCCGAAAATAATTGCAATTAAAATAGAAATTAAATTTTGTTTACACCAAAATTTTCTATCTAAAATATTTTGAATTTCCATATTTATATCTTTCTAATAATTAAAATGGAATTTGACCAGATTGTTGAAATTCCTTATACATTTGGTCAATGTAATATTCATATAACATATCTGATTCTTTTTCATTTATTTTTTTAAGTAAAAATTCCATAGATTGAATATGGGAATTAACGAAATCTTGAACAGTAGTATCTGTCCAATCTTCGCTATCTCCCATTAATTTAATGTAGTCCATTTTTATTTTTAAAACGTATTATTTCCCGGTAGAACCAATGCCTCCAGTTCGAACTTCTTTTTCTTGTTCTGCGTCATCTTCTGTTATAATGTAGGCTTCGAAAATACCTTGAGCAATACGTTCTCCTTTCTTAATCATAATTTCTTTATCTGTAGTATTATACAAACCTACAAGAATATGTCCTTCGTTGTCTTCATTATTATAGAAATCGCTATCGATAATACCTGTAGAGTTAGTTAGCATCAATCCACGTTTAAATGCCAATGAAGAGCGAATATAAATTTTCAATACTAAACATTCGTCCATATATGCTTTAATACCAGTAGGTATAGCAGTGGAAGAATGTGGTTTAATAATAACATCTTCCGCAGCTTCAATATCGTAACCAGCGGAACCAGATGTTTTACGAGTTGGTAAATTAATGTTTTTGTCTTTATAAGAAGATACTACTTCAAATCGACATCTAGGTAACACTAAATTATCTAAGTCAATAATAATATGTTCTTCTTGTTGAGTTTGTTCATTCATGCTTAATCTTCCTTTTCGTTAAAATTATGTAAAATATTTTATTTATCTTTGTTATTATAATACTAAAAAGAATATTTAGCAATGTACATGTGCATCATACCATTCTTGTGTCACATATAATTCGAATGTAATAGTTTTAAATTCACTTAAAATAGTTTGGATTAATTCATGAACAAAATCATAATTTAATCCGCCTAATCCACAACCTAGTGGAGGAATTGCGAAGCTTAAATATGATGTTTCGTTACCACTATGTTTAATATGATAAGCTAAATTTTCTAATCCAGCTTCAATATAACTATATTTAGATGGATTTTTCCAATGATACTTAGTTGGAAAATGAATAATGGTTTTACCATTTTTAGCTTTAAAGCTAGTTAATTGACCAATATTTAATAAATCTTTTTTACAATCTTCTTTGTATGGTTCAACAGATTCAGGGTATGCCTTAGCAATTTGTAAAGCTAACCCTTTACCCATTGTGCCAACACAATTAACTGGATTTAGAATATACTTACATTCTGTATCTAAAATATTTCCAACTACATATTTGAACATCATTTTCTCCCTTTTGTTGTTTTAGGTTCTTTATTGGTTTCTTTTGTAGTTGTAGTGTAAATAAAATTACCAGGCTCTAATGATTGACTAGAAGCTAATAATCTAAATTTTTTTACTACAATTTGTTCAATTTCTTTTTCTGTATAACCACCATCATACTCAATACGCATACGACGCGTTGCGAATACTTGGTGAACAATGAAGCAGATAGTAGCCATACAAGACATGGCTACTACTGCAAGTAAAATTAAAATATCTTGTGTCATTATTTTTCGATACCTCTAATTTTATTAATAAATTTAGCACCGTAAATACCGATAACTACAGTTACCATTCCGAAAAAAATCAAACTAATCATAATTTATTTACCTCTTCTGCTACAACATTTTCAACTGTAATTTGGTCGTCATTAATTTTAATAATCGCATGCTTTAAATCTAATTGATGTGTTACAATATCACGACATTGAATAATAGTTGCATCATCAATATCTTGTAAATTTTCAGCAATCATTGCAATGAATTCTTTTTGAATTTGTGTAGCATTAGAAAAGTCTACTTCTTTTGCTGTTGCTTTTTGTTTTGCCTCATTAAATTTTTCTTGTGTAAAATCCACAACAGAATTAATCGCATCTGCTGTTACGTTAATAGATTTTGTTGCTAAGTTAATTAATTGTTCTCTGTTCATTTTATTTATCTCCTTAAATTTTTAATATAATTATTTAAATTTTCTAAATGTTCTAATTATAAATCCTGTAATGTAATATGTTACTAAACTACGAATCACTCGTTCAACGATATTCATTGTACGTACCTCTTTCTTTTTCGCATTGATTAATAGAATCAATAAAGAATAATACATCTTCCTCTTTCATATCTTTAATCTTACGAATTGTTAATAACAACAATTCTTTTTTTGGCTCAGATAAATCACTGAAACTAAATGTAATATCTAAATTCTTTTTTTTAGATTTTGTTTTGCTTCGAAAAGATGTTTCACGAATGACACGATTAATAGAATTTGCGATGTCATCAATAAAACTCTTATTCATTTTTCCTGTATAAGTCATAATTATTTTTTCCTCTCTACCTAAATTTATATAATCAATTATACCAAAGAAATAATAAAAAAGACACAAGTTTGAGGTCACCATTATTATACAAGGTGCTCAGACTCATGTCTTTTTATTATTATTTATTTTTATTCATTACCGAGTTCGTTAATTTCACGAAGTTCGCCATTAAACCATACGATTTCACAACGAACATTGTTGCCATCAACTAATACGGCTGTATATAAACCAGTGTCTACTGGTTCAATATATTCAGAAAATAAATACGTTTTGTTATTATATTGCAATTCCATATTATTTTACAATCTCTACGCTTACGCATTTTTTATTTTTGAATGTTAATTCAAGCGTATTGCTCAACAAATCAGTTGCTTTTACTACATGCATAGCGTCGTCTTTTGGAACGATATCGCTAGAGAACATGTATTTGTGACCTTTGCACATTACGTTAAAAACTGGAGTTGCTGCTGCTGCTATGTGTACTTCAGTACCTGCACCTTCTGGCATATTATTTCACTTCCTTTTCTTGTTTAGAAATATCTTGTTTCTTTGAACTGCTATCCATGTTTCCGATAGGTACCGTTACACCGGCATATGCTTTGTGATTAACATATAGTCCGTTCAAAGTTACGTATTTGGAAATATTGTAATTAACCCCTACACCATAATTATTACCTCCACCGTAATAAAAACTAAGTGAAGTTTTAGCTGGCTTAGGAGCGGCGATTGAGATAACCGACTCTTCTTTTTGAGTTACGACTAATTTGCCATTTTCAAATTTTTGAGTTTCAGTTACATTATTTTCAATTTCGTGTTGCTGACCATTTACTTTTACGAATACTTTTTTATCTGCATTATTAAATTCTACGTCTGCATCCTGAGGTGTTTCTTTGGGAATATATACGAAAGATGTTCTTTCGATAGTATTCGTTTGTACCTTAGTTGCTTCCTGATAATGCTTATTTGTATTAACAGTACCGTCAGCATTAATGACTTTAGATGGCTTCGTATCTACTTCGTTGCGTGGACCAAACTTATCCAAAACATACAAAATAGACAATATAATAAGAATACAAAGTATGAGCCACCTAAGACAGTTGACGAGTAATCGCCAGTTTTCTTGTAAAAAATTTTTCACAGTAAGTAAAAAACCCATTGGAGTTCTTTCCTTTCTTAATTAAGAGAATTAAAAAACGTTTCAATGGGTTTATTACCTTAAATCTTTAACATGTTAATTTCTTCTTGCAATAAATCTCGTGCAGAAATTACTTCTGCCATTAAAATACAGTCTGTTTTTTCATCTTTAGATAATAAAGAAATCACATTTTTAAGGTTATCTGTTAAATGTGGTTGGCTTCTAATAAATTCATAGCCAGAAATGAAAATACTTGTTGGCTCAAAATGTAATTTTTTATTGCCTTTTTTAATTTCGTCATTAATATAATTTAATGCTTTTTCTAAGTCAATTAATTTATCTGGCGTTTTAATACCAGCACGCACAATATATTTAATAACATTGCCCATCTGACATCCTCTCATATAAAAGGTTCTTATTTACGTTCAACTTAACTATAAAATAGTAATATTTTATACCCAGAGGTTGAATATCTTAATAAGCTATCCCCGCATGTCCTGCGGTTCTATATATTGAAAATTATTCAGGATTATTTAAAATACAAAAATCTTTAATTCCTAAGTCAATACCACAACTTTTCTTGGTTTTCGAAAAAGCTTTAATATCAATTTCAGCTGAAATGCTAGCGTAATATTTTCCACTAGAGGTCTTAGAAATAGTAATATTATAAATTTTTTTTAAATTATCAAAATTATTTTTATCTCTAAATTTTATCCAACCTACTTTAGGAATTTTTATTCTTTTTGTATCTTTGTCTAAAAACAAATAACCATTTGTGCGATAGGAGTTATGACCTCGTTTTTTAGACCTAAATTTAGGATATCCTGCACCATTAAAAAATTTTTGATAAGCCATATCTAAATCTTTAACAGCATTTTGTAAAGAACATTTATCAACTTCTTTAAGCCAAGGTTTATGTCTTTTAATCTCAGTAAGAATTTTAGATATATAAGTAAAATTTAAAGATATATTAAAATTTGTATACATTTTCTCTTTTAAATTTAATATAAAATTATATATATATCTTACTTGACTAAATGTCTTATTAATTAAAATAATTTGTTCTTGATTAGGATATATTCTAATTTTAAAAGCCTTATTCACGAGTATATACCTCCTTTCATAGTTAATAATATTTATATTTATTATTATATTACAAAAGAAAGTTAATTTCAATATATAAAACCATATTTTATTTTAAGAGGATGCTCGTTCACATTAAAACGTCACTTTTAATGCAGCGCCGCTACGCGCATCTCATGCTTTCACATGAGCACAGACTATATCTTAATCCTTTTCACTAAAAGGACCTCTACCATTTCCACTACCATTATTGACTTGTAGTGTACGAGCTCTCGCTCTAGTCGTTGAACGTTCTTATGCTTTCGCACAAGCTTCGCTGCTGATTGCCCATTGTTATATAAAACTTAGGATTTAACCATATCTTATCTTGAGAATTTGTTTCTACTTTCGTAGCCTTTATTAATATTTAATAGGGCATCTCAAGCTTTAGGGGTTTCCAGCAATTAGATAGATTTCCGAGATGTAGACTATCTCGGCACATACTTGTTGTCAAATATATGGACTATTAGTATTATTCGCTCACAATTAAAGTTATAAGTGTATAATACGCCTAATCGAAATTATAACCCTGAGAATTGATAAATGGACGTACCTCAATACCTCCATGAGTATAATGTTTTGGTTGGTTAATAATATCTTCCATTTTACAAATATCCTTTCGTTAAAACCAGAAAAAAGTTACTATTTAATCTTAGCATCTTTTTCGATTTCTGACCTGACATCTTTTAATAAATTAAAATTAAAAAGTTCCTACCCAAAAGTCTGCTTTTTAAATTATTTTAAAAAGTCTTACGTCTAGGCGATAGGCTATCCCCGTGTGTCCCACGGTTTTATATATTTATATATTATTTTCTTCTAAAATTCTTAATCCTTCTCGTAGAATATTAATTGCTGCGTTAATATCTCTGTCATGATGAGTGCCACATTCTGGACAATCATATTTACGAATACTTGTATCTTTTAACGCAACATTTTTATAACCACATTCAGAACATAGTTGAGATGATGGGTAAAAAGTATCTATCTTAGAAATAATTTTGCCATACCAGTTAACTTTATACTCTAATTGTCTTACAAATTCTGATTGAGCTACATCTTGATACGATTTAGCATTATCTGTCTTCATAAAGGCTTTAAAACATAAATCTTCAATACAAATAATATCATATTCTTTTATTAATCGAGTTGATAATTTATGCAAAAAATTTTTTCTAATATTAACGACTTTTTCATGAAATTTAATTAGTTTAATTTTAGCTTTTTCTCTATTATTAGAGCCTTTAACTTTTCTTGAAACAGCTTTAGCTAACTTTTTATATTTCTTTTCAAGACTTTTTAATATTCTAGGATTGTTAATTTTTTCACCAGTATCAAAAATTAAAAAATCTTTTAAGCCTAAATCAATACCACAGCTTCGATTGGTTTTCTCAAAAGCTATAATATCAACTTCAGCTGATATACTAGCGTAATAATTTCCACTAGATGTTTTAGAAATAGTTATATTATAAATTTTAGAAATATTACATTCTTCTAATTTATACTTATCTCTATAACGTAACATTCCTACTTTAGGAATAGTTATATATCGATTATTAATTTTAATATTTTTATTAGTACGATAAGAGTTTTTATCTTGTTTTCTTTTAAAGCTAGGATATTTACTCCTACCAGTAAAAAAGTTTTGATACGCTGTATCTAAATCTCTAAGTGTTTGAACTAAAGAAACGCTATCAACTTGTTTTAACCATTTTTTTTGTTTCTTTAATTCTGTTAGGGCTTTAGAAGAATTATTATAACTAAGATTTATTTTATAAAATTCATACAATTTAGATTTTAAATTAAGAAAATAATTATAAATAAATCTGTTTGCACCAAATGTTTTTTCTAGTAAAATTTGTTGTTCTTTATTCGGATATATTCTAACTTTAAAGCTTTTATGCAAGATATTTCACCTCTTTTCTGTACTAAAAAATAATTATTACTGAATTATTTTTATTATATCAGAAAATTATATATTTATCAAATATATAAAATGCGAAACACTTTAAATAAAAGAATTAACAATTTCTGCGTATGTTTTTATTTTACCATTTACATATACTAAATTTTCTAATTCTATCTTCTTATCGTTTAATTCTTGAATTTGTTCTTTTAATATTTCAATCGTTGATTGTAAAGTTTGTATTTTTTTAATCACTTCATGTACAGAATTATCTCTAGCTTCTGACCATTGCAATTGCTTATATAATTCTTCTATTTTTTCTAAAGACACATCTGGAATGTCAAACCGTAGGTCTCTAATATATACTTTAATTAATTTCTTTTTCATGTTTTATTTGCTCCATATGATTTCAAATTTAAAGCTATATGGGTTATCTGGTTCTTCAAAAAACAATCTAAAATTATATCGAATCCCAATTTTATGTTCATCATTAAAAAATCTTAAAGATGATTTTCCTAATAAAAATAATACAACAAAAATAATTGCTAATATAGTGCCAATATGTTCACTCATTTTTAAATTCCTTTCTGATATAAATAAAAAAGATGGTTACTCTGTCGCTGCTCAGAATAACCATCTTTTTTGTGTGCAAAATGAGGAGATTTTTGTATTACATAGAATACTCTATATACATTATATCTCATCACTTTTTTTTACACAAGTAGTTTTATTATATATTATACAAAGGAGGAGGAAGATTAAAAATAAACTACCGTCCTTTATATTACCTAAGATAATTTTTTATTATCTTTCTTTTCTCTATTTGGACCACCAACACGTTTACCAGTTTCTTCATCAATGAAGACAATTTCCATGTCGTCGCCAAATTGACTACGAAGCATTTTAATGATTTCTTCTGGATTATCTTGTTTAGCCGCAAAATTAATATTTTCACGCATTACATCATACGTTTTGTAATCGTCTAATAAATCGTTAAAATCTTTATTATCGCCACTATCAATTTTAGAAATTAAAATCGCATCTTTAGTAAACGAAGCACCTTCGTGAAGAATACGTTGTGCTACTTCTTCTAATTTGCCAATGGTTTCTTTATAATCATCACACAAAATATAACTGCCATTATGAGCTGTATAGACTAAATAACGAGAAGAGAATGGTAACGAATTTTTGCCAACATGTTTATAATAAAAATCGAAACTAGGAGAGCAAATAAAATATGTATATACATCTTTTGGTACTTCACGAGTTAAATCGAATAATAAGAAAGAACCATCGATATAATCTGTTGCTTCGTATTTAATCGCTGTAAAACCTTCATGTTCTTCTATATCAATTAAATTAAATTCGGCATCATAATTGCCATCTTCGATTAATTTAGTATATAAAGTTTTAATACTATCTTTATCTACCGTACCATGACCTTTGTAATAGTCATTTTTAATTTCTAATGTAAATTCAGCCTCATATGTTTGAATTGACTCATCGCCATTATAATAAAAATTTAACATAAAATCTCCTTGTACTCAGAACTATTTAACGCCTTTTCTTTTTCATATTCATATGTATATTCATCTTCAATAATTTTATTGCCACGAACCCACTGTAACATAATCATGGCAAGATACTTACCAAGCATTTCTGGCGTTGCTAATTCCTGAAGATTTTTTGTTTTGTTTTTATTAATTTTTTTAATTTCAGAAGTAGCTTTACGATTTGCTTTCGCCACTAATTTATTTCTTTCTTTTACTCGAATTTCTTGTTCAGATTGAAATGTATCTGGTTTAATTTCAACCAACGTAGTATCTTTTACGAGTAAGAATTTTCTATCAACAAGACGACCATATATTTGTTCGCCCTTTAAATTGTTAGCATATCCATAGACTTTCATAGTTTTGTCCTTTTTTCTATCATAATACCGAATTAAGATATGTATATTATACTACAAAAAAAGACAAAAAGCAATAAAGAAAAAAGACGGCATCTCTCAAATACCGTCTTCTTCTTGTCTAATCAACACCTATGAAGTTGTTGTTCCACAGTCTTCTGCTATCACCAAAGCAGAACCCTATACGCACGTGTGAGTTATATTAACGAAAGGAGGTAAAACTCACATGTATATTTTAACATAGTTATAGTATATGTCAACTATTTTTTTTGAAAATTTTCACATTCACTTTTGTACCGAATAGAAAATGGTAAATTCCTTACAAATTCATCTGGATGCTGTTTTTGTTCTTCTTTTGCGTACTCAAAACTTTCTTTACAAGTGCCTTGCAATTTGCAATTCGTTCCGCAATACGTTCTATCTCTATAACATAACATATTTTATATGTCTCCTCTAAAAAAAATAAAAATAATACTTAATAGCCACGCAAATACATGCGTGGCTATTATAAAAATATTATATTTCAGAAACAGAATTCATATATTCTTTTTGATTAAAATCATCTAAAATCTCAGACATCAAATTCATCATCATCTGATAAACCAATGGCTGAGGATAACCACCGCCAGCAATATTATCTTCGATATCTGTTTCAAAATGAATATTAGTGCCAGTACGAACTACACTCATCACAATGCTCAAGAATTCGCCATTCATTGCAAATACACAGATTGAATCTGTAGATACAAAATATTCAAGAGAAAAACTGTCTTCTTCTGCTTGTACAATATTATTATTTTCTTGTGCAAATTGTGTGATATGATGCATAATCGCAATAGCTTCTGCTTCGTGATTAAAAGTTAAAGTCATCATAATTAAAACTCCTTATACAAATAAATTAAATTAAAAATACTGTGCCGAAATGACACACCATTATTATACAAGAATTACTTCGTTGATTAATTTACTTAACAATTCTGCACCTAATGGAGCATTATTATCTGTGCAAGAAATTAGATTAGTTTCTAAATTTATTGAATATTCAATACATACTGGTGTATATATAGTATGGCTTTGATATTGTATATCTTTACGCCAAAAATTTATGTTAAACAAAACTGTTCGTTCATTCTTAAAGTCTTTAGGAACATATACGTTTTTAATATAAAAATTTTCATCATATCCATTTTCAAGTACAGTATTTTTACATGTTTGTAATTGATATAAAAAATTTTCGGCACTTAAAATGCCAGGTTCTAATTCAATAATTTTTTTCATTTTTTATTCCTCTATGCATCAATAACTGCATCAACAAAATCTTTAATGATTTGTTTTGTTTTATTATCAGATGCATCATCGCTAAATTTAATTAAATCATTATTAAGGTAAAATTCTAAAAATAAATATTTATATTGAATATCTTCCCAATTAGAATTTTCATCTCGTTTCTCTAATAAAGTTAAATTTAATGCAGTAATATTTCCATCTTTTTCTTTATCATTATAAGAAGCTACATTATAATTATAAATTTTATCATCATATACAGTATCAAATTTTAGATTGTCTAATTTGAAGAATTTATCTAAAAATTCATAAGCTGGTATATTTTTTAGATATAACATATTATGCACTCACTTTCATATTTTTATTTCTACGTTTTTTACTTTGACAAGAAATGCACTTCTCGGTTTTGCCAATTTTACCCATTAATACTTTGTTATCTTTATCATACGTACCAACGACTTTAATGTGTTCATAATCTAAAAATTCATTAAAGTGGATACGGCTTTCCTTATCTTGACAAGTTGGGTCATCTGTTAACGCAGCACCATATTCATCGTCATCATTACAAACTAATAAATAAATGCCATATTCTTGACCTAACAACATTACGATGCTATTAAATAAAACTTTATTGCCGTACATATCTTCAATGCCGACAACACCCATATTCCACTCCTCTTCGGTTGGTTTAAATACATTTACCATTGATTTTCCTCCATATAAAAATAAAGCTCGGAATGACTATCCGAGCTTATTAAAAAACTACCAAGTTACTTTCCATATATTATGGTCTTCAGTTTCGTAAGTAACAGTATAACCTTTATTCGTTAATTCTGTTTTTACACCTTCAACTGTAGCTCTATCCAAATCATGGTCGGAGCTTAAATCTAATGTACTCGTAACTTCAAATTCATTTTTCTCTGCCGCAGTTGTAATCGCTTTATACAAAATTTTAACGATACGTTCTACTGCTTTTTTAATTCGCTCTTCAGTTTCTTTGCGTAATTCCGCAGCATCTTTAAGAGCGTAGTTATTTACAAAATATGTATCTGGCATATAAAATATCCTTTCGCGTTATTTATCCAAAGCAAGACGTGCCTCTAGGATTTCTAATTCTACTTTATTATGACACAAAAAAACTTTTGGTGCAATCTTTTTTAATAGATTAAATAAAAAATTCATGTAAATACCTCTCTTTCTTATTAAAAAATAACACGAAAATATATATTACTTAAATAGTTCATCTAATACACGAGGTTTATATGCTCGATTTTTTTCTTGATTCTTTTTAATTTGATTGATAATACGATTGACATTCATCAATTGCTTTTCTTCAACCAAATTACTTTCAAATAATGGAGTCAAGACTTCAAGATAATCTTTACATTCACGACGTTTAACAGAAAAATCATGAATTAAACGGACTACTTTTGTTTTATCTCTACGTTGTGTAGGATATTGTAGTTCACAATAATGACGAATATCACCAAATGCTTTATCGCATTCCTGTACAGTACTATCCCATACGCTATGGTTTTGACGCACATAATTCATAACTTCTTTAAATTTAGCTAATGTTTCTACGATTTCTTCTAATGAATATTGTTCTTTCATAATTAAAATTCCTTTCGTTAAAAAAAATATTATAACACTTTTGTTTTTTAATTTCAACTAAAAATATTTTTTAACTCAAGTTAAAAAACAAAAAAAGAAAAATCATACATCTCTTCACGCCAGTGGTTCATGTATGATTTTTCTTATGTTAGTTTAAATTAAATTAAAGAATTGTTGCACCTTCTAATTCTTCGCCGAACACTTCTGGTGCTCCTGCAAAGTTTTCAACTTCTTCTTGAGCTACTTCAGTTGCTTTTGGAGTTTCGCGTTGAGTCAAGCGAGAGAATTGTGTTGCTACCAAGAAACAAGTTTCATAAACTGTTTCGCCTTTCTTATTGGTATAACGTGGGTTCATACCCAAACGACCAGTGATTTCTGTGTAATCACCACCAACAAGTTTTTCATTCATCAATTCAGCTGTTTTACCGAAGGATTTAACTGGTACCCAGTTATATACTTTCTTACCTTCGCCATCAACTGTGCCAGTTGCTACTGCGATAGTTGTGCTAAATACAGCTTTTTTACCATCACGTGCTGGATGGAAAGTAGTTGTTTTGCGGGATACGTACCCTTTGATTAAACTAAAGTTGTTCATAATTACTCCTTATTTTGCCTCTACTATCTGACTAGAGGACTTAAAACTTTTATCTTATAATTAAAAAATTTGAGTTACTTTACTTTTTATCATTGCTAATACCATTTCCTTATACAAACAGGTATGAATGACTAAATGATTTCACTCACCATTATCGTACAAGGCATTCCGGAACCGTTGGAACACCTAAATTACGATAATAGTATTTCAGGGCTTTTCTGGAGTTGCACCAGTTTTTTTTCTCTACTAAGCCCATGGAATATTGGCGGATGGTAGCTCTTACGCTTACTATTAATTTACTTATGATTATGAAAGGTATTTCGACCTCAACGCAATCCGCCAATATAAGTTATAGTCCCTATCTTTCGATAGGGTAGTCCACTACTTCTTCAACATTAGTATCATCGCTAATGGAAGTTGCGGTCTTTTAGGATATTATATTCTCTAATGAGTTTCAATCCATTGGACACTTGACTACACTATTACATATAGCCTTCAGTGGAGTTCACATATCTTTATGACTTAGCTTTCCTCCCAATACCGCAATTATTCGCAAGTCTCAGCTTGCCCCAGAAGGTTCGATGCCGACCTTCAACATATATGAAAGCCTTAATTAAATTAAACCGCAATGCGACGAATAACTTAACTAAGGCATTTCACCAATATTATACAAGGTTTCGCTTATGCGTTAATTGTGTCTTTGACCAATTTCTTAAAACCCTTAACGTCTGCTTTCACATTATTAGCCAAACCACCGTTAATTGCAGTTTGGGTTACATACCCAACTGCAAAACCGATGATTCCCCCAATAACTGCACGGCCTACAAGCTCAAATACTTTGTTCATAATAATTTTCTCCTTTTGTCTACTTTAAAAATATAATAAATTTAATTATTGAATAATATTAAAATACTTAATAAAATCTTTTAATTGATTTTCTTTCAATAAACCATTATCAAGCAATAATTCCATACTATCATAATGAATAGTAGCTGTTAATGCCATTTTTTTATTTGTATTGCGACCAAATAATAATTCGAAATCTTCTTTATTGAATTGATTTTGAATTTTATTTGATTTTTTCTTAGGCATTTCTAATAATTGATTTCTAAAACTATGATAATAATTTGCAAATCCACTTACTTTATGAATTTCTGTAAATTGCTTATCTAATTCTTGTACATAACCTTCTCGCAAATCACCAATCAATTTAAAAATCTTATTTAGTAATTTTACTGCATCATCTGATAAATTTACACTTGCATAATCAACAGATTTTATTTCTTTAACTGGCATATTTAATAATGCAGAAAGCTTATCAGCAATTCTTTTTGGCATTTCTTTTTTACCAGATTCATAAGAACAATATTCTGTTTGTGTAATTCCTAAATCTTTAGCAATCTCATATTGACTTTTATAACCAGCTTTTTTACGAGCTTCAGTCAATTTAGTTAATCTAGGACGTTTGTGTAAAGCACCACTCTTATTCGAAAAAATTAATTCTTGTTCCATTTTTACCTCTTTTCACAAATTTTTTGTCTACCATTATTATACAAGGCGTGCCGAAATAGCCAAAGCCTTATATTAATGAAAAATGTTAATTACAATAATAAAAGTAATTGCATATAAAATAGAATATAAGACTTTAGCCATCTCTAGCATCTCCTTTCATTATATCACCAATATGATACAAGGCTTTTGATGCGGCACTAAGCCGTAAAAAAGCCAAAAATAAAAAGACCCCCGTAGGGGCCTTTAATTATTATTTTACACAGATAAAATTTGTCTTCTTACAGATTCAATTTCTTCCTGTAAAAATAAATATCTGTCAATAATTGAACCATATTCAGATACAAGATAAGCTAATTCACGCTCGTCTTGTTCTAATTGATTAAATAATTGACTTCTCAATTCTTCTCTTAATTTATTATCCATAATATTTACCTTGTGTATTCTATAACAGATGTTTTGTCGTCAATAAAAATTTCTTTGGCTTTATTATCTATTAATTGTTTCACATAATTATAAATATCGAAAGAGCCGAAATAACCTTTATGAGCTGTATAATATAATGTTCTAGTTTCTCGGCAAAGAACATTTTTTTTATCAATAATTTCAATTACAAAAATAACTGGATGATTATCTTCTTCAAGTACTTTTTTAACTTGAGGAATTAAAATATTCTTAATATCATCTTTTAACGTTTTTATTTCATCTGTATTAATATAAAGAGGATTGCCAATATCGTCTAAAAAACGAATTACTTTCATATTATTCACCTATCGTTTTTCAATCATAGAACGTAATTCAGCTAATTCTTGACGCAATTCTGCATTATCAGATTGTAATTGTCTAATTTGTTCAGCTAATTCATATTTATTAATATATTTTTGACCGCCAGTTTTGAAGCTTACACCTAAATTATATGCTACTTTACCATCTACTGTAATACCACCATGAACCATAGTGTTTTCATTAGGTTGGTATGCGGCGCCTACGGCAACTGCATTAGCATTACGGTAATGGCCTACACTAGCCGCGAAGGACCATTTATCTTTAGGATTGTAATCTAAGAATTTTAAACCAGCAAGAGCTGACGCTTTAGCGACGCCTTTATTGACTTGCAAATCTGTATAATGATTAGCACGTTCTAAAGCATTACGACCAACATCAACTGTTTTATGTTCTAAATCTGTAATACGACCTTCGTGATTTTCAATAACTTTTGTATTATCATCAACTTTTTTATTGGTTTCTTTAAGTTGACTTACATTAATAGCATCAGTATCGTTTTCGCCACGACTAACATTAATAATTTTATTATTGCCGTTATTTAAACCTTTATCTGTTACAGAAACTTCATTGTTAATTGGTTGATTATTACCATCATTAACTTTGATGTGCATACCATCATAATTATATTGTGTATGATATTCAAAATCGCCACGATATGTCATATCTATACCGTTAACAGTGTAATGAGATTCAGAATTGCCATCGTTTAAATTAATAGAATTCATATCTGTTAAATCTTTGGCTGTGGATACAGTATAAGTACCAGAATCTTCTGTTACTGTAATATTATCACCAGATTTTACAATTGTACGATTATCATTAAAATAATCTCTTAATTGTTTTACATTTACCGCATCAGTATCGGCTGTGCCAGCAGTTACATTGTTAATTTTATTATTGCCAACATCAACTTTGTTTAATGTAAAATACATTTCTTTACCGATATTTGGAGAACCGTAATCACCATCATATTTATCATGATTAATCATAAAACCATCACGATACACCATAGATTCTTTATAATCGGCTTTTACTCTTTTGCCATCTTTAAAAACAAAATAATCTTCTACTATTTTAAAATCACCTTTTTCTGTTACGGTTCTTCTAAGATTAGAAATTTTTGCTCCATTTTCTTCTTTTTCAGTACTATTATAATAAGTAGAACCACCATTGCTAATAGTTGCATAAGAATCAGAGCCATCGCCATTTTTAGTCGTTTTAAAACCAACTTCTCTTACTTTAATTGCATCAATAAGATTAATTCTAATGCCCGGTGTTTTTAATTCTACCCCGTCTTGGGTGGAAGTAATTTTTTCGACATAGATATTTTTCCCACCTTCATCGATATAATGATTTGCGGACATATCAATTGGCTTAGCCATTACGTTACCACTAATAACAGTTAATACGCCAGCTACTAATAATAATTTTTTATTCATATATTTACTTCCCTTCGTCTTTCATCAATTCAATAATATCATTCATTGTTTTTTCGTGAAACTCATTATTTGCTATATATTCAAAAAATATTTTATTATTGCCACTTTTTAAAATTCTAATACCATTAGCAATATTAATTGTATCTTCAGTAGCATGAATTAAAAAATCAAGAACTTGATAATATAATATATTTTTAAAGTCATCAAACCATTGATTTGAATCTTTTACGAAAATCCCTTTTCTTGTAATCCTCATTTTGTTCCTTGTTCATTTAATAAAATATATAAATTATCTTTATCTTTTTCTGTTGGTAATTTATTTATCAATACATCTATTTCATGTTGAATAGCAGATTGTTCCGATAAATAAATACTGTCAGTTCTTATTAATTGGCCCGGGCGAATGCCTTTACCATAACAAGCAATTTCTAATCCTTTTTCTTCAATACGATTAGGATAGAATTCTGCGTCACCAAAGCCTAACAAAGTTGTTTTCCAAATATAGCTAGAATTATCAAATAATAATTCATCGACAATATTCTTATAGCTATATTTTTTTTTATTATATTCAAACATAGTAGTTACCATGCATCAGACATATAATGTTACCTCCTCTCTTTTTACTTTAATATTTAATTTATGCTTGCAATATAAAGCTAAAAAATAATCAGAAATATGTTTTTCTGACCACTGAAAATCTAATTCATCTTCAGCAAAGATTAATACTTTTTTATCTTCTACACGAACATATACTCTAAATATTTCATAATTATATAAAAAATCACCAGATTTACTATATAGTAAATCAATGCATATTTCATAATCATATTGATATGCAAAGTCATTAAGTACAATTGTTTCTAATTTTATACTGGCATTGCTCAAAATGAAATTAAAATATTCTCTAGCCTTATTTTTAGATTCAAAAGATAGAATTATCATACTAAACCTAATTTTTGAATAATAGATAAAAAGATAAAGAAAATATATTTATCTTCACATTCAAATGAAAAATATCCTTCTTTATTATCTACATTATTTTTATAAAATTCCATATATCCAGGAACTTTTTGTTGTTGTTCTGGATGATTTTTAGGATATTTAATGATTTCAAAATCGATAAAATTATCTCTTCTTTTAAAATTATAAAATTCAAGAGTAGCCATATCCATTAAGTCTTCATCTTCATAATCAATACACCAGCTACCATCATCAGATGTAAGAAAATTAATTTTTTCTTCCATATCTTTATAATTGCCAGAGATAATTACTTTTTTACATGTATCCATTTAATTTTTTACTACCCTTTTAAATTACAATAATTTCATTTCTGTAAACAAAGTATAGAAAGCTAAGAATATTTGGTTATCTTCTGTTTCAATATCGATAACTCCTTCTTCTTTTAAAGAATCGAAAGCAAAGAAATCAATATAAACCATTGCATCTTTTTCATATTGTTTATCAAGATGTGAATCAAAACTAGCTTTAGCTTGTAATAATCCACCTTCACCAAATGGGTCTTCACGATATACGAAGTCACAAAGCATTAATGTTACCATATCATTTGTTTCTTCGTCTTCATATTCAATAGACCAACTAAAATCATCTTTAGTTAATTCTACTACTTTCTTTTTTAATTCTTCGAAATCTCCAGAAATAGATAAATTTTTTATTGTCTTCATATCAAATCTCCGCAATCATTTCTTTTAAATCATATTTGAAGATTTGAAATAGGTGGTAATAATATTCAAACATTTTTTATTCCTCTTTCTTTTTATTTACACGTATATCAACTAATTGTATTAATTGATGAATAGTTTGATAGTTAATTAATGTTGGGTCATATGTAATTGTTACGCCATTTACATTAAGTGAAATAGTTAACATATCGCCAACAGATGAGATTTTATTTTCAGAAAATTTAAGCATAAACTTTAAATCATCTAATATATTAGAATTCTTTAGTGTGTTGAACCAAACTGTCGAACAATTTGTTTCTACTTTAATAGTTTTTAACAATTCCATAGAAAAATTCCTTTCGTTATTAAAAAGCCACGTATAAATTTTTGCGTGGCTTATAATATTTTTTTCTTCTATTCCATTGTCTACCCACATTATCAATACACATTCTATCATAATGCATATCTTTAAACATATTATAGAACGAATAAATTAATTCAGGTTTATATTTATTTTCTATAATAGACATAACAATTTCATTCGAATGACGCCTGAATTCAACGTGAAGCTCTTCGTTATTCTTTTGATTATAATACGTAAGAAGTGCGAAGCTGGTACCTGTTGTTTCCCAGTTATCTATATCCCATACTTTATCATAGATTTGTTCCCATATCGTATGCTCAAATCTATCACCGACTACTTGCATGAATTGAATAGCTCGCTCTTTATTCTTAAATGTTATTTTCATTCGAATACACTTCCATATTCTACTTCCATATATTCAAAATAATCTTTGCCTTCAAAACAACGTTCTAGTAAATATTCGTCATTTGTCATGCGTTCGAACCCTTGTACTGGGTCTGAAATAGAAATATTATGAATATTATTATACTTTAAATTTTTATTTTTTTCTAGGTCTCTTACAATTTTTAATGGATACTTACAGAAACTTTTATTTTTATCATATAATAAATGATTACATTCAATATCAATGCCGATATGACGTAATTCTTCATGTTTATCGGCTAATTTTTCCGAATCAACAAAATAAGAACCTAATAACTCTGCAAAGCTTTTACCTTTAAGTCCTCTATTCCATAAAGCTAATAGTTCATGAATATCATAAGATAAAGTATCGCTTGTATATACACGACCATAACCATCATATTGACCAACTAAATGTTCATCGTTCGGAGCAATGATGCGGACCATATCGCCTTCAACCATGTTAAGTCCGCCTCGATGATTTTTATTTTTAATATCACAATAGATAAAACTAAACATACCCATAATAATTTTCCTCCTAACCTTTGTTTGCTAAATAACTGTTAATAATATATTTCTAAATTCATTATTATTATTTAAGTGATTTTTCATTGATATAAAATCAACAGATAATTGTGTGATATAATCATAATTAATTTTATAAACCTGATTATATTTATTGTATACAACATTAATAAAAAGCGGACGCTCTTCATTTCTTATTTTATCAAAAACTATAAGACGAACATTAATTGACCGCTCTCTAATGTTATCATATTTTATCATAGTATAATCTTTATCTAAATATACTATATATTTACTATCCTCATATAAAAAACGTAAATAACCTTCCATTATAATTCTACCTCGTCAGACATTACATCAAGCGTATTCATAGCTCTATGTAAATCTAAGAATAACTCTTGAGCTTTCTTCATAGTATCTTTTAATGCATCTACTTCTTTTTGGCTTTCCCCATAATATGTTTTTCTTAATCTCGGCAAACTTTTAATCTCTTCACTTACTTCATAGAAACTAGTCGTATTATAAAAGAAACCAAGAAGGCATACCATGAGTTCTAATGCACTAGTATACTTATTTTTGTTTTCTAGCTTATCAAATACCATGCTTAATTTAAAAAAGATATCCCAATAGCCAGTTGTTTTTTCTTTCCCATTTACATCAATGAAATGGTACTCCTCAGTTTTTTCATTAAACCAAGGTGTACGGTCATTTCTTTGAATTAATGTAAATACTGGGTCATGGAGCTTTTCTAAAATGTTAGCACATTCTGCATTGAATTCAGCTACTCTAATTAATTTTTCATACATATTAATCTCCTATCAAACCCATTTCATGCAACCTATACGCATATATCTAAGAATTTTTTCATCTGTTAAAGGTTGTGCATTTTTACGTTTCTTAGCTTTCTTTTTAAAGCCACCGAATACATAATAAGCACCTTCTTCATCTTCTTTTCTATCCATTATAATAAGACCCGCGTCTCCTAGTTTAGAATCAATGAAATCTTTATGTTTTTCATACACATCACTAGGCAATGCATAATACAAATAAGATACATCTTCACTGTCATGATATCTAGGTTTATGAAAATCATTTTGGAAATCAATTTTATTTATTTTAATTTCAACTTCTGTTAAACGTCTACTTTTTAGATTAAAATATACGAAATCTGCTTCGTATTCTCTTTTGCCAGGAGTATACATACTTACATTAGGGATGCAAATATTTTTAAGATATAATTGTTTGGCGAGAATATATTGAAATATAGTTTCGCTTTTCCATCTACACATATTAATATTTATTTTATTCCCCATTTTTAATCACCTATTTATTTAACGCACCAGAAATAATATCCATATAATCTTTAAGATTGTTTTTGAATACTTCATTAGCGAAATTTAAATTATCTGGTGTAACCATATTAGCAATATACATAGCGATAATAGTTTCTTTTGACGGAATAAAAATTACCAATAATGGACAAATAATAGTTAATGCTATCAATAATTTAATAAACGGTTTAATTTTCTTTTCTTCACGATTATAAAATACAGCGATAGCATCATCTGATTCAATAAATGTGCCCATAACAATAAGAATATCTAAAGCACATACAACAAATGTAATAGCATTAAAAAAGTTTCGTAAATGTTCTACAATTGATACCAAATAAATTAGCCACGGATTAACAATAGGTTCCATATGGGCCCTCCTCTTCTTTGCTTAAAAAAACTTCAGAGAATATGTCGCAAATGAAATTAAGCCATTCGTTTTTAAGTTCATTAAAATCTTCGGCAATAACTTGAACAATTTCATAACGTTGTTTATTGTCTTTTTCATAAGAAATATATAATTTTAAATCGGCCACAGGATTACTATTAAATTCAATATGTTCAATAGCTTTATTAGCTAAATAATATTTATCGAAAATAACGACTAAATTATTAATAGCACATTTATTTAATTTTGTTTGAATTAATAGTCCCTCTTTACCATAGTTATTTATATTAAAATTTTCTACACTATAATATTGTTTTATTTTTCTTTCTCCCATATCATGTTCTTTAACGAATTGTTCCCAATCTTCTTGCGAAGTTTTATCTAATTCTTCGAACATGGTTTCCCAAAATTTTTCATTGTCTATCATATCAATAATCATCTTCTTTAAAATACCAACCGTATTTTTCTAAAGATTCTTCTGTTAAGAAAAGATAATAGCCACTTACGTGTTCCATTACTTCGCCGTCAGCAAAATGAATTGTAATGTTACTAATGTAAGACCATTTGCCTTCTCCGTCCCATTCATATTTTACGATTTTGCATGGACGGCCATCTTCATAATAGAAATCTAAATCTTCAAATTTAAAATCTTCGATATCATAATCATCGAAGTTATGTGTTTTATTGTCGAAAAGATATCTTTCTCTAATAAGATTAGTAAAATTATCTTAGTATCTTAAAAATAATTGTTCATTCATTTTATTTACTCCTTATAAACTATCTAATTCTTTTAATAAAAAATGAATGCCCATGAAATAATATTTTATTTCTTGCACAATTGCATCATCTTCTTTAGTATATACTCCATATTTTTTACGAATAGGAATAATATCTTTAATTTCATTATTTAAATCTTGATAATCAAATTTAAAATTATGGATTTTTAAAAAACACTGTAACATTTGTAAATCAGATTCAAAATCGCCATTTTCTAAGCAAGTCAACATATAATAAAACTTACTTAGCTTAAATAAAATACCGTCTTTAATAATAATTTCTTTACCGTTTAGTTTGATAATTACTTTTTTCTGATACTTATCATATCCAGATTCTTCGTTAATATAAATTAAATCCCGAAGAGACTTATTGTTATCACAAATTAAACAGTCAAGATTATAAAGAATCCTATCAACTTTTTGCATATTTCTATACATTATTTTTCCTCATTTCTATTTACTTTACTGTAATAGTAATTAAATCAATTCCTAATACATAATGAAAATATACAGTAATCATAAAAGCACTAATAAGTGTTAAATAAAATAACCAATCTATAATCTTATGCATAATTTTACTCCTGAGATGCTAATACACATCTATTTTCTATAATATTAACATCTTTTAAATTAGTTTTCCATAATTTCTTAGCCGTCACATCTTTGGTTAATTTACCAAATTTATATGTACTCATTAACGGCCACAAATTATCTCTAAATTCATTTAAAAAATCTTTTTCCATGTAAAAAACATATCCATCTTTTATTAGTATAGCATAAAATGTAATAAACCCATTTCTATCTTTTACACGAACCAATTCAGTATCTGTAGTAAACTTATGAGCAGGAAGACTCATAATCTCTTTTTTCATTCTTCGAAACATTATATTTTCTTCTGAAGAAAATAAATCTAGTATAGTATCAAACATATTTTTTTCATTTATATATATCATAAAAATAAAAAATGATAGCTAGTACAATGTATACTAACTACCATTTTTAAAATTATTTTTCTAAGCCTATTTTTTGGACTTTACCAAATAGTCCCATTACGTAACCTTTAGGGACAATCCATTGGTCTTTTGGTGCAACTGGTAAAATACCAGCTTCGTCAATGTAAGCCATTTCTAAATCAGTTAATCCTTGACCAGTCATAATTTGATAGTCAGAAATTAATTTACCGCCAGGTAATACCTTATTTTTAATTACGTGGCTATAATCTTTACTCATAATACTTCCTCCATGTTACATTACATAACACTATCAATTTCTTGATATAATTCGCTAATTCTTTTTTTCATACGATACATTTCTTTAATTTTATTTACATCTGTTAAGGCCACAAATATTTCTTTTAGTGTAAATAAAGAAAATAAGTTAGTATTTTTATTACAAAATTCTATTGCATTCATAATAGACATCGCAATATCTTTACGTTCATTAAATTCATTGCTATAAATAATATCCTGTTCAATTTCCCAATCTTGATTAGTTTTCGTATTGAAACAACGAACATATACTTTAGACTGCTCATGAAATAAATAATCTTTTAAAACCAAATGGATTTCAAATAGACAATTTTCGTTGATTGCAATCAAAGTTGTTCTATATCCATTAGCAGTGGGATTCACAACAACATTAGCTTTATATCCCATTTCTCTCAAAATTAATTTTAATCCTGTAGTTTTAATCTTAGTGTTTTTCATCTTAATTTTCCTCATATAAATATATATATAAATAAGTACGAAGCGTTGATATAAAAAAATAAAAACTCAACTAAAAAAAATGAGTCACCTTCACACCAACATATCTTTCACCAACATTATACAAGGGACTCTTCACCATGTATAATGGTACTTTTAATTTATTTTTATATTTATATATATTATATTGCTATATAATACACATAAATATAAAAATAAAAAGGGCAGTATTTCTACTGCCCTATTATTTCTATTTAGATTTTAGTACTAAAAAGATTTGTGGGTCTTTAATCCCATCATGATAGGTGATAAATGTTTCTGCTCGTTCACAGATATAATCTCCTTCAAATGGAGCTTTTACTTTATCTACCATATCTTTTTGTTCTTTAATAGAACTAAAATCTTTTTTATCGATAAATGGAATAGCATATTCGCCAATAATTTTGTTACCTACAGCAACAATTTGGCGACAATCTTTTCCATTTACTCTTACATATCCACGAAGTTTTACTTCTTTATCTAGTAAAGAAGGTAAATCAAATACACCATTAGCTTTTACTCTAACTAAGAAATGTTTTTGATTTATTTCTTCTTCCATATTAGCAAGAATACTTTCGTGGATATTTTTACACGCATAGAATTTTTTATCAATTTTTCTGATAGTGTAAATACCATCAGGAATTTGATTAAAGTCTCCTACCGCGTAGCGGTCTTCTTTAATAGAGTACCCCATTTTGAATTCGACTATTTCGCCATCTTCAAATGTACATTCTACTAATTTATTTTTTGTTGTTTTAGATTTATTAATAGATGACAATAATAATTCATCTGTTAAAATTCTATCAACAACAGAAGACACTACATCAGAAGAATTTTCATCTTCTAGCGTATCACAAGAGTCAGCACAGATTTTAATGCCAATTAAGCAAGCATCAACACCTATATATCCATGACTTGTTAATATAAAACGCATAGTATTACGTAATGCACTAAAAAAGTCATTGAATTTATTATTGACAGCTTCTCTGGCCACTTTATCCAATTCGCCTTTTAATGTTTTCCGTAATTCGGATTTCATCTTAGAACGAGCAGTAGATAACGTCATATATTGACCTTGTAAGAAACGTACTAATCGAACAACTTCCTCTGGAATGTCTTTAACACGATTACGTGCAATTCCGTTTAAGCGTCCAATTTTTTGTTTCTTTTCTAGTAACTCTTTACATTCTTCTACAACAACTTTCATGGCATCATCAATATCTTGAGCCATGGAATTGTCATAAAAACAAGTTACATTAGTTTCGGTTGCTACATAATGAGACTTCATTTCTCCTTCTACATGAATATCTTTTTCATTCCATTCATGTTTAAGTAATAAATTCTCTCTGCTTTTAATTCTATTTTTTATACCAGATAAAGTTCTAGTATTAAAAGCTTTTTCTAACAACTCGAAAGTTTTATAGGCATCAATATCACCTTCTTGAGCTTGACGGCCCAAGTTTTGAATATCGATACCTATTTTAATAATATTTTCTAAAGTAGGTTTTGCATCTCTCATATGAGACAATAAACTTTCTTTAGAATTCTTATTAAGTTTTTCAATGGTGTAAATTTTCAAGCCACTATCTGTATCAATAGTTTCTTGAGAATACATTTTGTATTCTTCATTATCACCTTTGAAAATATTCAGAAACTCTTGGCAATGCTTTACGAGTGCATCAACCATTGTAGTATCACCACTCATCATAGCTTTCTTGGCTTCAATTTCTAAATCGTTACCAATGCCATAATTAATGGTAGTAACACCAATAGGGTCAATACCTGCACTAATAGTTTCCATAAATACTTCTCTTGTAATCATAATGTGTTTCCTCCTCACAATATTAGATACTGAATATTATAGACAGACGGTTGCAATACTTTGTATCTTTTCCATGATAGCGATAACTTTTTCATCAGTAATGATGAACATTTTGTCGCCATCAAAATCAGAACCAGCATGTAGATTTAATACAATGCCATATGCTGGACAGATTACTAGACCGTCTTCAAGAGCCAATAATAATTTCTTAAAGCACATAAATGCACCTTTAGTCATTACTTTTTTAGCTCTTTCCAAATATTCATAATAAGAAATCGCTGTATAAATTCCGAATTCGTGGTTGCCCATCTTCGGATACTTAGTAATAGCTACTTTCTTATTCTTTTTATTTTTAGAGATATATACTTCATTTACTTTCAATAATCTTTCTTTACAGAATAATAATGAAAGTTCAGGTATCATAAAGCCATAAAAACCTTCGACTTTAAATGATGCCTTGTATACATCTCTACTTAGTCCCTCTAACAAATTATCGACAGAATTCCTATAGGAATTTGCTAATTCATTATTTACGATATCTGGACGTAATGTTTGTAACACAGACATTCTGTCCCCTAACAAGTCACCAGCAGATACTTTAATTCTGCTTTTTTCTTCATCTGTTAAATCACCAAGAAGCTTACGCTTTTTATCTTTAACAGTTTCTCTGATGCGGTCTAAGAATAATTCTCTTGCTTCATCAGGACTTGCTATTTTCAATGTCTTATACAGTTGAGTAGATGCATTACGCATATCTTCCTCATCTTCATGAGACATTTCAAGAATATTGGTGTGTGCTTTAGCTTCTGGATTAAATGGAGCTTTCATACCGTTCATATCTGTGAACCAACATACTGATTCTTCAGGATTAAATCCTGAAGTATGAACGATAACTACTTTACCCCAGAATTTACTATCCTTATTTTTACATAAGGCTTTAATAAATTCTTCTCGATTTTCGTCTCCATCAGTTTCTACGAAATAATGTTCTACTTCATTAAAGCTATTAATATAATGATTAATAGCCACTTCAGGAACAGCTAACCAAAAACATTTAGCACTAAGAGGGCGGGCTTGTAAGCCCATACCTAATATTGTGTTTTCTTCCACTTTAAAATGCAAAGGATTAATTCGATTATTAATTTGTTTAGTCAATTCTTTACTATTATAGTAACCATGACCATCAGCAAATTCCAAATCTTCGCCTTCTACATTTGTTTTACAAGAAAACTTACCGAAAAAGATGGCGTAACAATTACTTACAGCACATTCAGCCATAAAAGCTTTAATTTGTGCTAGTCTAGTACTTGCTTGTGACCACTTCTTCTTGTTGTCAGCCATATTAAATCCAACATCTCTTTTTAAGTGTTTATACATACCATATAAACACTTTTCGTTAAAAAGTTTAATGTCGAATTCAGGATGATTTACGCAATACAAAATAATTTTGTTTTGCTTCAAATTTCCAGCTGACGAAATAGCATCACAATTTAAATACATATCTTCATTAGAATAATCTAACGCATCGTATCCATATTGTAATGCTTTAGAAAGAACATATTTAGTTTTTGCTTCATCAAGTACTACACCTGTAAAGCAACTAACTAAATAATTCTCTTTGTTTAGAATATAAAACGAACCATTATATTTATATACTGGTCGTTTCGCAATATATTCTAAACCACTTTGCGTCGCACAAGTAATGCTAATATACGCATCATTGAAGCGTGGAATAATGCTTCTTAAACGCATATCATTATTGCCTGTAACAACACAATCTGTTTTAACACTGCTTTCTAAGAAAGGACTTTCTCGGTTGACAGTACTTAAAACAGTTTTTGCTGAAAAATTTACAAAAACTTCTTTTTCATCTATACTTGCTAAATGCAATTCAAGATAAGAAAAAGGTTCATAAATTCCTCGAGCCTTAACGCTGTCCAAAGGTTCAGAACAAAAGGCGTATATGTCTTTGCCTTTAACCAAACTTCTGACAGCGTTAACAGATTTGATGGTGATTAAGTTTTCCATAGTTTTATCCTCCTATATAGAAAACAAAAATAAAAATTAAGCCTATATTTATATAGTGCTTACTACCACTTTCCTAAAAAAAAGAAAAATAATAGTAAGCACTATATAGAGAATTAAATCTCTACATAGTGCTTAATTTTAATTATTTAGATTTTGCTTTTTCTTCAAATTCTTTTGCAATATCATAGATATTAAAGAAAGGCTTTTTGCGTTCAATAGCATAATCTACACAATTTTTGGTACCACCATCAGTACCATTCCAGTATGCAAGTGTAACATCAGCATGTTTTACCATATACATGTTACGAATTTGCATACATTTAGGAGAATATCTCCAAGAGACAATTTTCGCAGAATCACACATAGCTAATAGCTTGCGATATTCTGCTTTAGAATTCTTTTGCCATTTAGAATATTGCTTTACACAAGGTATCGCAGCAACAATTTCAATACGAATTCCTCTAGGTTCGTAGTAATCTTTGCATGTTTTACAAGCACGTACAAAAATACTATCAATTCCAAGAGCCATGCCAGATATCAATCTGAAATGACGAATTCCTTGTTGAGCTTTACACTCAACAGTTTTCCACAAAAAATACTTAAATGCCTTTAGAATATAATTGTGTTTATTACTAAACGCAGACCAATGGTTACCTAACTTATCTGGGCGATGGCCAGTAACGTTGATAGCAAACACACCATCTTCTTTTGGCATAATGTCTTTCATTGTGGAAAATCTTAAAATGTTCATAGTGAACCTCCCTGCCTTAATGGCTAAAAATAAATAAATATATATATTAATTTCCTGGCTTATTAAAAAGCCAGCTAACTTAATTATATAAGGATAAAGAAACGTCGAAGCATATATATCTTGTAGTGTCTTTCCTCAAAAAAGTACGTGGGAAACACCAAACATATGTTTGTTTCTTATTAGCAATGTTCATAGGACATCACCTCCTTATACAATTAAAATAAAATATATTTATTAAATAAAAAAAGATACTCATTATAGTTATTTTTATATATACAAAAAATAACTATAATCAATATCATTTTTTACTTATTATATATTTATTATTTATATTCTTATTTACATACAAAAAAATAAAAAATGATATAAGAACTCACCACAAATTCTTATACCATTTTTTATTTCAGTCCTTAGCCATATCTCTTATATTTATCATTTCCGTTCGTTGGTTGTTATATATATTTATTATTCAGGAGGTAAAATCATGTCGAAGACGATTTTATCAGATAAATATAAAAAAGGAAAAAGGATATAACTAAGGACCAAACCGTCCTCACCAATATGATACAAGGTACTCTGTACCCTATTTAGTTACGGTAACTATTTTTATTTTTTTATATACCATTTTTACTCTTAAACAAGAAAAAAGAAAAAATAATATATAAAAAAATAAAAAAAGAAATCATATATGTTTCTTAGCTCCCGCCGTGTACATATATGATTTCTTTAAAAATGATTAGAGGATAGTTGCACCTACTAGTTCAATTACCTCTGGTTCTACAGCTTCAACTGGTTCAGCAACTTTTGGTGTTTCACGTTGAGATAAGCGTGTAAATTCACGCACGGCGATAAACATATCGCCATAAACAACTTTACCAGCTTTATCGGTGTAATTAGAATTCATAGACAATTGTCCAGAAATTTCTGCGTAATCACCAGCTTGTAAATGTTCGCCCATAAGTTCGGCAGTCTTGCCAAAACTTTTGAACGGTAAATAATTGTATTGTTTTTTGCCGTCTGGTCCTACTGTACCAGTCGCAACGGCAATGGCACCAATACTGTATTTTTTGCCATTAGATGCAGTTTTTACTGCGAAAGATTTTGCGATGAAACCCTTTTGGATAACTAGATTATTCATAATAATGCTCCTTTTCTGCTATCTCCCCCTGAGACAGCAAATAAATAAATTAAATAATTTTTAAAATGACGCGTCCATATCCATGCTCCGGACGCAAGAGATTACAGTACCCATTTTATAGTAGCTCCTGTAACTAAACTACTCTTCACCTATATAATACAAGGTGGTTTAACAAAACGTCTTTTTTACTGTCGCACGCATAACGACTTAAATAAAAATCCTTTGAGAGTTTTACGCCTTAAAGGAGATGGCGATAATTTCGCCAGTACGTGTATCAATAGTATAAACCATGATGATTTTCCTCCCTGTTATAAATACACGAATTAAATTATTCACCTATATAATACAAGGCTATTTGCATATTCTTTTAATATACTAGCTTTATATCATATAGGATTTTATTTTTTTAAAGATTTGTTTGAAAGCGACTGATACTAATTGTCCAACCCTTTTCATTTCTTTTTTGGTTGATAGTATTATTAGTCGGTGAAATTAAATCTTTTCTTTCTGGTAATTCTTTCCTTACCATACTAGATACAATATAAAAAGTACCATATTTTTCTTCTTCAGGAAGACCGATAACTTTTTTGTTACCACATTCTTTTTCAAACGGCAAACCAAATTCGTTATCCAAGTCTTCATATTCTTGTTCAATGCGAACAGAAATTTTATTACCTGGATATGTGATGCGATTAACGCCATCATCAAATATAATATCGTGTGGTGTTAAATTAAAAATATTAATACCATTAGAATTATGAATACCTACACAATTAACGCCACAAATTTTCTTTACTGCTTGAACTTCAATAGCCATTTTATTTACCTCCATGACTAAATTAAATTTTAAATAAAATATTTAAAAGATTATTTTTATCTCTCACCATTATGATACAAGGCTTATTAATAATATCTACTAAATACTAACCTCATATCATAATGGCAGAGAGATATTTTTGTTTATCTGTAATAACGTGCCATTAATACCATCGCCTTTACATATTGTTGGCGACGGTTATAATGTAATTTTTCTACTTTACAAAATGGAATAAAATTTTTATTTTTTTTCATGATATATATTTCCTCCTATATATGAAAGTATAAATAAAAAATATAATATAAAAAGAGGAGCATCTTTATTAGATACTCCTCTAAACATATTATAAAGAATATGCACGCACCATCATGCGACGGCGACGTGTAAGTAAATTACTCATAAGTTCGCAAGCTTCATCTTTTTCGATTGGATTAGTTAAAACCCAAGTACCTTCATTATCTTTGAAGTTTACTTGTAAACAACCATTCTCTTCATAAGCATTATAGCTTTTAATAAAAAAGATTTCACGATTGCGTAAAGCATTAATAAAAGCTAATTTAGTTGCGATAGTGTTAGTCATGGTGAATTACCTCCTACAGTATTAAATGACTATATTAAAAATTAAATAAAAAGTAAGTAGCTCTTTTTCAACCACTCACCTTTATTATACAAGGGATTTTTTTATCTCCCTTTATGAATAGCAGTAAACTATTAACGTATTTCTACTAATAAAATACTGCTATTTTTTATATATATAAAAAAAATAAATATATTATAATCTATAAAAAATTACGATATATCCTATCTAAAATATATTATATATAAAAAAATTAAAGGTTACCATTTTAATGAATAACCTTTAATAAGAGAAACGACATATTAACTCTCTTCTAAAAAAGAAAGAAATGTTTATTGCTATAAACTTTCTTTCTTTTTGTTCCAGTTTTTCTTTCTTTGATTAAGAAAAGAATGTTTCTGAGTTCCTTCTTAATATAATAAAAAAAGAAGATAAGTTTTAGTGAGAACTATACATATAAGAATAGTTTTTTCGTCACTCTCTCATTACAAATAGAAGATGCATAATAGTAAGACAAAGAATATCAAATAAAAATTAAGGTTACAAATGTACCCATACATATTAAATCAAAATTAAGGTTACAAATTTGCTTCGTACCCAAGAATATCAAATAAAAATTAATGTTACAAATCTGCTTCGGC